CTGCTCCTACCATTACCGAACTTGGCATGGGAGAAAGGCTGGTTACTGCCGGTGAGGCTACACCAGAGGAGCAGTTCAAGTGGTTGATGCTGGGCGAAAAATACTGGATTGTTGGCACTGATGAGCAGGGGAATCCGGTTTCAAGCGACAAGGGCAACCAGATTTCATACACCTTAAAGTACAAGCCGGAATTGGTTAGTTTCGACCTGTTCACCGAAATGCTGCGCCAGTACCAGCCACATGTTCGCTGCTGCTCTGTCATGCCTCAGGAGGATACCTCCTCCTACGAGTATTTGCCGGAACAGGCGATCTCACGTGAGGAGTACGAGACGATCCAGGCCGGACTTGAGCAGAGTGTCTGGAAGAAGTCTGAGGTCAAGGAAGACATAGGACGGGAACACGTTGATTGTGCAAACGGAGCCTGCCCGGTTGACTTTAAGAGTGCTTAATGGAACACGGGTGAAGGTCGGAGAACCGGCTTTCATCTCCATGGTGGAGGTATTTTCCATGCTCACACTCTTCAAACTCGGCTTTGACGTTGTTGTCATTCTTGCGGCCTTCTATGGCGGGATCAAAGTGCAGCAGAAGCACTCCGGCATCATCGCCAAGATCCCGTTCCTCAAGCCCTAAGGAGCCCGGCAACAAAATTTTATGCAAAATACCTGGGAGGTAGGCGGGTAACCGTATTACCTCCTGAGGGACTTTATGCATAAATGCAACGTGCGGATCGCGGCAACCGTAATCGCAACCGGCGAAGAGATCGGTCTCACGCAGCCGTTCGATTACGAAACCGAAGGTCAGCTTTCGACGAAGATTTCGCAAACGTTGTTTGCTGTCGGCCAGACCGGCATTGTGGAGTACCAGGCGGCTACGCAGACGTGGCGAGCTTATCTTCCCCATGAAATCTCAAACCTTCACGCCACCCGTCGTCTTATCGCCCTCGCGACTGACATCGACATCCAGATGACCCAGGGGGCATCAGTATGAGACCGGCCTATCGTGATTTTCTTGTCTACCTTGCCGGACCGATTTCCGGCCTGGTCTACGATCAGGCTCAGGACTGGCGGGATTACGCCGCCGCTAACCTCCCGCAGGAGATCCGTGCGATCTCACCGCTACGCGCCAAGAAGGCCGAGCTTTCTCGCGTCGGCATCATCCAGGACGCCTACGAGGGTCACCCGCTAACCAGTACCGCAGGGATTACGAACCGGGACAAGTACGACTGCATGCGCGCCGACGCGGTACTGTTCTATCTCTTGGGAGCAAAGACGGTGTCCGTTGGTACCTGTATAGAGTTTGGTTGGGCCAGCGTGGCGCGGGCGAATCCCGTCATCGTTACCGTCATTGAGGATGGCGGTAACCTCCACGAGCACCCGATGGTGCGCGGCGTTACCGGCTTCAGGGTGAACAACTTGGACGATGGCTTGAAGATCCTGGAGGCTGTTCTCTTGCCGGAGGGTAAGGGGACGCCCCGGATGCTGCCGGTAGAGAACGACATTGGATGCCGCTATTAGCTCTTAGAGAAGTGAGTTCCCATTCAGTTGGGAAACAGTGAACCCGGACGCGGCTTGCTTAAGAGGCTCCCAGAACCGCACCCAGTCTTCGATGAAGTCCATGAGTACGCGGCCCTTCTCAAGATACAGTCCCTCGATTTGCGAACGCAGCAATTCAGGATGTAGGCAAACTGCTACACGGGAATCATCCGAAGAATCGCCGGATGGAATGACCGGCACGAGGAAGCTCAACTCGTCGGTCACCTGATCCGGACCAGCAAGGGAATGGAAGACCTGTACCGTTTGTATCGAGCCGTCCAGGCGTACGGGTGGGTCTTCCAGCCACCAACGTCCGCGCTCAAGACTCAGTTGCTCTAAGACGCGGCGCAGATCAGCGAGGGAAAGGATTACTCCATGTCGAATTCCAAAGGAAACCGTAAGCATACTCAGAAGCACTCTGGCATGGTCACCGCCAAATCGGCGAACATTGACCGGAACAACTCAAAAAGTCGGGGTTCTGCGGGCCAAACAGCCGGACCATCAAAGCTCGCCGATCCTCGTGTTGAGGCGCGGAAGGACTTGGGGGCTGAAATCGACGCCAACTTGGAGACCGTTGAGGCTCGTGTTGCCCGGTTGAGGTGGGATCGCGAGAGCCTCGACGATTTGCTTAGCCGGACCAGGGGTTTGATCGTCGCGTACAACGCTCTGGCCGAGGTGTCCGGCGCGGATAATTACGGTCACTCTCCGGATGAATTCATCCCCAATGACATATTCGCGTTCCTCGGCAAGTCTCCGGACGGCGATGTCCTCATCTCGCGCGAAAAGCTGGCCAATCTGGAGAAGCAGGCCTCGATGGCCTCTCAGTCGATCTTGACTCCATCCTCAGTCGGGATCGCCAAGCTTCCGGAACCTTACTATATCAGTTTCGGTGACAAAGTCGGGGGCGTTGTGACCGAGACCGAGACCGGAGAGCCTTTAAACGTGCACGTCGGGACGGCTCCCAGTAGCCCAACGAACGCCGGGAACCCATATTGCTTTCCTCAGGTTATTCCACCGGCTACGGCGGCTGCCTTCATCTCAAGCAAACCGCGATGAACCCCAGAGCCATCGCTAACCTCATCCATCGGACGCGGTTTCGGTTTATGGATGAGCGGTCGCTTCAGAACCAAATCGAAGAGGTTCTCCGTCTGCACAATGTGCATTTTGAAAGAGAGGTGCGTCTGAGCCCCAAAGACCGCATCGACTTTTTATGTGGAAGCGTAGGGATTGAGGTCAAGATCGGCGGAGGTACAAACGCGGTTCAGCGCCAACTGTGGCGCTACGCCAGCAATGATCGAATCACAGACCTGATTCTTGCCACGACGCGCAGCATTCATCGAATGCCGGAGTCGATTCTCGAAAAGCCGATCTTTGTTGTACATCTTCTTCATAGCATCTTCTGAAATTTGCGTCCGGCCATCGGTATTTACCTCTAAGGGGTACTTTACCGCTGCGAACGTACGGCACAATCCGGCACCTTCCCGAGAAGAAAAAGTGGGTCATAGAAGCGGAGCCGCATGTCATCATGCGGCTCAAGCGTGCATTCGGAAAAATCGATGTGCGCGAGCACGGTAAAGTCTCGCTGTCGGATACTACTGAGAACAGCCGGGATCTTGAATGGTTCATCACCAGGTATCCGATGGTGGTGGAAGAACCCCATGTTCTTTCGGCCCTTGCAAGCAAGCACAGGGACGATGAGACACTCCTTAACAAGCTTCTCGACGGATTGACGCCCCCGGAGACATTCGATCTTCTACTGCCTCCACGCGACTATCAAACTATGGCCGCGAACGTGTGGATGGTCTCGCAGGGGTTGCTCCTGGCTGACGACGTAGGGGTGGGCAAGACGATTTCTGCAATTTGCGGTCTATCGCGCGGCAATCTCCTTCCTTCCTTAGTGACCACGCTTACACATCTTCCTAGGCAATGGGAGGGGGAAATCAAACGGTTCACCGGTCTGAACGTGCACATTCTGAAAAAGGGGACGCCATACGATCTACGCAACAAGGATGGCCGATTTCCGGATGTCGTCGTTGCAAATTATCACAAGCTCTCCGGGTGGTCGGAAACTCTTGCACCCCTCATGCGCTCGCTTGTATTCGATGAGGTCGGCGAATTACGTCGCGCCGAATCGAACAAATATGCCGCCGCTCGATACCTGGCCGAGAAGATTCTCTTTAGGATCGGGCTGTCGGCGACCCCGATCTATGGCTACGGCAGCGAGATATTCAACATCATCAATGTTCTCAGACCGGATGCTCTGGGAACCGAGGATGAGTTTCTGCGCGAGTGGTGTGTAAATAGGGAGGGGAAGTGGCAAATTGAAGACCCAGTCGGCTTCGGCCTTTATTTGCGCGAGGCGGGGCTTATGCTTCGACGCACAGCGATTGAGGTGGGTCGCGAGCTTCCGCCCGTCACAGTCGTTCCCCACTACATTGATGCCGATCCCAAGGTCATCTCGAAGATGCAGGGCCGTGCGATCGAACTGGCCAAACTCATTCTCGCCGATGACGCCGAAAAGTTCCGTGGGCAGAAGATGCAAGCTCGCGGAGAATTTGATATGCGCATGCGCCAACAGACGGGTATTGCCAAGGCCCCGTTTGTCGCCGAGTTCGTCAAGCTCCTACATCAGGAGAGCAAGCAGAAGATCGTTCTTTTCGGCTGGCATCGCGAATGCTACACCATCTGGCTGGAGAAACTAAAAGACTTGAACCCAGTCCTTTACACGGGCTCCGAATCACCGACTCAGAAGGAGGCGTCCAAAAAGGCATTCGTCGAAGGCGATAGCCAGGTAATGATCATCAGCCTACGCTCCGGGGTTGGGCTTGATGGGCTCCAGCATGTCTGCCGGATCGCTGTGTTTGGTGAACTCGACTGGGCATACGCCGTCCATGAACAAGACATTGGCCGAATAGCGCGAGATGGTCAGCTTCACCCCGTGGTGGCGTATTTTCTGCTGTCCGAGTACGGCTCGGACCCGGTCATCAGTGACATTGTGGGCGTCAAGAAAATGCAGTTGGACGGCATTCGCAATCCGAACGACGATCTCATATCCAAGTTACAGGTCGAAGAGGACCACATCCGAAAACTGGCGGAGAGCTTTCTAAAAGCAAATGGAATCGAACTGCCCCAGCCCGCTGAGCCGGACGACTCCACGCTGTCCGATGAAGAGCACCCTGCCGCTGCCCAGTAAGGTACCTGATAAGCCCACAGCCAGCACAAAAAATAAAAGGCCGCCTCCGTAGGCGGCCTTTTATTTCGTTTCATCCCAGTCACTTGGTGATCTTGATGCCCGTGACGGCCTTCGAATCAACGACCGGCGAAATGAACTCGGCGATGACTCCACGATCCCGGCTGACAACGTAGGACTGGAGAGCGCGATCCGAAGTGATGTAGCCGTTCTTCGCGTGATAGCGGTCCTCACCGGCGAGACTTGACACCTGGTAGTGCTTGATGCCGTGGATCTCGCGCACCACCTCGTGGTGCAGATGGCCGGAGAAGACGTAGTGCCGGTCGGTCTTACGCCAGATTTCGCGGAATTTTTTACTCATGACCGCATGCAGGTCACCGATCTTGACGCCGTGACCGTGGAAGAAGCCGAGCGCCGAGTTACCGTAGCTGGTGCAGCGCTGCAAAGCAGGAGACACATCCACCTGGACACGCTTGCTGTTGTGGTACCAGGCGTTCAGGTAAAGCATGACCGTCAGTGCCGAGTCTTGATCGTGATTTCCGGCAACACCAAGCCATTCGACCGGCGCTATCTGTGCGATCATTTCAGCGTGATCGCGGGCCAGTTCGCATCCCTCGATCAGTATCTGGGCTCGTGTGCCGTCCACGTCTTGAGGGGTGCCGTTGGTTGTAGTGTGTTGCTGGTTGTCTACATGGAAGTAGTCCGACGCCGATGCCACGATGATCTTTTCCGGGCGTCCGAAGGCCGAGAACAGCTTAGCCTGCTCATTCGTGTGATGCAGCAGAAGCTCGCGTGCTTCCTTGCGCGAATAGCTTGCGCCGGTCTCATCCGCCCAGCCGAACTTGCCGTAATGCAGATCGAACGGGGCTAGAACGACTGCGACTTTCTCGTTGGCGGCGCGAATGTTTAGCATGGGGGGCTTGTATGCAGGGGAGTGGTCGGCGATGTGAAGCATGAGCGGATTGAGAACGCTCTGCTCGAAGTTGACCCATTTGTCCGCGTTGCGAGCCGTCTCCAACCATTTGGCCTTTTCGGTTGCGCGGAACAATGACTGCTTTTTGGATTGCAAGACATCAGCCACCATGTCTTCTTCGGGCCGATCGAGGACTTCTTCCTCGGTGAAAGGCTCGGAATCATGGGTCCAGCCCATAACGCTCTTGAGTTCCTGGAACCAATCCCTCCGGATCGCAAAAGACCGACACATTTCGTTGATTGTATGCGGATCGCCGTCCCAGTTGGAGTAGGCGTTTTTCATGTTCCGCATTTGTGCTCCGGCAAAGGAGAGACGTTTACCGGCTCGATCGAGGAACACAAGGTAGGTATCGGTGTTTTCGTTGTAGACGTAATTGCCCTTGAAAACCAACCCCGAGTCCGAAACATCAACCCCTTCGTACGCCGCCTTGGGTGGTTCTGGCTCCATCCCGGCGGCTTTGCGAAAGTCCGAAAAACGGCCAAAAAACGTCTGCCAAACGCCTTCGGCGAACTTGCCGTGAGAGCGGTAGAAATTACGCGTAATCGCGGCTTCGGGAAATTCTTCGTGAACCCGTTTGAGGTCTTCGATGATCTCATCCCGGGTCGGCGCGTTATTGGTCTTGGGTGGTTGAGGGTTCGATTTGGGTGGTGATGGGATTTTGCGGTTCTTCTTCAAGAAATCCTCTCCATCTGAGCCAACGAACAAGCTCATAAGGGCAATAGAAAGTCCAGTTGGCGTACTAACTGCGGAAAACCGGCCAAAAATACAAAGCGCCTTAAGAGGAAATACTGAAGCTTAGACGGCGTCTGGAATTACCGGCCTCTTTTATGAGGACCGATATGCTGAGTGGCCGCCTGTTTCAAATCGCGAGTGAAGAGGAGTCCAGCTTCCAAGGAATTCCGGTAATGATCGAGCACCCCAAAGGCTCCACACGAAGGGGTCGTAACGCCAAGGGTGAGCGCTGGGCCAGGAAAATGCGTGCCGACTACGGCTATGTGCCGGATACACGGTCCTCGGGCGATAAAGAAGACCTCGACGTGTATATAGGCCCCGATAAGGACTCCCCAACCGCCTACGTTATTGAGCAATTGAAGGAGGACGGCTCATTCGACGAAGTCAAGGTGATGCTAGGTTTCGACACCAAAAATGCGGCCACGGTGTGCTATCTAATGCACTACCCCGATGGGTGGGCATCGCGAGTTGGTGATGTCTGGGAGCTTCCGGTCGCCCGCCTGGCGGAAATGGTGGACGCGGAACAGACAGCAAACGAGCAGCAAGTGATGGAGGAGGCCGATCGACATAGGAAGGCCGCCGTGTTGTGCGTAACCGATCCCGTGACCAAAAAACGGACCACTCTGCGCGATGCGATCGAGTTGGGATTCGATGACGCACCGGAAGTTTCAGGACCGGGCAGATTTTTAACCGTCAGTGAACTGCGGGAGGCCGGTCGCCGGTACATGGAGCAACCTCGCTTCAAGACTCTGATTCAGGCGATCGCTCCAGGGCGTCAGTGGACAGACCTGAACGACCGCGAGCAGATGGCGGTGCTACGCGCGGATCAACGGCTTTCTCAAGGAGGTTGAGGGTGACCTGTATTGTCGGTGTGGCTGAGAACGGCGATGTAATTATCGGCGGCGATTCCATGGGATCAGACGGGTACACGAAGCAAGTTCGTCTTGACCAAAAGGTATTCCGGCGCGGTCCGTTTGTGATCGGATTCTGCGGCTCGTTCCGCATGGGACAGGTGCTGCATTACCAGCTTCGTGTGCCCGATCATCCACGTGATATGGATGACTACGAGTACATGGTCACTTTGTTTGTCAATGCGGTTCGCGAATGCTTGATGACAGCCGGTGTTGGAAAAAAGAACGAAGACAACACGGAAGAGGGCGGAACCTTTCTCGTCGGCTATAAGGGTAAACTCTATGTAGTCGAAGGGGATTACCAGGTCGGAGTGGTCGGCGACAGCTACGATGCCATCGGTTCCGGCCATGAAATCGCAAAAGGGGCTATGTATGCACAGTCGGTGACTGTTCCGGCAAAGCGCAGAATCAGAAGGGCACTCGAAGCGGCGTCTAAATTCTCAATGAGTGTGGGGCCACCGTTCAATTTCGTGAGCAGCGAAGGAACCGAGGAGGCGATCAAGGTGGGGAAACGGAAAACCTCGGGCAAAAAGGCCCGGCCCGTAAAGAAACGCCGATAGGAAAACCAACGTCATCTGATATTTAGCGCATACTAGAATCCTGTGTAGGGAAGGTTTTGAAGGTGTCAGAAGTCTCCACAAAACAGGCCGCGCCTCGTTCAATCTGGTATCACGGGTCCAGTCTTAAGAACTTGCGTTCGATTTTGGCGCAGGGGTTAATTCCGGAGGTCAAGAAAAAGAACTGGGACAGCGACAAGGACACCAACATCCACACACCGAGTCGCGTTTCCTATGGCGGGATCTATGTCAGCAAGAATTTGCTGACAGCGGAGGGAGCACCGCGTGACAGGAGCACCGGAAGCGTCGTAGTTGTGATCATGGAGCTTCAACCGAACACGATGTACCTGGATGAGGACGACATCGTCGGAAGCCTGAGCGGAGCGTTGTCTCGGTTGTCGGACAACTCTTATCAGGTTGGCTGCTATTACGTCGCGGCGACACACGGAAAATGGCACGACACGGTTCAGGAGATGCGGACGGCCTACATCGATCGCTTCTTGCGTCGTGTTGAATACAAATTTCAGGGTTCTGACAAAGCTCTCCACGCCGATCTCCGCAAACGGCTTGAAGAACTGGCCGATCAGGCGTGGCTGCCCGCGCTTACCCGCCTGGCGACCCAGCATTTCCGCAATCCGGAGGATGATACCTACAACTGGTCACGCTGCTGGAATCAGGTGATGTCGGAGTACGATTCCGTCACAGATAAATCCAGTTACCCACCCGTCGAACCCCTCGACCAGGCGGTTCCGACTGTGAATGAGGCAGAGGCACGGTTTCGTGGCGCAGTTGAGCCTATTACCCGCTCGCTTCGTCTGTTGGCTAACACCAACGACAAGGTCAATGCCACTGCCCGCGTGACGACGCCGATTGGTTACCACGGTTCCAATCGTATTCTCGCGGTCGTAGAGATTCCGACGCGCGGCTCTCGCAAGATGGTCGATGGAAAAGAGGTTGCCGAACTGGTGCTTCATTACGGCACGATCCCGGAAGATTTCTGGCGGCAATGGAAGAGCGTTCACGGCGGCGAAGTCGAGGTGGTAAACTCCAAGGGTATCGGCAGAACTAAATCCGCATCGGCAGATTACCCTCCCGCCAAGCCAGTGGTGGACGGCCTCTTTGTGCGCAAGGACGTTCCGAACACATCCTCGATTGGCAGCAGCCTCAATGAGTACGAGGTGTTGAAGGGGATTCGCGTTGTGCCGATGTCCGCTTTCGACAGTGCACCGAGTGACCTTTTCTATGCCAAGGACGACATGGAGCGCACAGGGCTACTCGCTCAGGCGATCCGTGAATCCAATGAGATCAATCCGCTGATCGTGGTCATCGACGAGAAGGGTCCGTATATTCTCGAAGGCGCACATCGCCTCGGCGCTCTCCACATTCTTGGCAAGAAGGAATTTCCAGCGCTAGTGGTCCGGGATCTTGATTCAGAGCCTACGTCGGCAATGGATAAGGTGGCGTTCATTCCCAATAACGTCGTATGGCTCAAAAACTATATGACTATGAGCGATCGGGATAAAGGCGAAGAAGTCGCTCGTACTGCTCCCTTTCATTTCAAGGAATATGTGGAGGAAAACGATCCGGACCTGGTGCCGACGCTTTGGCCCGATGAGGATGTCGAGTATATCGACGACTTCTCAGCCGTTCCGGACGCGTTACTGGTTGGCTTCTTGGAGGAGGGCGGCGACTGGTTGATGGAGCATGATCCGACAGAGGCCCCGCTATACCTGCACTCGGATTACAGGGGCGTTGTAAAGAATCAGTGGCTGGTACACTTTTCCGACAATGCCGACGCGATCGCCAAGGAAGGTTTTAGATTTGGCGTAAGCGACATGGCCAGCCTTGGTCTAACAACCAACCTTCCGGATAGAGCAAAGGAGTGGGGAGGCTACAATTTTGCGTTTCTTCCGGAGCATGTGAGGAACTTTACGTACGGCAGCCGTGGCTTCAAGTATGGAAAACACTGCGTTATTTTCCGGGCGTCCGGCGTCCGGGTATACCACTATGGTGATTCGGAACCACAAGTCATATTCTGGGGTAACGATGCCCGCGATATTATCGCCGTGACAGACTGCGACGAAGGGTGGTGCCTTCCAGATGACGATCACGGCAAACCCGTATACCGGAATGAGCGTCTTAAGGCCGTGGTCGATTGGGTGGAGCGCAACTTTGAGCAGTATCGCTCTGTGTTGCTGACGAACAAGGACGGCAAGCCGAAGCCTGGCAAGAAAAAGGAACTGCCAAAGGCGGCGGCATGGGCTCCTAGCCCGTCTGAGACTGCGACGTTGAGGGCGATTGAGCCCCGTGCCGGTGAGGAATTCAAGGAGTGGCTGCGTGAATACCTCGGGGACGAGCAGGAATTCAATGAGGCCTGGGCCGACGATTCGCTGCGTCTCGACTACTTGAATGACTGGTTGCGGGATCAACACCAGGTCGATGTCCGGGACGACGGCTACATCACATTCTGGAAAGCAACCCCTGAGGTCGAAGAACTTATCGGCGATCTTCCGGTGACAGTCTTCCATCACACGTCGAGCGGCCTGGTGCCGCAGATCAAGCGTGAAGGCTTGAGAGGGGACGTGCGGAAGTCAAACTTGTACCAGAACTCGGGTGCGGGTGTGTACGTAACAACGGAAGTTTCCGGCCCGGCAGTCGAGGGGTACAGACGGAACTCCACGCAACGCCGCAAAGGCTCCCCAGTCACCCTGGAGATCCATACAACCCTTCGCGAGTTGTTGCCGGACCCGGACGATGCTGACATTGCGAGCGGTGCGGTGCAGTTTGTACTGCCGTACGTGGCACCGAAAGACATCGTGTTTCCGAAGACAAAGAAGCGTCAAGCAGCGGTGGCCGAGGCCGAGGTCCCTGTTCAGGACATTACCGAAACCCCGCAATTCAAGGCCTGGTTTTCAGGCTCGAAGGTTGTCGATGGTCAGGGCCGTCCAATGGTGATGTACCACGCTACTCAGACTGGGGACATCGAAGAGTTCCGGCCATTTACGCACTTCGGGACACAGCAGGCGGCCAACGACCGTCACCGTGACCTGTGGAACTTCTACAACGACGAGATCAAGAACCCTGCCCGTGCGTCGGGCTCAAACATCATGCCGGTGTATCTCAGTGTTGTACACCCCCTGCGGCTGCCCGATCTGGCGTCACTTGACATCAACACCGGCGAACCAATTCGTGAGCGCGATGAGGATGACACAAACATTGATGAGGATGAACAGTACCCACGCGGTTGGGAAAGTACGGAGGCGATCGCTACTACCCTGCTCGAACGGGAAATCATTGACATCGATCAGTTCGAAGAGTGTCGCGACAACGAAGACGCCCTGAAGCTTCTCGAATCAATGGGCTACGACGGCATTGTGTACGAGAACGTCGTCGAGGACCCGGGGAACGATAGCTGGATTGTGTTCCGTCCGAATCAGATCAAGTCCGCGATTGGAAACAGTGGCCAATTTGATTCAAACTCGAACAAGATCACCGCATCTGTCGAGGAGCCGCAGTATAAGCCCTGGATCGGAGTGGACCTCGACGATACGATCGCGGTCGCACTGGATGACTACTCCGATCCAACCAAGATCGGTGAGCCCATCATGGAAATGGTGGAGAAGGTTCGCACAGCCCTCAAGAACGGTGAAACAATCAAGGTGTTCACCGCCCGTATGGCCGATAAGGAAAATGCCGAGAAGATTCGCGCCGCCATCGGCGATTGGACCGAGGAGTTCGTTGGCACGCGCCTCGACGCGACGAATGAGAAGGACCCGGGCATGGTGGAGCACTGGGACGACAAGGCTCGCCAGGTCGAGCCAGGCACCGGCATGTTCTCAGTCGCCGACATCACAATCGTGGCATCCCGTGAGACACCGGCGATTAAGGTTGCAGACCACTACGACGATAACGGCTTCTGGGTCGGCGAAGGTGGGGGTGCGTCCGGAATCCTGCCTATCTGCAAGAGCACAAGGCGCATCTGCCTCGCCTGGCGCAGTAGCGAAGTGAACCAGGGCGACTGCTTCGGTACCCTGGGGGGCGCGATTCAGAAGGACAAGAACCCCTCAGAGAGTGCCATGTCCGAGCTTCAGGAGGAGACCGGCTACCACGGATCGATCACGCTGCATCCGGCTTTTGTCTTCTCCTCCGGATCATTCAAGTATTACAATTTTCTCGGCGAGGTCGCAGAGGAATTTGAACTCCATCCCGAGCCCGGCTTTGGTTGGGAGACGGACCACATCGCCTGGGTGACTTTTGAGGACTTGGAAGCGGACATCAAGAACAATCCCGGTGATTATCACTCCGGGTTGGTGGCTTTGTTCACAAATTCCTATGAATTGATCCGGCGGCTTACCGTCACTGAGGATGTCAACGGAGCCAAGCAAGCGAGCGCCCCTGCCATTTCGGTAGTTTCAAAATCTGACATCCCCGCCTTACTAGTCGCTGGTGAGCAGAGCTTCCCACAGTACGCGAACCTTTTTCGGTCGATCATCATAGACGCAACCGGAGGTGATTTTTCGCACTCCTACGTCGCAAAAGATCAAGGGAAGGTGGTTGGCGGCTATATTCTCACACATCGGTCGATTTACAACCCAGAGGTTCCAGCCACAGCCCCATATCGAGATCTTCGGGGTGTTGAAGGCGTTGCCCTGTTTGTAATTCCTGAATACCGTGGTTCAGGTCTTGGCCGTCGTCTTCGTGCGATTCCTCTGGATCTTGGGGCCGATTATGTGTGGGGTCAGCAGTACGCCGACCTGAATAATCTTCAGAACTGGGTAAACTTTGGGCGTCGCCATCTCTTTAGTGTAGACGGGGTTCATTTCACGGTGATGGATTTGAGCGATGAGGCAAAGGCGCGAGGAATTGACGATGAGTTGGTCAAGACCGCAAAATATGAGGCGTGGATGCGTCCATGGTTGGCGGGTGGCTGCTTTGATTTCGCTTTGGCTTTGAAGGAGAAATTCCGGGAAGGTGTATTTGTATCCACAAATCAATCGGCGTATCCGGGCCATGTCGGTCTCAAAGTCGGAGAGGCTTACTACGATGCTCGTGGACGGCTGACGGAAGCCGAGTTCTTAGATGGAATCGTCGGTGCCGAAGGTATTTTCGAGTGCCCTCTCGATACGGTTTTGCTGAACGCTGGATTGGCAAACAGTGAGCCGCCGTATCGGACCCAGGAAATGGCCCGCGCCCGCGTCGCAGTGTTGCGGATGCTTAGAAACCTTAAGACTGCTGGCCTCAGCAAAAACCCAGCGCTCAAGCCGGATGCCGATTACCGTGAGCAGTCCAACGGCTGGGCTCTGTTTCCGGATCAGCGGGATGGCGCGTACGCGGGCTCACCGGTTGACATAATGGTGCCCGCCGCCACGGAAGACGAACTGACCCCTGAAGAAAATTGGGTTCGGAACGTCTAATAACGCCAAAATCCCACCAAAATAACACAAAAATCACCTATTCTTAGCCGTTTTTGCCTCTACACGCCAGAATATAAGGGGAGCTTTCGGGGGTTGCGGAGTAGGCCGCTCGCTCTCAGAGGGTAGTGATTTTGCGCTTACATCACGTTTGGCCTAGCAATTCGGTATTTCCTATAAGGAGAACTTAGCCGGTTTTCGATCGACTCGCCAGGTTGAAACTGAAGGAGATTCCGATGGACAACGAGTTGATTGCGTTTGAATCGCACGAGGCCACGGGAGGCAACCCATGGCTCGCTTGGATCGCTCAGGCCGAGCAGATCGTCGGGCATGCCCTTGACGGCGATCAGACCGTCGATGGGTACTCGCTTGACTTTGCCCTCGATGCATTCAGGACCGGGAAGACTCCGAAAGAATACGTGGCGACAATTCCATTGGTAAATCGGGGAGTGTAAAGTTTGCCACTTTTGAACTGACCAGCCAGAATAGCAGTGAGGCAGGAACATGGGCATCTACGTCGCACCTTATCAGCAGCCGGACTTCCGGCAATGCCTACCGAAATCCGCCGATCTCCTTGAATTGGTCGAGGGGAGCAACCGGACCGGTCAACTGCGTTACAGGGACCCGGATACTGGCGAGACCTTCCTGGTGCCGAATGTGCACTACAATCAGCGGAGCGAGGCCGAGTTAGCCCGTATCGATATGTACATTGAGCGCGGGTATTGGGTCATCAGGGAATTGGAGGAACGGATAAAACGGGGGTGGCCGGTCTACTCCCGCGAGATTCCCGATCAGGAAAAGAAGATCGACAAGTTCAAGGCAAAGCGCCTCGAAGTACTGCAACGGATCACAGATCGCGATGCGGGGAAGCTAACGCAGTAGGTGAGCGGTACGGACAAAGGAATCCAATACGCAGGGTTCAGCGACTACGTTTGACACATGGAGTTCGTGCGAGTCCTACTGACACGCCTTTTAAGTGGATGAGGATCAGCCCGGTGTTAAGTGGTGTCGGGATTGCGGATAGTCCGCAGGAGAAATTGGGGGGATCATGGCCAAGGGCCAACCAAAAATTAAAGAGCCCGAGACCTGGGATGAGTTTCTTGTCAGGGCATGGGGTCACTTTCGGAGCATGAATCGGGAAGATACTATTCCCGCATCCAACTACCCCTTTCAGCCCGGCGAGGAGGTTATTTTCGGGAACCAGCCGGACGTGCGCGTCGAAGAAGTTCATGATAACGGGCGCATTTTGGTGCTCAGTCATCACGATCGTGGTGAGGTACGTGGGAAGCCGTACGACAATCAGCGTCGCCTGCCGATCGTTACCTGGTGGAATCATGTATACCCGAAAACAACGGTGAAGAACACCAATTTCAGCCGTCCGCGTCTTCACGGGGATTATCGCCAGAGCGACCTCCGGAGCTTACTGGACATGACCTACCATCGCGGTCTGATCGACAGCCCGATTTACCAGCGCGACTATGTGTGGGCGCTAGAAGACAAGCAGCGTCTGATTGGGAGTGTCTTCGCGCGGGTGGACATCGGAAAGTTTGTTTTCCTGGAGCACCCACATCCTGAGTACCGGCTGGAGATCGTGGATGGTAAGCAGAGACTCGCCGCGCTTCGCGACTTCCGCGAAGGCCGGTTCCCCTACAAAGGTCACACCTGGTTTGAATTGAGTGGGGCGGACAAGTTCTCGTTCGGCGACATTATGACCCAGATGGTGTTGTTGAATGGCGATGTCGTCAAGCCGGTCGATGTGCTACGGATGTTCCTCGACCTTAACGAAGGCGGCGTGCCGCAGACGTCGGAACACGTCCGCAAGGTGCGCGAACTGTACGAAAAGACTTTGGCGGAGGAGAAGAAGTGATGGCGACACACGCGGTCAAATCGATTATCAAGAGCCTTGGCGGGGAGAAGGAGGCGCGGGAATACCTCAAGCGCCAGCAGGTCTCGTACGAGGGCCTACAGAACCCTGCCACGAACTTCGAGGGCTGGATAACGCTCAAGCTGTCCTGCAAACCGAATCACGCTGTCGAGCTTATCGCCTGGTCAGAGACCGAGGCAGAGAACAAGAAAACAGCGCCAGTGGAAAGGGCATCGGTTACGGAGATGATCGCAGGGCTGCGTGACATCGAATACCATCTATTGAAGGAGTTCATGGAGGGCGTGCTTCCTGGGCGAGGTCGGTCTTTTGACGGATGCGAGCGAGTTTTTCTGGCCGCCGCACGCTACGCCGTTTATGTGGAAATACTGGAATCTCTGGCCGACGCCAAAGGAAAGGACGAGCCCGAACTGGTTCGTCTTCAGTTCCTTGCGGATGACTATGAGAAGGACGCTTTGAATGCAACTCTTTCGCCTCGCCGTTCGACCGATCCAACCTCGAATCTTTACCATCAGACGTTGGCGTCAGCCTGGGCGGATACTGCGAGGCGGATTCGTCGAGAGATCGAGTATTTGAGGAAAGCCGAAGCCGCACAGGGGACGGTCGAGGCGAAGAGATGAGGACGAGCGCAGCAGCAGAACTGATGCAGGCGATATGGAACATCTTCCCGGGCGACACTGTGCGCCTGAAGAAGCGGCTTTGCGTAGGAGAGTTCGCGTCCTACAATAAGGCCGTTACTGTCAAGAAGGTACAGGGTGACGGCCAGGTGTCACTGATAGGGCATCTTGCGGGGTCACGCTTCTGGAAAGCGGAACATCTTGTGGTTGTCAAGCGGGGACCCGGCTTGGGGCCTGTGGAGGGGTAATGGCAGACATTATGCAGGCGGCGCGGTGGGCTCATGCCGGTGAGAGAGTGCGCAGGGAGGATGGCCCGCCCGGATGGGAGTATTTTGAAGATCCAAACACCACCAAATTTCGGGCAGAAGGGTTCGATCAAATTGATGATGCGAATCTGACGACCGGAGACATTCTTGCAGACAATTGGATAATTGTCCCAAAGAGGAAGCGGCGAGGGGCGCGAAAGTCGTAAAGCGCCCACGTGTTCGATATAGTTAGCTCCGCCGAGAGAGGCGAAGCAATAGAGTTGTATTCAAAGACGAGTTTCCCAGGAACACTGGAGACGATTACAGCAGCCGAGCAAATTGAGGCGATGACATCGCTGCACGAGGGTCCTCTTTGTAAGAAGTAAACTTTCTTCGCAACTTTTGCAAAAACATTACGTCCAAGCATAGGAAGAGGTTTTGTGTCGATGATGCAGCAAGCAACAACCCGGTTTACCGTACCAGCCAACGGCAATCAGCCGCAGGCCGGTACGCCCGCGCATCTGAACGGGGGTCTCATCGACTAAGCGATCAGCGATCGCAGGTTTCGAGACCCCAGGCAAAGCGCCTGGGGTTTTCATTTGCGGAGTAAACACTCCCCGGGAGGGAACGAAGCAGGAACGACGTTAGTTGCATTGTTCCTCAGTAGCTCAATGGCAGAGCATTCGGCTGTTAACCGAAGGGTTGTAGGTTCGAGTCCTACCTGAGGAGCCAAAATTTAGCAGTGGGCGTGTGTTTGGTAATGGGAACCGGCTGGGCCTGCAACCCGGCGATGGGAGTTCGACCCTCCCCATGTCCACCACAAAGTTCCTTGACCGATGTACCACCCTGTCCGTCGTAAAACAGCGGGACAGGGACATGGCTCCGGTAAAGGCCGCGATCGGAGGCTGTTGGAAGCGACGTAAGCCGATCGGAGAAATTGAGGGGTCACCAAGCTAATCCGGAGAAAGCGATGGCCTGAAAAGCCGTAGAGTTCGGTTCGACACCGAAGGTGACCACCATAAGCCGCCCGGACCCGAGGCACAAATCGGGCGCAAAGTTAGCTGTCGTCTCTGAGTAGTGTAGTGGAAACATCCCGCGTTCGGGGCGCGGTGTCCGGGGTTCGAATCCCCGCTCGGAGACCAACAATACGATGTCGGGGTAGGGTGTGATGGTACAAGCATCCATGCCTTGGGCGCATGTGGATAGGGTTCGATTCCCTGTGCCCCGACCATAAATTCCAGAAGGCCTGAGGGCCACGGAAGTGAGATGTTTGAAAACCCGAGGTTTCACAGCCCGTTCGTTCAACGGTAGGACAGTGCACTCTGGATGCGCATATTGGGGTTCGAATCCCTGACGGGCTGCCAACAAGGTTTACAGCGGGCCTCGGATGAGGAACGGCTGCTTTCGGCACCGTACGGGTGGGGGTGGGCCGTGAGATGGTTTCAAGCCGGAACCCGCTCCAGTTTCGACAGCGACGCGGACGAATAATGCAACGTCAGCTTGGAGGCATGGGTTCTAAGACCAAGACGAGGGCAGTGGTAGTGCTTTGTAAGCTCGGCCCCGCCGTGAAAGATTGAGGCGCTGGCGTGGGTGTGCTTGCGGGGCGAACGATTTCCGACCACGACGGGTCCCCGATGAAATTTGAGAAAGTGCTAGTAAGGTAATTTTTTGATGGCGGTTCGTTCAACGGCAGGACGATATTCACACTGGTACATATTCCGGTTTGATGGGTCTCGGTAGGTATTAACCCCTTAGAAGGGGTGAATATGGGAAGGCGAACAAGTGTCATTTGGCAAGTATCGGACGATGAGTTTGCGCAGATCGTGCGCAGAAGTAACAGCATTCGGGAGGCGTTGGCGTACTGGGGACTGCATAATAAGGGCGGAAATTTTCGAACCTTTAGGAGACGCGTAGAAGAGTCCGGACTTAACCTTGATCATTTTGAGACGCTTCAGCCCGGGTGGCACGCCGGGCGCTCATGGGCAGCCCCCATGGTTCCGTTGGATCAGATATTGGTTGAGCATTCGAAGTACAGTCGGCGCTCTCTGAAGAGAAGGTTGATTAAGGAAGGTATCCTTAAAAACCGCTGTTCGATTTGCGATCTAGGACCTAAGTGGAATGGTAAGCCACTCGTCCTCCGATTGGATCATGAAAACGGAATCTACGACGATGCTAGACTACCTAATCTTAGGCTCGTATGCCCTAATTGCGATAGCCAGTTAGAGACATTTTGCGGAAAGAACACACGTAATTCAACTCTACCGAAATGCCAAAAATGTGAGAAACGTTTGACTGCACACAAGAGCCGGTTATGTCAAAAGTGTTCGAGGTCGAGCAATGCACAGTATAAGCAAAAAATTGTGTGGCCAACTGATGATGAGTTATTAAGGATGGTCCAGTGTAGCACAAAAAGTCGGGTCGCTGAACAGTTAGGAGTTAGTGGAACAAGAGTAGGGATCGTTATAAAGAGAATTTTGGCGGATCGTCTAACGGTCGGACAAACGGTTTTGGCCCGTTGAATGAGGGGTTCGATTCCTCCTCCGCCAGCCAGTTCTCATTGCGAGAACAATCATTGTCTATTTTTAGGTCGATCGACCGTGCCAGCGGCCCCGGGCCACAAACGTCGCCGACGAGCGCAATTGTCGTGAGTATCGAGGCCCGAGCAACGGCGTCCAGGCGCGGGCCGACGCGGATGTAGTTCAGCGGTAGAACACCTGCTTGCCAAGCAGGATGCCGCCGGTTCGATCCCGGCCACCCGCTCCACTTTAATATTCCGAATCGCTATAGCGAAACGGTATTCCTATCAAGGGAGTGTTGTATGACACAGATCAACCTGGACGGAGATGTGTTGAGCGTCTACGAACGTCTTTCTCAGGGTGGTACGTATAGAGAAATTTTCCTGCACGGGATCTCAAAGGCTAGGACTTGCCTCGATTGTGTGCGGATGGAAGTTCAGAGTTTGAGTCGGGCCGGTGTAGCTCAGGTGGCCAGAGCGGCGGTTTCGTAAACCGCAGGTCAGGGTTTCGATTGCCCTCACCGGCTCCACAACAAGGTTTCGGGGGTAATTGTATGGGCGCAGTGATGGACAGACCGGTGCTGGTGTTGAACGCTTCGTACGAACCCCTGCGTTTCGCGGCGGCCCGCGACGCGATTAAGTTGATTTGCAAGGCCGTTGCATTGGCCGAGGTAGAGCACGATCAGGAAATTCACAGGGGCATCAAGCTGCCCAGCGTTGTCCGGCTGATTGAGTTCCGCAAGGTCCCGCACATCAGGACGCGGCCTTCGGCTCGGAACATCTTCCTTCGGGATGACTACCAGTGTCAGTATTGCGGAGAACACTTCCATGTGCGCGACTTGACATTGGACCATGTCACGCCTCGGGCGCAGGGCGGCCCGGACACCTGGGAGAACCTGGTGACGGCATGCAAGTCGTGTAACGGGAAGAAGGCCGACCGGACGCCGGAAGAGGCGGGAATGGTCCTTTTGAACCGTCCTAGACCGGCGACAATCCACACGAGCCGCCATCTGATGCGGAAGATCGGTCACCGCGATCCGGCGTGGAGGCAGTTTCTCTATTACTGAAATGGTTGCCGAGGGGTTTTGGGAGTATTACCCCTTAGCGACACGATTTCGCCGCAGTAGCTCAGTTGGCAGAGGTCGGTCCTAGTGGGTTGAAAATGGGCGAGACGCGTACATTCTGGGAGACGGGGACCGGGAAGCTTGTTAAGGTACCGGACTGGGTGTTGGGTCTTTATGAGGCTCGTGAAGAAGTTAAGACCCATTTGGACGACATTTATTGCAACGAGTTAGGTTTATCAATTCCAGGTAGGCTGGTGATTGAACTCACAGCCCTGCTGGACGCTTTGAGAAATTCAAAGCCCGCAGTAGCTCAGTTGGCAGAGTACTCCTTTGGTAAGGGAGAGGTCACCAGTTCAAACCTGGTCTCGGGCTCCATCTGAAAGTCACGCAGGAGGATGTCATGGCAAAAACGATCTACGTGACGCTGCCTCGCAGCGCGGTGCAGGAGCTTGAGAACGCTCCGGAGTTCGCCTCACAAATTCGCGAGGCGGCACTCGAATCCGAAACCACCGGTGCGGGCGTCAGGGTAAAAATCGGCAAAAGCCGGAAGTCTGCCACGGTCAGCGTTTACGGGAAGGATTGAACGTTGCTCGTACTCGACGACAGGGCACGGTACGAGCACCACATCAAGGTCTGCCGTCAATGCTGGCGTGCGAAGTATTGCTGGCTGATGTTCAGCAAGGGGACGCGAGCTTCAACAAGCGTGCGGTAAGGCTCAATCGAGGGTTGCGCGAACGACCTGAGACCGCCGCTCCGTTCGGACCTGTGGAACTGACGAGGGAGCTTCGCGGCGAACTGTATCGGTTCCACAGGAACGGAATTTAGCCGATCCAGAGTCGGCGGGACAGAACATTAGTGAGTAGGGCCGGGTTGGCTGAGTGGTCGAAAGCGGCGGTATTGTAAACCGCTACACAAACATCGGGGGTTCGAATCCCTTGCCCGGCTCCACAAAATATTCGAGCGCCGAATATACGCGCTCAACAAGTCGCGGGGATGGAGAAAGGGAGTCTCGCCTGGCTCATAACCAGGAAATCGCCGGAGTCGGGGTCCGGTCCCGCAACCAATTTGAAGTAAGCGGTGGGGCACCGGGCATCAGAGGTGTTGCATGCCATACGAAGTCGTAGCATTTCTGATCTCGGTGCTGTCTGTGTATGGCATAGGCATTGCGGCTTCGCTCGATGATCCAAACCTGTTTTGCTTGTGCTGCCTGGTCACCTTGCTGCCGCTGATGTGTGGTGCTGAAGACGAGGATTTTGATTGAGTTTTTGAAGGGAGTAGAACGATGGATTTCATCTCTGCTGTAATCGCAATTGAGAAGCACCCAGACCTGGAGCTTTGTCCAAACGAGGATGAACGGTCTGGAGTCCTCGATATTTGCGTGTATCGAAGGCATGGCGATTTCATTGGTAAGCTTCGCTGGCCGCGTCTAAGGGACAGTGGGGCCACAACGGTTCCAGCGGAGGTCGATCCCGAGGTCGAGGCACTTTTGCAAGATGGGACGGTAAAGGTTCAAGCATAAAGCCGGGGGTCGGTGGCGGAATTGGTAGACGCGCGTGACTGTGGCTCACGATTTTTGAGGGTTCGAGTCCCTCCCCTCCCTCCAAAAGAACTACCCAATCGCTTTATGTGAGCCACTGGACTTGCGGGTGAACGCCTTCCCCCCAATCGTTCAAGCCCAGGACGCCGGTTAGACAAAAGTAGGATGGAGGTCGCGGGTTCGAATCCCGCCTCGCCTTATGGAGATCCCGGCTTGACCGGTAGTGCCAAGCGGCGAGTGGCTCAGGCTGGTAGAGCGCCATCAAGCCCGGAAACGCGGGTTCGAATCCCGCCGCGAATGTCGAGGCATTCGCGTGGTCTCAGTGGCAAGACGCCGGGAAGTTTGACGAAAGGCGAATATGATCTGGCTGAAAAAGTGGCTCCAGCGTAGGCGGGAAATCCGGAACTTTCGGCGCGGGCTGGAGCGCCTGGTGCGCAATATGCGCAAGGACGGGCATAGCTGGGACGATTGTATCGAGGTGTGCGCATATATCGGCGGAATACGCACGGAGATTCCTAAGTGTATGTTGCCGGAATCGGATCATGCGCCAGTAGAGAAAGGGGGCGAGGGTGAAGATATTCGGCAAGACTCCGATCGGTCGTGACGGCCTCCCAGTGGAGTTCATCGAAAACAGCCCGGTACTGAATTTCTTGCGCCTTCTGATCCACACCAACTGGAAACACACAAGGGCACAGACTTATGAACGGTATCTTCGATTTCAAAGCCGCGCTGCGGGAACTCAATGGAACGATGTTCAGTCTTCGGTCTCTCCAAATTAGGCTGAGTGAAATCCGGCTGAGGAACCTGGCCGATGTGCCTCCTGAAATCGGGGTACGCGAACTGATTGAGCTTGGGCTCGATCGCAAGTGGATAATTGAAGACGAAACGGGGGCGATTCTTGTGGAAGTGTCCGAGGAGGAATTCATGGCTTCGATGTAACACACCGCACGAAGGGGGCGGCATCAGCCATGAGTCATCCAACCAATCGTGCCGAACGTCGGCACCAGCGCGACCGCGTCATCGCGAAGCGGCGCTTTATCCATGACCACGTCTGGACCGACAGTCACCGCGTTCAGGAACGCACCAACCTCATCAACCGTGTCCATCCCACGGAGCCTTCCGCCTGGGGTCGATACTCCAAGTGGAACCTTGGCTGCGGCTCAAAGCTTTGTCACGCCGATAAGTACTTTGGACACAAGCGGAAACGCCGCGAAGCACATAAACGGGCGGCGCAGGGCGGTCACCAAGAATATTTGGAATAATGTTAATGGGTATGTGAATTCCGTCCTTCCGCCTCAGTATTAGCCACTAGGGAGGTTTTCGGAACATGCCAAATACCACGGGAGACGAATGTGCGGCGGAGCCCATGGAGTACTCCATGCGCGACGGCATCAACTACCGCGCGGACGGTCACGCCTTCTGTGATCGTTGCGGCTCGGTAAACATCGTCAACCGCCTCTGCATTCATTGTGACGTGAAGCCGATCGCACAAGACATCAAGACCGCAGACGAGATTCGAAAGCATTGCTATCGGCCACGGCAGGAGCCTATGAGAGGCTTCTTCGATGGACGATCCGAAAAGTTCGACGATACTTTGGCGGCACGCGTCCTCGCGGCAATGCGGGTACCGGCGGTAAGCCATTGCAGCGGCTGCGGAGCTTGCCTCGATTGCATTCGACGCGAGAACTACTGGACAGCCCAGGTGTGAACGTTGATGGCGATCGCAGTTCTACTGCCAATTGTGCCCCAACCATGCATGAGGGACGGTATCTACGCTATACGGGCTCGCAAGCGGGCATTCCTCGACATAGAAGGCCGCGAGTTTTGCCCACCGCGTGGATTCAAGGGCGTAGTGCAGAATAAGGGAAAGTGGTACTGGTCAAAAGACGAGGTCGCGGGAGAAAAGAAATGATGCAACTCATTGACGGAAAGATCCCGGTATTCGGCGAAGCCGACGAGAAGACGCTCAACCAGATACGCACGTGCGCGAAGACCGCCGACAAGGTGGCGCTGATGCCAGACAACCATCTGGGCTACGGTGTGCCGATCGGCGGAGTGGTGGCGTACAAGGATGCCATCAGCCCGACCGGCGTGGGCTACGACATCGGCTGCGGCAACAAGGCAGTCCGCGTAGACATGACCGGCACGGAGCTTCGCGCCAACATCAAGACGATCATGGACGACGTGTGGAAGACGATCAGCTTCGGCGTAGGCCGCAAGAACAACGAGAAGGTCGATAGCTCCGTCTTGTGGGAAGACTTCGCCCATGCCGATGCGTGGAAGCTGGCGGCCTGCAAGCCTCTGCATCAGAAGGCTGTCGTTCAGCTTGGTACGGTGGGCTCCGGCAACCACTACGTGGACCTGTTCACCGACGAGCAGGATCGCGTCTGGATTGGCGTGCACTTCGGTTCGCGCGGTCTTGGCCACGGCATCGCAACCTGGTTCCTCAAGGCTGCCGGAGCGAAGGACGGCATGGAGGTTGAGCCATGCGTGCTTGACGTGAAGAGCGATCTCGGTGACCAGTACCTCCTGGCGATGCATTTGGCCGGTGCCTACGCTTATTCGGGCCGCGACTGGGTATGTGATCGCGTTGCAAAGATTCTCGGCGCTCCCGTTATTGAGGAAGTCCACAACCACCACAATTATGCATGGCGTGAATTCCATGGCGGTGAGTGGTATTGGGTTGTCCGTAAGGGGGCAACACCGGCCTACCCAGGCCGGAAGGGCTTTGTCGGCGGCTCGATGGGTGAGCAGTCGGTGATCCTTGAGGGTGTCGAGAACGAGAACGCAAAGTACTCTCTCTACTCGACCGTGCACGGTGCAGGCCGCGCGATGGGGCGCAAGGAAGCGACCGGTGTTACCAAGAAGAACAAGGAGACGGGTGAAGTCCGCGTCGTCCGTGAAGGCAAAGTTACCCAGGAGATGATGCGTGCCTGGATCGATCGCGCGGGTATCGAGCTTCGCGGCGGCGGCCTCGATGAGTCGCCGGATTGCTACAAGCGCCTTGACGAGGTCCTGGCTTCAGTCGAGGACTCGGTCAAGATTCTGCACCGGCTGACGCCGGTTGGCGTGGCAATGGCGTCTTCGACAGAGCGGGACCCCTATAAAGACTGAGGGGAGTACCGCATAAGGAAACTGACTGATGGCCTGGTCTTGGGAGAAAGACGACATCCCTCCGGAGGAGTGGAAAGAGGCGTTCCGAGCAAGCGGGGAAGTGATTTGTGAGACCTGCGGGAAGCCGCTTCGCAAGCATTACCAGCCTGCGAAGCAAACGTGCCCGACTCTTGTGATTTCTTGTAGTGGACGATGGTTAAAGCTATGACAGAACAACTGAACTTCTTCTCGCTCGACAAGTTGGCTAACGGTTTTTCAGAGGTTGAGAAAGACCCACGGCTCCGTGTTGTCGAAGTCAGGCTCCATCCCGACGATGTGTCTATGTTCCTCTCTTCAATGAATGGGGAGGTCCCGGTGCAGTACGACAACGCAGTGGTAGGCCAAATCTGGCAAGCAGTGATCCTCAAGGATGACTCGATTCCCCGCACGCGGGTGAAACTCGTCTCGTGCGAAGCCGATGGTCGGAGACCGATCGAGGTATGGGTGTGACGAACTTCAAAGCGGTCTACGAACAGATCATCGCGGACCCGCGCTACCAGGCCAACATCGAGTATGGCAAACCACGCCGGGGGCACGCCGAAGGAACGGTGAAGGCGCACATTGCCGATCTCGAAGCCAACCTCGCGAGGTTGGTATCCCAAGGGCTCGTTGAGGCCGACAGCGAGCGGTACTGGAAGCTGAAAGTTCTGATTCACGTGCACGACTCGTTCAAGATGGAGGCCAAGCGCGACAGCGCCATCCTCGATCCCAAGAGTCATGCGTCGATTGCACGCGAATATCTGGCGCGGTTCACCGATGACGGCAGTATGCTGAACATTACGCAGTGGCACGACATCGGTTATGCAGTGTTCAAAAAGATGAAGGAAACGCGTCACGCGTGGGAACCCAAGGCTGCGTCCTACTTCGTAGGATGGGAACGAAACACATCGTCGCCGGGCTTCTTACGGCGCGTCTGTCAGCGCTGTAAGGCGCTGGAGGGTTCTCCGCGAGCGGAGGAGCCCTGTATGGATGAGAAGAAGCTCCTTCATGCCTTGATGAGCGTTGAGGATCTTGACCTGTTTCTGCTGTTTGCGATAATTGACGCATGTACACCGAGCAAGGGGCGTCAGATGATCCGCTGGTTTGTTGAGGAAGTTGCAAAAAGATTTCCCAATCTGACAACCGTCCGGCCCGAGCACATCCTGTCGGGGCCGGAAGAAATTGAGGGAGCTTGGTGATGACATGGCAATATAGGACGGCGCGGTTTCTGGGTGCAGTCGGGAAAGTCGCAAAGGCAATTGCGATCACGCTTTGCGTTGCGGGTCTGTTATTTGCGCTCGGTGGCATGGTTTATTCGGCCTTTACCGACCCCGATGACGCTTTTCGCGCGATGTGTTGTGTCGGTGCGGCAGCCGGTGTATTCGTAATTGTCGGCAGCCTCAACTGGTGGATGAAGAAAAACTGGAATCACCCGCTTCCGCCAACAGCGAAGCTTTAACCGAGGACTGGCATGTGGGTAGCGCCGGGGTCTGCGCAGTCATCCGGTGGGCAGGTTCGACTCCCGCTCCTCGGGCCAACTCTAAGGAGAGTTGATGGATAGTGAAACGAAAAGTCGTCTGCGACAAGAGTTTGAGACTGGATTCCAAAATTACGCGCGAATGGTTATTGAGGCATCTGACTGGCCTACAACCCAGTTGTTAATGTGCTTCGGAACGTATCCCTATCTCAATGCCCTGGCGCGGCTAAAGATCGAGAATAGTGACTGGACCGAAGAGAAACTTCGTACAGAGCTAAATTTGCAGCAGGCGCTGCTTAGTTTAACTCCCGATTGTGTCAAGATAATCGGGATGTTTAAGTGATGTCGGGGCGTGGCTCAGCCTGGTAGAGCGTACGCTTGGGGTGCGTAAGGTCGCCAGTTCGAATCTGACCGTCCCGACCAACAGTTTCCGATTAAGCAACTTCAAAGCATAATGAAGAAGCCATCGTTATGACGGCCTCTTCTATGCTTCTACTCAACCGCATCACGAAGACACGAACGGCGGATGCCGCGTGGGATCTCGCGGACCGCCTCACGAAGGCTTGCCCATTCAATGAGTTTGTCGTGGTGATCGAGGAACGCGGCGGCGGCCCTGTCGTGCACGCCGTAGGCGCGTTCCATCCCATCGATCAGGTTAAGGCTAAAGAAGTTGTGCGGGGGTTTGTAGAAGAGAAGCTGGCGCGGGCTTAGTCTACGCAGTTTTCTTCGCGGCTTTCCTCTGCTCCGCCCATCGTTTCTTTTGGGCCGCAGCGATCCGCTTCCGGGCCGCGACCGAGAGAGGCCTGCGTTTATGCGTTCCGGCGGCGGGTCGTGTCGAATGCCCGTTTAAAGAGGTTAGGATCTTCCGGGCTTGAGTGAGTCCGGCAATTTCATGATCGATTTCGGATACGAGTGTGTTGATTGACATATTACCTCCGAATCAAATCCTACAAAACTTCGCAACTTTTGGCTAGGGATTACGTCCAAGCAAGGGAAGGATACTCTTTACATGAACTCCAGGACCATAAAAACGACTGTCAACATCCGCGTTAAGCGGATGGAGAGCGTAGTGCGCGAAGGATGGGATCGCGTGCTGGGGGGTTCCGTGTAACCGAGTGGTTTACTCGTAGGTTCACGACCCCCGGCTAAGGCCGGGGGTTTTGCTTTGTGGGGATGCGGATCGGAGGAAAGAGCAGCTAAAACGTTCAAAGGGACGTGGGATCGGCTGCTCGATTGCTTCCGCCCACCCACCCCCACCAAGATCGGGGCTCAGGCCCAGGTGAAGGTCTTTGACAATTGAAAGTGAAGTTGAACCCGGCCTACACGATGGCCGGGCATACATGGGCATAAGCTCAATTGGTAAACTGTCGGTCTCCAAAACCGAACTTGGGGGTTCGAATCCCTCTGCCCATGCCAATCTTCGAGGTTTTTGCGGGGTCGTAGCTCAATTGGCAGAGCGCGGCACTGTCACTGCCGAGGTAGCGAGATCGAAGCTCGTCGGCCCCGCCATAAATTTCGACCGGGGAGGTTGGCCTAAAAGTAGCCATTTCCTTTAAAGAGTGAACCGCGCGGACGCCGCAAGGCGATACCGCACCCGGCGAATTTACAGATTTAGTGAAGTCCTCCGGATAAGAGGAACAAACGACGATTCGCCGGTCAGAGTTCTTTGGTGTAGCAACACACCCGATCGGAAAGTTCGGCATATAAGCGCAGCGGGTAACCGTGGTGCCGATCCCGCCAGGCCGACAGGCTTGGTTCCTGCAAGAGTGGGGATAATCTGAAGGGTGCGCGAAGATCGATGATCGATTAACTCCGGAAACGGCGGAGCGGAATGGGGGCACGGTGTCAACCCCCTAACGGAAGTCAGCGGCCCACCTATCCAGAAGCCGCAGATGCAGGTTGCCAGCCCTGCTCGTCGAAGCAATCATCGTGGCGGCGTAGCTCAGGTGGTCAGAGCGTGGGACTCATAACCCCAAGGTCGAAGCTTCGATTGCTTCCGCCGCCACCAGATTTGGGCCTGTAGCTCAATTGGTAGAGCAGCCGACTCATAATCGGAAGGCTGTGGGTTCGAATCACCACCAGGCCCACCATGTCATTCTCTGTAGCAAAACCCCCGTTTTCGGGGTGTTTTGATGCACTTTATGACACCATATAAAACGGGGTTTTCAGTGAAAACGCATCAAGTTTGGGCTGTAAGCTTTGTCGGCGAAGCAGGGGACTCTTAATCCTCAGAGCAGAGTTCGATCCTCTGACGGCCCACCAGTTTTAACGCGCTCGTACCCGAGTCTGGTTAGCAGGGACCCGACTTTTAATCGGACGGAGGAAACTCCCGCCGCAGGTTCGAATCCTGCCGGGCGCACCAGTTACGCTTCGGAGACATGGTCCTCGGCGACATCGGGCTCGTGGAGACTATCCATAATGGCCTGGTGTTCGAGGCTGGGATCATCGCTGAAATACATCCACCCGAGGCACGGGAAGTCATCCTTCTCGACGTCCTCGCCTTCGCATAGTTCGACGGCGACCGGTTCCCATTTCTTTTGGAGAGCCTCTTTCAGGTCTTCGAGGAGGTCTTCGGCGTTCTCATAGACGAGGCAAACAACCTCAGATGCATCGCTGACGGGATTGAAGAAGACGATGAATGGGGTAAAGACGTCTTCATCCGTCTGCATCTCTAGCTGAGTTGCTTTGCGAATGCTCTGGACTAGCAGTTCGGCGGCGGTCATAAATACCCTCTGCAATGGAGGGAGAAGTCACTTGAAGTTCAACCGCTGTTTATTGGGCCGCCTAGCTTCCAGGCGAAAAATAAAAGGCTTTTAATCCGGACTGACCATAAGCCTCAGTATTACCATTCATGAGGCAGAAAACGGTCAAGCCCGCGCAGGTAAAAGTGCCCGCTTCGATAATGAAGTTGGCGATCCAGGTTCACGGCAGCCGATTCCGGGCTCAGCGGTGGCTCAAGCTACCCAAGCACAGGTTTGCAGGACTGACGCCGATTCAGAGGCTCAAAAGGCCGAACGGCGAGAAGGCGCTCGAATCGGCGCTTAAGATGCTACAAAAGGGCACCTTCAAGTACGTATAGGTTTGTTCGCGAATACGGTCAAGTTGGGCGTGTATCGGTCTCGTTTTCTAAACGAGAAACCGTAGGTGGATCAGGCGGGTTCGAGTCCTGCCGCGCCCTCCACTGGTTTTGAAAAACAGCAGTTTGTAAGAGGCTCAAGCGTAGAAAATTGCAGCTTTAAAGACGCTCCAGTCGTACTAATGGTTTAGGTGGCCGCCCTTTCACGGCGGAGATATGGGTTCGAATCCCATCTGGAGCACCAAATCGAGGAGTTAACGATGAAGTGGAGAACGTTTTTGCGTCCGGTGTGCACACTGCTGGCGGGACATCGGTTCGAGCCGGTCAGCCTGGATCGCGAGGAGTGCATGCTGTGCGATCTGGCCCGGCATTCGCTCACTCACCAGTTGTTTGGGCAGCCGAGGTGGTTTCTTCCGAGGGCTTAGCGATTTTCGACCCTCAGACTATTTAGCTTATAGCGAGAGGTGCTTGATGGGGGTCAACTCAAAGCTCGCGCCGTTGCTAAGTCTGCTACTCTTTCTGACCGGTTGTGCTGGATACGGGCCTTGGGCCAGGCAGGTGGCCGAATTCTCCGCCAATGTCGCTCCTCCACTTGTCCGAGCATCAACGGCCTACACATCGGCGAACGAAATTCACACGCTCCAAGAGGAGTCGGTCCTGGTTGGCCACTATGCACAAGGCGGCTACCACCCGGGCGAACTGGTTCCTTTCATTTCCGAGAAGGACGTGCAGCCCCGGATTGAGGCTATTGCCGCGCTGAAGGAGTACATCGATCTGATCGATGCTCTTGCCACCGATCAGCGGGCGGTAGAAGTCGAGGCGAAGACAAAATCCTTAAGCATCACAACTGCTGCCGCCCGCACGGAGATGGCCAGCAACGCGACTACGAATACCAACACTACCACATCGAGCAATGCAGTCAAGGTAAACCCGACGCTCACCGACACCACCACTCAGACGACGACCTCCACCAGCACCCTGACGAACAGCCATAGCGTCATCATGACGCCGCAGCAAGTGAACTCGATTATGTCGGGCATGGACTCGGCGTTGAAGCCCTTCATTCATCACATGGTGAAGAAGCGGCTGCCCAATCTGATGAAAGAAGCGGACCCGATTGTGCAGGACCTCTGCTCGTTACTTGAAGCTGATCTGGATACGCTCCGGGTGCAATCCCAGGGAGACTATCGCGTACTGCTGATGCAGCAATCTGAATTCATCCACAACAATCCAAACCTCGATCCAGTCGAAAAGCGGGCCGAGATCCTAAAACTGTTCCAGATCGAGGCCGCCGCCGACAAGTCGCAGTCGGACTTGAACGACACGATTGATGGCCTGAAACGACTGGCCACGGAGCATCACAAGATCGTAACCGAGGACACGAACCATGACGCAAAGTGACGTACGCAATTTGGTTGCTAAGGCGGCTCAGAGCGCATCTGATGCGTATTGGGACGCCGCCACATCCGACGATGCCAAAGGAGTGCTTGCCGGGCTCGTTACCGGGCTAAACACCTTGCTTACGCAGCTAGACCAGCAGGACCTGGCCTCTCGTATCGATGACTTCAATGCAGCCGCGAACTTGATGAAGACGCTGGTTCTTCCGGGTGTCAAGAGGCTTGATGCGAGTGTCGGTAAGGTCGATCGGGTCGAAGGTACCATCAAATCCGCCCTCGCCGACGCGATGAAGCTCAGTATGGCCACCGGCTTCTTCAACATTCCGGCCCTGTAGCTCAGCCCGGACAAGAGCAACCCGGTCCTAACGGGTAGGTCGCGCGTTCAAATCGCGCCGGGGCCTCCAATATTTCAGTTCCGCCCTGACGCGGCGTATTACCTCTTAGTGGAGGTTCCGTGAACGTACTGGAAGGTTGGCCGGACACAGTGCGGTTTTCGATGGCTCCGTTCATGTACTCAACCACCGCGCGGCGCATCGACGTGGACGAGACAAGCTCATTTTACAGGTGCCAGGAGGCCGGATGCCAATTTCGGGCAAATCTTGATCGGCGCTTTACCGATGCCGCCCTGGTTCTCCAGCTTCTAGGAGAACACATGGATGCGAATCATTGACGGTCCGTAGATCAGAGGCCACCGGCCCGAATCCGGAGTGGTCAACTAGAAGTGGGGATTGACGATGTGCCGACTGAAGAACCATTTCCGCCCGGATGGCACCTGCGATTGTCCGATGGACGGCAAATGCTGCGAGTGCGGCAAGCCCTGCAACGATCACGATCTCGTGGCCGACACCTGGTGGTGCGGTGAATGTATCGATAAGCATATCGACGCCGATAAGGCGGCTTTAGCGAAGCAGTAATCGGGAAACGGAACGCCGGACAGTACTAACCCTCATGGGCGTTTTGTCCGGCCACTCCGATAATCGCGCGGTCGCCAGCGAGCTTGTCAGGCTTCTGATGGGGTACGAGATCCCGCCAGGCTTCGCGGTCAAAGCCGAGGAACTTCTCGACGCGGCCTATCCGTCGCGACGCTACCGTACACCAAGGCCTGGCGCGGCGTTTGCGCGTAACGGGGATCGGGCAACCTCAAAGATCGCCGCGAGCCGGATGAATGTAGCCGAATCCGAGCAAGTGGTTTTGCAATGCCTTATGGCCGCCGACAGGCCGCTCACGTGTCACGCTATCGCCGAACGCACGCAGACCTGGTACGGATCGATCACGCCGCGCATGGAGCCCCTTGTCAAGAAGGGTTTCATTGTGGATGCGGGAATCGACAATCTTCACCGTCGTCCGCGCACGCTTTGGGCTATCACAGGCAGCGGTAGGGAGGCGGCGCGAAATGGGTGAATTGAAAGCGGGTGATCTATGCCCATACTGCTTCAGTAGGCTAGTTGAGGTCGTCTGCACGGATCTTCGGTCGAGCGCGGAGAAAAAGAAGTCTCCACTAACCGTGAAGGAGTTGACGGTTCTCAATTGCCTCTGCTTGCATCCAGGCGATCTGACGATCGGCGGATTTTTCTAAATGGCCGTGTCCTCGTAGCTCAGTTGGATAGAGCGGCTGACTACGAATCAACAGGTCGGGAGTTCAAGTCTCTCCGGGGACACCATAAGGTTGCAGGAGAAGTATGGCGAAGCAGATTTTGGAAGAAAAATATTCGGAGAAGACTGTGAAGTGCGACTTCTGCCCGAATACCCAGGCATACGGTTACACCGTAGAGACCGAGGACGCTCTCAATGTGATCGCCTGCTGTGCCGCTTGCAAGCGCACCCACGTCCCGGAGAGCAAATTGACCAGTTTTAAGAGATGGTTGTGGCCCAAAGATGCTGCGACAATGCGGGCAGAGTTGAAGGCGAAGAAATAGGCTACGGTTCACTCGGCTTTTGAATTGTCGCGATTTCGGATCGTAGTCATTTCAGGTTTTTGATTTTGCCCCGGTAGCTCAGTCGGATCAGAGCACTTCCCACCGAAGGAAGAGGGCGTAGGTTCAAGTCCTACTCGGGGTGCCAGGTGGTTGCGATGAAAGCTTGTATTTACGGAACGGGAAGCGGGCGAGGACGCTGCTGGCAGAAGTCGGCATTCGGTTCGGACTATTGCCCCCAACACCAACCGAAAAAGCGGTCAGTCAAATTGCATAGTTCGGATTCGTCGGCGCTTCCGAGTGTGCGGATGATAGACATGGTACTGCTGGCCGGAATAGTCCTCGTCATCATACTTGTGATTGTGCGCAAATGACCAAGCGACTTTGGTGTTCCTACTGCGGCAGTCATTGCCACGACACGGACCACTGTCCGAAGACCTGGAACGGGCAGGGCAACCTGGCGAGGCGTAAGTGCAGCTACTGTGGGTCGAAGGACCACTACCACGAGGTCTGTCCGAAGTTGAGGTGAACTAACACGGCCATGGTAGTTATCTTGGCCGTGTGAATTTGGGTGATGAGCGGCGGCAGTCGTACTCATCAGGCGAGAGTCCCGCGAGGGACGGAGGCGGTTCGATCCCGTCGAAGCTGGAACTGGTGAGGTTCGTCACCCAACGCGATGTGTGTGGTTAGCTCAGTTGGTTAGAGCGCCTCTCTTACAAAGAGGAGGCCCTCGGTTCGAGCCCGAGACTGCACACCAAGGTATGGGGAAAATGTTGTGGCGGAGTTTTATGCTTCGGCAGGCGCTCTGAGCGACACCCGTAAGGGATAAAAGACCCCATTTAGGTTTCCGCCCGGTAAGGTTCCGAGCGAGCAGGCACCGTCTGGACCCCGGGGGTGGGGTCCGAAACGCCAAGAGACGGTAGTCGCGTGGTCGATGGGACCGGGCGGAAAGATGCGCGGTCGGTAGCTTAGGCGGACTAAAGCAGCGGTGGGCACCACCGCCGATCGTCGGTTCGAATCCGACCCGACCCGCGCATCGTCATCAACCAGGCTGGGCAACGGCAGCTTGGCTGGGTTCGACTCCCAGCCGCACGCAGGTGCATTAGAGCGGAAACGGGCTACCGGCCCCATAAGAGAACCGTGGAGCAGCGCGATGCGGCCACGGCGGTAAGGCGCAACGTAAAGGGGTAGGCCGGATTAGATACCCGGTCGAGCCGTGAGGGATGGTCGAGGACTTCGTCCGTTGAAGCGCCCCATGATCCGCGCTAAAGACCTCCTGACCAAATACGGCTGTAACCCTGCGCGAGGGGTGGCCGCAGGGGGCAAACATTGAGATGCCGGGGAATGAGGGTTCGAATCCCTCCCTCAATTACCGCAGATGCGGCTTGCCCACAGCAGGTAGATTGCACGCGGCGGTGAGGTCTTCTAATTGGCAAAGAGCCCGGCCTGAATCAGACGTACCCGTTCCGGAGCCCGGGCGCAGGTCGATGGTGATAGCGATCTGACTCTCGCGCGTAGATGTCGCCGGTGGTTAGGGCGGCGATGCGCCGTTGAACTTTTCAGGCCTATGTAGGGAGTGCGTGCAAATAGGCTTTCGCACTCTTGCTGAGTCCAACGGAGTCTCGGATTATGCCTGATCAAACTCAGGTCGAGGGCAGGCCCATCCTCGACGCTCCGCTTGATGCGGATGGTTTCTTCGCAAAGCCTAAGGGAGCGCTTACCAAAGACCAGGAGGTCATGTTTGCAAAGCTCCGCATGCGTGGAGTCCGGACATCCAACTACGCGGATGCTCGGTGCGGCCTCCCCAACACGTACGACGAGACGGGAGCCTACCTTTGTGGCGGGCGGAAGAACGGAAGTTCTCCCTCATGTAACATGTTCGTCATTCTTAACCATGAATGCCTCCTACGCGATCCCAAGGTAATCAATAAGCCGCACAATTTTAGCTGCGGTTTTTGGGAGCAGCCCAACACAGGCGACCCCGAAGGCAGGCGCTGTCCCAGCGGACGATGGAAAGACGAGCGCCTCAGCGCCGGATCGACGGACAATCCGCTCGGGTTCTCGTGTGAGCGTTGCGAGTACGGACAGCAGCAATTGGACGTACCGGACTCCGAGGGGCGTACGGAGTGGTGTAAGTACCACGGCCACCCGGTTTTCAAGCCCGCGTGTTGTGCGGATAACGAACCTGTCGGAGTGAAAGTGTCGAAGCGGTCTTGGTTACTGACGCGGCGTGGAGTTTAAGTGCGGCCCATAGCTCAATTGGCTAGAGCGCGGTCTTGATAAGGCCGAGGTTGGTCGTTCGATGCGACCTGGGCCGACCATTTTCTTAGAGGTATCGTAATGGAGTTCGCACTGGTTCTTCTGGTCCTGCTTTTCTTCGGTTTAAGCGATCGCTCCTGTGCCGTGAGAAGGCGTAATGAAGCCGCCGCCGAGGAGTCCAAAGTCAACCCCACTTGATTTCAACTTCACTTGCAATTGTCTGTAGCAAACCTCCCCAAGACGGGGTTTCTGTGACGCGCTACTTCCATCCCCCTTTGTCTAGGGCGATCGGTCATATTCGACCTCCGGTGTCAAGGTTAAAACTGCGAGCGTAACTCAGCGGCTAGAGTCTCAGCCTTCCAAGCTGTTGGTCGTGGGTTCGAGTCCCATCGCTCGCTCCATATTTCGGGCAGACCCATTTAGCGGCTTGAAACGGGAGAAGCGGAAGTAAAAACGGAAACTGATTATCGGACCCTTATACAGGGACGCCAGTCCCTAATCTAACCGGCTTAAAACAGCAACGCAGGTCCTTAGCCGGTGGGCCGTAGAAGGTAAATCATGACCTATCGCAACAGATTCGTCGTGTGCGTAAAATCCGGGGGCCAGATCCTCCGTGAGCAGGACGACACAGTCACTCTCCCATTCGGCTCCGCCTACACCGTTCTTTTGAAGAACCTCAACTCCGTCCGTGCTATCGCCCAGGTTTGGATAGATGGGACCGATACGACGGACGGCACCGGATTGATTGTTCCGGCCAACGGCGAAATCGACCTCCAGCGGTTTATTCGCAACGGAAACTTGAAGACCGGCAATAGTTTCAAGTTCATCGAGCGGACCGAGGGCATCGAGAACCATCGCGGCATCAAGGCCGAGGACGGTTTGATTCGCGTCGAGTACCGCTTTGAGATCCCGCAGGGAGAATCTCGGTCGATCGTTGAACATCATCATTACCACAACCACGATTACTATCGGCCCTACTGGGAATGGCCGCGCGTCCATCTCGGCTCCCAGCCCGTATGGTCCGGGAACGTTCAAGGCGGAACACAGGGGCCTCTTATAGGCGGCCTGGCTCCCGTCTCTTTCTGCAATACCTCTAGCGTCGATGTGACGGCTCCCGTCTCGTTCAATATGAATGAGGCATCCGTAAACGAAGCGGGGATCACGGTGCCCGGTAGCGAGAGCGATCAGGTGTTCGTGAACGGCGATTGGTTCCCGACCGAGTCACAGAGCCACACGATCGTACTGAGGCTTCGCGGGCGCGTCGGCGAGCAGCCCGTCCAGCGGGCTGTGACTGTGAACCGCAAGCCGAAGTGTTCAACCTGCGGACGCGTTAATAAGGCCACAAATAAGTTCTGCGCCGAGTGCGGGACCGCGCTCGTGTTACTGTAATCGCGAATCGTTCCCTGCGAGGGAACGTTTGGTGTGCCTAATGAAGGCCCCGGAGATCGGGGCCTTCTATTTTGTCGGACTTGACAACGTACAAGTTGTCATCGCTTCCGTAAATGACAACACCAGGATTGTCGTCAAGGTCTCGGCGTATACTACGAACTGAGGGGTTTTCTCCGGTTGGTCCTCATGGTGTCTGGGAGATGATCCAGTTCGGAGAGCATGCCCCGAGCGAACACAAGGGCCTGTCGCAGAATGTTACGAAGTTCGACGCGGCTGGCCGGGGACGATCTTTTTAAGAGCTTGGACCGATGTCTCTCATTCCGTTCGGTCATTATCAGTAAGACTTCGTTGGAGATCGGTGAATGGTCATCCGGTTTTGCCGTATATCGATTGGCGGGATATGGATGGGGGGCCGTAGGCTTCAACGTAAAACCTCCGAACAACTGATGTGTATGATCGAAGGTTGTTCGGAGGGGTTGCCTAGTTACCGGAGATGACACGGTAAGGCAGTTGCAGCCCGCGAAGTTCGCCTTGCGGGCAATACCGTCTAAGCTCGGTCTCGATGTTGATTCGGCCCTGGACGTTCATAGAATGAACCGACCACTGACGCAGCGGAAGACGGCGCTCAATGATATAGCGGGCGGCGTGGAGGCCGGTTTTCTCTTTGTAGCTGTCGTAGGGAACCTGCATCCCTGGCCGATTTTCGAAGACCGGATAGTGCTCAATCGCCAAGTCATGATCGAAGCAGATCAGGTCTGGAATGCCCTTGTTCTCAAGATACGACACAAACTGATCGTAGTTCTTCACCCAATCGATGCCGAGTATCAGGGGCATCCGGTTGTCGTCAAGCCACAGAACGCTTTTGAAGTTCTTCAGCCCCATGCCAGTTCACCGAACGGCTTGAAGTCTCTCTGGCGCGGATAAGCCCCATTGAAGGCGTAGCGACGCTTGAGAAGCAGGTATCGACGCTCCAGATCACCATCGACGTTTAGGACGGCAAAGTGCTTATCTGAAAGGAGCGGCCCGGGCAGCCGCCGCAGCATGCCGCGCTCCGAGGGCGTCGTGATGCCAATGATCACCATCTCATGCGGTCCGGGTCCGAACTGTGAACGGGTGAAATCGATCTCCCCAAGACGCGGCAAGTAGTTCCAGTAGTGGGCCAATCCGGATATGTGGCCGTAGACGATCGAGCCACCAAAGACATCGCGAGCCACGAGCGCAGTGACCAGACACTGACCATGCGCCGGGTTCTCCTCCGTCCAGGTCTCCGGCCAGAAGGACGTTGCCGCCGACCAACAGGGTTCGATCCGTTCCCTAAACTCTTCGACAGTCATACTCATAAGGGGTAATACCGCATCCGCCCAGCCGACCCGGATTACTAAAGATGGTCTTTTGGACCCTTAAGCGGAGGGTCCTATGGATTCAGGAATCACCCCGCTTTCACCGCAGCAGACCGCCACCCAGGAACAGCAGGCCGGACGCGAGAACTACATCCTCCGCGCTCTAGTGGCCTTCGATCAGCTTTGCAACGTCGTTATATTCAATGGCGCTCCAGACGAAACAATCTCCTCTCACAGTGCCCGCGCGGCGACGGAAGGGAAGCTCTGGGGCAAGCTCATGTCTCACTTCCTCGACATCTTCCAGAGCGATCACGGTGCCAAGGCGGAGGCCGGAGATCTTGAACGCGCGACGGTCGTAACCGGGCTCGAAGACAACGCGGGCGACCTGTCAAAGTAACGCCTATGTGCTTCAGTCGAGGATGTCTCGAATTCAACTCGCTGCTTGGACCTCCGTGCCAATGCATGATCGAGTGCCACTGTCCGTGTCATGGAGAGATCGGCATGGACCACTGTGCGCCTTGTTGTGGGCCTGGCAGCACAATCCACGAGTTGATCTGTGAGGACCGCGAGAAGACCGGCCCGGCGATACGCAAAGTTAAAAGGGACGGGTAGTTTCCGAAATGTGGATCGCTTTCTATCTCATCGTTCAGTTGTTGATTGCGCAGTGGGCGGATTGCGTTCTGAAGAATCGCGGCTTCATTTTAGGAATGACTCTTTATTCGCTGTCGGCCATCCCGGCCTGGTTCCTCTATCGAGACGCGGCGTTCGGGCGCGTTGCAATCCTTTGGTCTTTGGGCACAATAGTCATCGGGGTAACACTTGGCTCGCTATATTTCCACGAGCCCATGAGCGCCAGGCGTTGGGTCGGGCTCATCCTGGCGGTCATTGCCATCTGCCTCACGAACTGAGATGGAGGAGGGCGTGGGATTCGAACCCACGGAGCCCGAAGGCTCAACGGTTTTCAAGACCGGCCCGATAAACCACTCCGGCAGCCCTCCGTTTGAAACGATTCTATACGTCGTAGCTGAGCTACGATTCGTGCACCAAGCTGGCGGTGGGGGTGGGATTTCAACCCACGGTAGCCGGATCACGGCCACGCCGATTTTCGAGACCGGTGCAATAAAGCGGGCTCTGCCACCCCACCGTAAATACCCATATATAGCCCTTTAAAGCCGATTAACGCCCCATGTATGGGGACAAATTGGCGGTGTCGCTGGGATTCAAACCCAGGAGCCCGGGTTTCAGCCGGGCTGCTCGCTTTCCAAGCGAGTCGTTTCAGTCTCTCACGCACGACACCTTGATTCATTAACGAGGCGGGAGCTTCACACATTCCTCGTTAATAGGCAACATTTTACCGATTAAGGGCTCAAGGCCTCCTAAACGGTAATATTTGCTGCACAGCAAATATGGCGGTGAGTGCGAGATTCGAACTCGCGGAGCCCGAAGGCTCGGCGGATTAGCAATCCGCTGGAATCAGCCTCTCTCCCAACTCACCGTTTCAGATTTTGGTGCCCGAGGTCGGCTTCGAACCGACAAGCCCCCGATCTTAAGGCGGGGAGGTCTGCCATTTCCCTTCACTCGGGCTCGTCGTCAGGTACCGTCGGATTTCTTCTCGAAACCATCAGACCTTGACGCTAAAAGCTAACCAACGCACAACATGAAAAGCTTGCAATCGCACAACACTATTTGCTTGTGGACGCACGAAACACTTGCGATCGCGCGACAGCATGAACTTGTGGTGGGGGCGGCGAGAGTCGAACTCGCAATGAAGGGGTTACCTCCTCCGGTTTCTAAGACCGGCGCTTTGCCATTTTGCTACGCCCCCATGGCCCGACTATCTATACATAGGCACCAACGTACGACTTGACTATGTATGACTAGACAACTTGTGAGTTGACAACTCGTAGTTCACGTTTCAACGCTTTGAACCTCATGGTGCCCACGAGAGGACTTGAACCTCCACGGCCCCGAAGGGCCTCACGGACCTGAACCGTGCGCGTCTGCCAATTCCGCCACGCGGGCACATAACTGAATTTTGTGTACGACCGGAGTACGCTAACGTCTTGGCGTCAATTCGCCTGCCACAACTCTCGTCCAGTCCACTGGGGGTTCGGCCAGCGCCTCGTTTCACGAGGATCAGTACACAATCTCGATGGTCGGGACGAAGGGAGTCGAACCCTTACGTCCAAGGACACAGGCACCTCAAGCCTGCGCGTCTACCAATTCCGCCACGTCCCGACATTTCAAATCAAAACTAATGGAGTGTCGAGCGGGAGTCGAACCCGCCAAATATGGTTTTGCAGACCATTCCTTAGCCGATTAGGTTCCGACACTCATTGCAAAACAAAACCTGGTGCACCCGGCAGGATTTGAACCTGCGTAGCCCGCATGGAGCGCCTGTTTTACAGACAGGTGGTTTTAGCCGCTCACCCACGTGTGCACGTACTAAATATGTTGGTGCGGGCAGAGGGAGTCGAACCCCCACGTCCAGGGACAACGGTGTTTGGGACCGTCGCGTCTGCCAATTCCAGCCATGCCCGCACAAAGCAAAACCCCACCATTTCTGGTGGGGTTCGCGTTTCCTGCTTGTCAGCGGTGGTTAGTAGTAATCGTAACCGTCCCGCTTTCCAGCACGCGAACCCGTACCGCTGAGCAAATAGCACAGCGATGAGAGGGATAGCGAACTCGACAATAAATGTTTCACATCTCCTTGGACGTAATCTACGCGTGAAAGTTGCGAGGATCGCGCAAAATTCTTTATTTCGGCTATCAGGCCCTTTGTAGGGGATGTCCGGGCCGGGGATTTAGCGCCCCCGGCAGGGCTTCCCCCGATTCTCCTAGGAGCCGGAATGATTGTTATCAACCAAGGCAAGACCCTGGCCCCAGGCGATCTGGGCATCAATTTACGCGATGAGCGCGGCTACTTCGTCGATCCCGCTTACATTTCCTACTCAATTTTTTCGGTTGACCCGGCTACCAATGTCCGCACGTTGGCCAGTCCGCCCAAGCAGGTACCGGCTCGCGCCGGGAACGGCACCTACTACGTCAATCTCACGATCCCTTCAAATTGGGACGGCAGATACGACCTGGTCTGGTACGTCGTTCAGTACCCCAACGATCAAGAGCGTCAGGTGTACGAAGAGTTCGAAGTCGTTCGTATAGATCCCGCGCAGACGAGTTTTGAAGCGCCCTCCGTTCTGATGACCTCTAAGCCGGGCCTCAGCCCCAAGATTGCTCGCCACATCATGACAGTCCGCGAGCTTCTTTCCGATGAGAACCCGGACCGTAATTATCACTTCCGTCCGCCGACGCCGGGTAAAGTCGTCGCGGGATTCAACACACGGGTCGGCTACATCTGGACCGATTCAACCATAACTCGCATGCTCCGCCTGTCCATTAGCCAGTTGAATACTTGGAACCCGATGAACTGGACCGAATACAGGCTGGAGAACGCCCCCGACGTATGGGCCGATGCGGCGGCAGTCGGCGCGGCGGGCCATTGCCTGGGCAAAGAAGCAGCCCGATGGGCCGAGGAGGAATTTGGCTACTCCCTCAACGGCGTTTCGCTCGACATCAACAAATCGGCCACGTACCAATCCCTGGCCGAGTCCTACAAATCCGAGTTTCAGGAGTGGGCCGTCAACCTCACCGCTAACCGCCCCTGCTCGTCTGGATTGAGACAAAACAGATGGATTCTCGGATGACGCCGGGAAACTGACTTTTAAACCCCTCTATGGACATATCGAAGTGGTCTGTAAACCCTGCGCCTTGATCGCATAAGACTTTTTGGCTCTTTAGTGGGGCATTTGGGGAGACTTCACAACCACGCCGAAGTATTAACCGTTATGCCCCTGGAGATTGCGATTGGACCGGCTGCTTCCAAAACCTGGTAACGATGCGGCAGCACGGACGTGGTACCACGGCTCGCACCATCGCTTCGACCAGTTCAAGACCACGTCAAAGGGGGGCGTTACCCGGGAGATCGCAGAGCAGCCGATCTTTCTCACACCCGATCTAGGCTTTGCACGAGCACATGCTGGCTTCCACGGGTGGGTTTACACCGTCCGCGCCGACGTAAGCAACACCTTTGATGGGGATACCCTGCTTGATTACAGCCAGCGGTACTACCTCGACCCTAAAACCTATCCGGCCCTCGGGAAGAAAGTCTACGACGCCATCTGTGCCGATGAGATTTGGCCGGACGGCAGTGAAGATCCTGAAGGATACATGAAGGCGCTCGCGCAGCGGAATTGGGATGCGACGCAGAGCCCCGAATTCGTGCGTTGGATGAAGGCGAACGGTTACGACTCCTTCCTTGAAACGGGGGAAGGACACGTGAATCTGGGTGTCTTCGATCCGTCGAAGCTTGAAATTTTGGCGGTCGTTCCTGCCGAGGAGACAAAGAAGTCGGCCTCCGCCCTCGATCACGATATTCGCGAGAGCAAAGAATGCGGCGTTTTTGCCGTCGCCCTTGGTCTGCTGAACCCCGGCGCGAAGGTGTACGCCCTATCGAATCCCGATGGAAAGGCGTGGGATGACGGGATACCGTACGAAATAACACATGCCTTTTGCCGCGTCCCCGGCCAGGGTGACTTCGATGTGAAGGGCAAGCGGACGCTCGACGAGATGGCCCACGACTTCGGCATGGCCCCTGGGCAATACGATCTCAAGGGTCCCTGGCTGCCGGAAGAATTCCGCCGCGACTTCATTGGCAATCATGAGCGGTTCCCTTTGTACGGAACGATGCGTGAAATCCGCTCGATGATGAAGGAGATCAAGAAATCCGGACGCTTCCCCGTGGGTGAGTCGAAGACGGCCTCCGTGATTACCCCTGGTCAGGCCTCGCGTATTGGGTACCACATTACACCGGCGCGGAACCTTAAGCGGATTATGACCGAGGGGCTGGTACCAAAGCAGGGGCCACGGTCCCGTGCACTGGGCGAGCCATTGGGCGCTATTTATCTATTCCGTGATGTGGAGGCAGTGGAGACTGCCCTTGACAACTGGTTGGGTGAGCAGTTCGGAGAGGAAACCAGGTTGGCGCTGCTTAAGGTCAGTGTCCCATCCGACGCGCAGTTGCTAAAGACTACCGCCGACTACGAACTGGTGGTCGGGACAACCATTCCGCCGTCGAATATCTCGGTTGTAACGCGCGACGTTGACGCGGGAATTCCGAAAGAGGCCTCAACCACAGAATCTAAAGAATCGCTTCAATATGGTATCACCCGCCGTCCGAATGGTTTCGACCTGGCCGCGTTTGATATGGATTCCGACGATGAGGACGGCATCCCTCGCGTAGGTCTCCTCCAGATCGACTACCGCAACCCAGGCTCGGCGACGGTGATGGCTGTCGATGTCAAGGGAAACTACCAACGCCAAGGCATTGCTCTGAAGCTGTACCAAATGGCGAAGAAGGAGTTGAAGGCCCGTGGGGTACACCTGTTACGGGGAGCCCTAGAAGGAAGTGGCCCGCTTCAAATTCGCGAGAAGGTTTTCGGCCCCGGCAATACGCGCTACCTGATCGGCGGCGAAGAGGTTCCAGTCGCAAAAGCAAAAAAGATCATGGATGTGGATTACGGTCGTTTGCTTGCGGAAACCAAGATTGCCGCCGTCAAAACACCAGGCGCACCGGTCACCGGGAGCCCGGCCTTCAAGGCCTGGTTCTCCGGCTCCCAGATCGTAGACGCTGAAGGCAATGTGGGGACCTTCGATCCGGAGAGCAACAAGGTGACCGCCGCAGTGGAGGCACCAGCGGAGTCTACAACACGCCTTTACTATCACGGCACCACTTGGGCCGCTGCTGAAAAGATCGCGCAGGAAGGCATCAAAGCCGGGCACGGTAAGAATCCAAGGTACCCCAAGAAGTATGTGTGGTGCACGACGTTGCCGGGTTTCGCTTACGAGTATGGTAAGTCGATCTCATGGCACGAACTCGACAAGCCCGGAGAGAGCGCGGTTGTTACGTTCGAATGGGCCGGGGAAAGCCAGCCCGATCCTGAGCATAAGAAACAAGGAGATTGCTATCGGCGCATCGAGGCGGATATTCCCCGTAGCGCCATCAAAAGTATCAAGTGGTTTGAGAATGGCAAGGCAGTTAAGACCGCAGCCACCGCACCTGCGGCTCCCCCTGAGCGGGAGGTGGCTAAGCCGCAGTCTGCTGGACCCGTAACAGATACTTCAGCATTCATCACCTGGTTCAACGGCTCACAGATTGTGGACAGCGAAGGCAACCCGCTGCCGGTGATCCACGGAACCGATGCGGAATTTGACACCTTCGATCGCGCGAAATCGCAGTCAGGCCCATCCAAGTTTGGCTTCTGGTTCACCACTGACCCGAATCTCTCCGAATTGTTCGGCAAGAATCAGATGGAGGTTTACCTCCGGATGCGGCGGCCATACAAGATCACGAGCAGCCGCTGGAATGAGATTCGCGATCTGCACGCGAAGGACACTGCCTGGTTTGAGCGCTGGCGCGAGAATTTAAAGTCGAAAGGATTCGACGGCTTGTGGGTCGCCGGTGAAAAGTTCATCTCATCGAGCGGTATCGATCTTAGCGACCCTTCGGTGTTCGCCGTCTTTGAGCCCAATCAGATTAAGTCGGTGAATAATTCCGGCAAATTTGATGAGAACCGTCACAGCGTTTATGCCTCCCTCCCAAAGATCGATTCGGATGCAGAGTGGGCAAAGAAGGGGTTGGAGCGGGCGCGAGATTGGATTGCCGACGAGGCTAAGCACGGAGCGGTTAGCGATGATCAGTTTGCTCGGCTAATCAGCGCCGCGCTTGATTACGCGGTTGAGGTGCGCTATCAAGGAACACCGGCGACCGTTGTCGCATCGGGGACACTGAAGTTCCGAGTGGGCGGCGCATACAACGCAATGGGGACGGGTACTGACCCGATCCTTTTGAAGTTGAGCCCGGGTCTGGGATCGTACCTGGGGGATGCCGCAGCGAACGGAACAAGCTGGTGGGACGATTTTGTCAAACAGGCGACCGGTGTGCTGGTGCATGAGCGCACACACGCGCTCCAGTTCGATCGCTGGCGTACAGACAAGGGCAAAAAAGACCCCAGTGGTCAAGCTTACGAAAAGACTTTAGAGAAATTCGATAAAGGCTACCACACTCCCCAAAGCGAGCAAGCGTCCCCATACGGGGATGTAACGAAGTATCTCGGTAATGAGGTGGAGATCGCCGCGTTTGCTCGCCAGGCCGTACACGATTTTCGCGAGTCGGGGATGGAGGACCGCGAAGTCTACATCTGGATTCGGCGCAAAGGCGGCTGGGATATTCTCTCGCGGAAGAGCAACGCATTTCAGAGCTACTATCGCATCTATCTCTTCAACCCCACGGTCGGAGCGCCGATTTTTCGCAAGTTCCTGACTAACGTGGTGCGGGCTCTTAAAGAGGATGAAACTGCGCCCATTTCGCGCGAGGATTTTGAACTCGGTGAAGAACTGGCTCCAAGCCATTTTTCCGATAAGCCGAATCGTTGGAACTTGAATCGGCGTAAGGGGCCAAAGGCCGCTGCATTTGACGACGATGGAACTCCTAAAACGAAGTATGACAAGGTCTGCTATGAGATTGCGAATGACGACGATCTCTGGAATCTTATCACATCCTACGTTCAACACCCGGACATTCTCAGCGAATCGCCGCTCACAGACAAGCTGGTGGCGTTGATCAAAACAGTACCAACTCTCACTCCAAATCCGTGGGCCGCCGATCCCGAGGACAAGTGTCTATATCGCGGAGAACCATATTACTCCGGGGCCGACTCTTACTATCACGACGGAAAGGCGGTTTGGACAGGGAGCCACTTCCCGCTTCTATCGTGGTCCGCGAATTACAAGACTGCTGCGGGTTTCGCGGATGGCCCGAACGGAATCGTCTGGAAGACGGTCGGTAAGGTGCAAGGTGTGGCGCTTGAGTCCCTCGTGACCTGGCGTATGCGCGTTCGACAGGGTGAGAGTCACTACAGCGGGATGCAGGCGGAGTGGTTCGTTCTCAGCAACTGTAAGGCTGTTGAGGCGCGGCGGCCCCAGCATTACGCGTCGAAGCAGGCCGAACTTAAGCAACCGCCGACTCCAATCTCTGAGTTGGAATTACGGATCACTAACGACGGTCCCATGTTCGACCTGGTCGCAGAACTCCGGAATGAGCCTGCCGAGATACGGCATGTCGGGGGATGTTCAGTATATCGCACGAGATATGACGGGCAAAAGGCCTTTCGCTTGCGCTATATCGGAGTGGACTCCAAATGGCGCGGTACGGGCCTTGGCCAGATTCTTTACGATAAGGCCATTGCGGAAGCGAAGAAGCGCGGCGCGAAGTTCTTCCTTTCTGACGATCAACGCCAGCCGACCGACGAAAGAGCGTGGGATCATCTTAAGCAGCGATACCCCGTGAGCTTCGACGAGAGGCTGAACCGGTATGTGATCCCCCTAGATGCAACGCAGAAACGAGCCAACGCACCCGCCAAGGTCAGCTATGGCACTGTCCAGGCAGACCTTCCCGAAGATAGCGCCGCCAACGAGGCTATCGAGGAAGTGCGCGATCAAATCGACGTGACGGATCTTGCTGGCATGGGAGCCCGCGTCGGTAAAAACCACGTTACCGTACGTTACGGCGTCAAGTTCGAGGACACTTCGGCTATCGAGGCATATCTCGGCACCGTACCCCCTATGCAGGCCAAACTCGGAAGTACTGCGTCGTTCCCGCCTTCCGAGTCGAGCGACAATGCTGCGGTCATAATTGCACCGGTCGAATGCCCCGAACTGTTTGAGGTCAACGATTATCTGGGCCGCCAAGGTGATAGGACGAACGGTCACTGGTTCACCGAGCCCAACTTCGATTACAAGCCCCATTGCACGATCGCATACGTCAAGCCGGGCGCGGAAGCTAAATATGTGGGGCTGGACACTACGAAAGGGAAGAGCTTCACAATTCGTGAAGTCACCGTCATTACGCCGAGCAAGGAGAGGAAGGTTATTACGCTGAACGGCACTATAGCGAAGACTGCCGATGGGCCGACACAAGACCAGGACTGGATGGGTCAGCCGGGTGACATCACCGAGACCCAGGCATTTAAGGCGTGGTTTGCCGGGTCGAAGGTAGTCGATGACCATAGACGTCCGTTGCGCGTTTATCACGGTACTAATGCCTACTTTGACACCTTTGACCCGGACAAGGGTGAGCGGGCGAGTGATAGTCCCGTGGACAATATCGCTGGGGTGTCCTGGTTTGCTTCGAATCCTGAAGTTGCAACCTACTTTGGTGGCTGGCGCGATGGGGCACGTTTAATGCCGGTGTATTTGGCACTGAAGGACCCACGAATTGTTGATCTGGCAAAAATGCCCGATGAGTTTCGCGGCGAGTATTTCAATCTTAGAAATAAGACTGTATACGACATCCGCTATGTCAAGGGTCGTGAGATTGAGAGCGCCAAGAAACAGGGTAACGATGGTGTCATCTTCGAGAACGGCTATGACGGCACACCTGCGTCGGGCAACATCTATGCGGTCTTTAGCGCCAACCAGATCAAGAGCGCAATAGGTAACAACGGCGACTTCAATCCCGAGAAGGCAAGCATCACCGCTTCCAAAAATAAAATCTACTACCACTCGACCGGCGTTGCAGATGTGATTCGCAGGGAGGGGTTTCGCCCGAGTGTGGGGGGCGAACTCGGCCCCGGCGTCTACGTCAGCGAGCAGCCGATGCACCCGCATTTCAAGAAGCATGAGAATCATCAGATTCTTTCGCTCTCGATCGGAGATGTGCGGTTACTGACGATCAACGCCGAATCGCCCAACACACCTCTGGCGATTCTGGAGAAGCTCTATGGACGCAAGAAGGGGGCTGAGTTTTACGACACGCATAGGGCGGAGATTTGGAGTGATCCGCGCGGCGAACCTAATTGGGCGTTCCTCGACCGTATAATCCAGGAAACTGGTTTTGGTGGAATCAAGGCGGAGGGTTCAATAACACCTCGCAACATCGTGATTTTCGATCCAAAACAGGTACACGTGCTCGACGTTCCTTCGATCGAAAGTCCGGCCAGTGAGCCGAAGCTCGCCGCGTCGAAAAAGGCCGGACGTAGGTTGGGTGAGATTTTCGCCATCGCAACGACGGAGACTCTACCACTCACCGATCCGCAGAAGTTCGATTTCTTCAATTCGACGGATAAGGGGAAGGTCACATCTCTATCGAAGAGCCTGGAAGAAGGTCGGGAGTTGTCTCCGATCCTCGTTGCCAAACGTCGGAATGGTCATTACCTTGTCCTGGACGGGAACCATCGGCTTCAGGCGGCACTGAACGCTAAGAAGGCTGAAATCGAGGCATACGTCGTGACGTGGGCCGATTTGAAAAAGGTTTTGAACGCTTACTTTGATGGGGAAATTCCGCCCGAAGCTTCAGAACTCGATGATTATATTCTCCTCAATGATGAGAACCTGGAGCCATACTCCAAGCGGGCGCACATCGCAGCCGAGCAGGTAAACTGGCGTCCTATTCTAACCGAGTTGATGGCAGTACTCCAGCCGGGGCTTGAAACGCCGGAAGTCAAAATCGTCAACCGGCCCAGTGCAGGTTGGCTCGGGTGTGATGTTTGGAAGTTCGGGCAACAGCAAAACGGGGACCCTCACGGGGCTCTCAATACAACGATCGAGCTTCAAAAATCGATCATGAGCGATGAAAATACTGTGCGCCGCGTCCTCGCCCACGAGTTGGCTCACCACGAGGACAACCTCGTCAATAAGTGGAAGGAATTGGAGGAGAAAGGCTATAAGCTGTTTAAGATTCGCCAGCAGTACGACTTCACCAAGGGACACGGCCCATCATGGCTCGCAATCGCGGCCCGCTTCAACGCCAAATATGGCGAGGGATTCGTTACGCCGCATTCGGACGAGAGCTATGTGGTCGATGAGTCGGTGATCAAACCTTTCTTTGTCCTGATGCACCGGTACGTGAACGGAAAGCTCATGTGGGCGCACGCGAGCCGGTTGAGTCCGAAGATGGAGAAGCGCATTACCGAAATAGTCGAGCACAAAAACCCAGGCAGCTACCGCTACAAGCTCTTCAAGACGAACGACCGTTTCTATTTGAAGTCGCCGACCATCGGCCTTAGCGGCTCCGCCTATCCACAGAACGAGGAGCAGACCGCGAAGGTCGAGAAGCTGTGGGAGGAAGGCGAGGACATTATAGGGAGGTATGCGCCGTCGAGTAAAGTGGCGGCCAAGAAGGAGCCCCACGAGGTCCCAAAGACGCAATACCTCTCTGAAAATCAACCATGCAGCGTGAGCATGGACCTTTATGGAAAGCTTCGCGGTGCTCGCAATGGACAGATCATCGGTACACTAGGCGATTTCTTACAAGGCAAGGCGCTTCGCGACCTCTACCGGAAAGCACTGAACGTTCCCATTATGGCGCTGAACAAAGCAGTGGAGAACGGTCGTGTTGTTGATAACAAGGATTACATTTTTCATGGAGCCCTCGGAAGCTACCAGGGGAAGATGACGATCTTCATGAATCCTCAGAGCCAGGATCAGATGACGACGATCCTGGAGGAGGGTGCCCACGCTTGCCGGGTATCCCTGGGCCGCCAGGACCCAAAACAGAATTTTGAGACGATCACTCAGGAGGAACACGACTCCATTACCGGCGAGCAAACGGCGGCAAAGATGGTCCAGCACGCTTTGGAATTGATCAAAAAACACCCCACCTGGGACCACGCCTCCGCGATGTTCAAGGCAATCGACAAAGGTATTGAGCCGTACGCCGGATGGGAGAACGACTATCCTCAGCTTGTGACCTACCGGAAGAAAAAACAAGAGTCCCCGGACGGCGTGGTGGAGAATCTGCATCCGGACGCGGATAAGACCGCCTCAATCCCCAACCAGCTTCATATTCCGGACCGCCCGCTTACCCAGGAATACGACGCCATCCGTCGCGTCTACCAGTGGTATGGTGACAACAATGTGGATTCACTGCCGTGGGCTCGGTTCCAGAAGCAGTTCCAACAGATCGCACAGAAGTACACGCCGCTCCTGAATGAGATCCGGCACAACCGTCCCGTCGTCACGCGCGAGGACCTGGCCCAATGGCTGGAGTCCTATCACGAGACCGCCGCGCCGGACTACGAGGTTTCTTTCGATCGATACCATGCAGGCGAAAATTCCTTCCGCGATGTTGAGCAGCTTGTCTTGCAGATCAACCAGGGCGCAAACGCGGAGAGCATTCTTGCTGAGGACCCAGTCCTTGAGCAGTATGTGGACATGGTGCGCCAGTCGAGCACGATGTCGGGCCACCCGTCCGGTGACAAGACCGTAGGCTGGCTCCGCGTGGACTTCGTCAACGAGCACTACCTGCTTGTGGACGAGGTTCAGACCGATCTGGTGAATTCTGTTACCCAGGCAAAGGCGATCGTGGAATCGCGCACCTTCGCCGAGTTCATGGAGAAGGTTCAGAGTGAAAAAATTCGGGAGGCGATACGCGAGAAGGGAATCGATGCCGCCCGGTTCACCCAGGTCCGGCGTTCGTTCATCGCCCAGGGCTATACCGCCGAGAAGCTGGACGAGATCAAGGACAAGCTTACCCATCTTTTCAAGGACTGGGCTTCGCACGCGCTCTCGACGTTGCTGGAGATCGCGCGGCGTCATGGCATCAAGCACGTAGCCTTGCATACGGTCGATTCAATCGCTGCGCGGGACCAGGCCGTCGAGCCCGGTAAAGTGAAGATGTACTACGACAATCTGGCGAAGAGCTTCGGGTTCAAGCAACAGGACCTGAACGCCGGGCCGCTTAAAGGGAAATTCTGGGTGAGGACGGCGAGCCATCTTCCGGAAGACGATGTTCGCCGGATCGCGGACAAGTCGCCAGAATATGGTGAAGAAGGAGCCAAGATGGCAGCATCGAAAGAGATTTCCGCGCAACTCCGCGCGATCGATAAGGTCAATCCCGAGTTCGGTGAGAAGATCGCCGCTGCGCTCAATGCTTCTCCCTGGAAGCGTTACTACACGTTCTCGGTTGAGACCTTGGCAGACGGTACCTACCTTATGGTAGACAAGCGCTTTCGCCAGAGTGACATGCTGGGCATCGTCAACTGGATGTCCGGCTTCAGCGCCGGTCTTGCTGCAAAATAAGCAACCAGATACACAGGTCTCGGCTACTCGCCTCCTTAATAGGAGGCGTTCGCTTTGGTCCGGGGTCTACTCATTCTCAATAGCGCCTACTCAGGCAGTCGGGACCTCTGGTTTCCGCTCGTCCCTAAGGCGACAAAAGGCTACAACGTCTATCGCGCCTTCGACGCCCCCTTCAACTGGGTCAAGCTGAACAAAGACGGCCCCGTCCCGGGCCACTTCTTTCGCGACTCCACGCGCCTGCGCTTGGTCAAATACCCCATCCAGACCACCGATTGGATCGATCAAAATGGCGTTACCGGCCCGCGCATTTTCAAGATCCCGGAGATGCCTGCGTCGAAGGTCGAGAACGGCAAGGTGAAGTATCTGTCCGCGCCGGAGGATGTCCTGATCGAGGTCTCCTATCAGAATGGCACCAAGCAAGTTGTGCGCTCCGGGATGGTGAGCGCGATAGATCAGACCGTGACCCTTCCAATCGGCGAGGCTGTTCAGGGTGCCGCCGCTCCAGAGGCCGGTTCCGTAGCCGCCTGGCCGATCATTAACTATGAGCAGGTTGAATCATTTACCGCTATTTTCCACACGGTGGAGAACTATGTGGACATCGCGGCCAACCTGATCCGGACCTACTACACTGTCGTGCCAGTCGGGGATCACGGTGAGTTCCATGCTCCCGGCGCTCCGGGGACCGAGGTCGTCAATTCGATTGAAGTGGATCGGATGGACTACATGCAGCACGAAATGGTGCGCCGTAACCAGTGGATTTTTGAGCAGGTCGCGGAGCCAACTTACCTCATGTACCGCAAGCGGGCAGGGGAACTGTGTGGCTGCACCACGACCGAGACCGGTACACCCCGTACCCGGTGCCCGATATGCTTCGAGGTTGGCTACGTGGGGGGTTACTATGGCCCCTACGACATGCAGTTCATCGATCCCGATTCACCGGCAGTACGCACGCTCGATGAGGGTGGTATCAAGGTGGAACGGCCATCGAAGTCGTTCCTGGGACCGACGCCGATCGTCCAGGACGGCGACATGATCATCCGCCGCAACGGTGAGCGTCTGGTGATTTCAAACGTCACCTACAAGATGCCTCGCGGGGTTCTGCTCCAGCAGGATTTCGATGTGGAGTTGCTGCCGCCAGGCGACACCCGCTACCTGATCCCGATCGCGTCGCCGGAGGAGCCCGTTATCTACAACCCGGCTGTCACGGGCGACCCTCTCGATGGCAAGGGCGGCGCGGAGCCGATCTACGAGGCGACCACGGTGCCAGGGAAGCACTGGGAGAACCCCGATCCGCAGGTCGGTCGGTCGATTACGTTTGGTCGCATTCAATCATGAGACAAGAGATGCTTACCGCCCTTCACGGAGCATGAAACTCAATGACTGGACAACCCGCTCCGCCCCGGGAACAACCGAGATCAGGTCCCGACTAAAGTCGATTGTGTGCGTGGTTGAGGTCCCATCGACCCGCGTAGCCTTTAGATGACCGACAACGGAATCTGTTTTCGAGTTGTATTCGGTCGTGAACTCAATTTGAGTGATTGCCCGCGCCATATCTCCCTGCTTCATTTCTCCTCCGTTATGGGACTTCCCGGGCCGTGTCATCGTCGAACTGTGACCTATCCGCTCAATCCCCCCGAACTACGCAATCGGGGCCGCTTTTTATTCAGACTGGTGCCGTTCAGTTTCGTCGGGCGCAGTCACATCTCCCCAGACGTTCCGGTTGAACCAGTCCGCGAATTTATGGATGAAGTCACTGGTAAAGCCGGTGGATTCGTCGATCATGGTCTCGATAGGATGGCGAGGGGGAGCCCACCGCATCCCGGTCTCACGTTCAAACGCCCCTCGAATGTCGTCGTTCAGAAGCGCGGCCTGTAGAGCCGCAGCCCAGGCGGGGTGCATGTATTCCGGGGTTGTTTTGGGCGGTTCAATCATGGCTTAAGCACGTCCGGCCCTTCGGCGCGGGCCGATCATTGATCTCCGGCGTCGGCTCCGAAGGAGCCAAGGCAGCGCCCGCGATCTCCGCCAGTGTCTCCCAGCGTTTCCGCTGGATAGCCACTCCGCCCAGCCGGTTGGCGCTCCACTCGCGGGCCAGCCACACGATGCGTCCGAGCGCCTCTTCATGCGCGGATTTAGGCATAGCGGGCCTGTGGTTGGGTGGTCTCATGAAAGTGCTGATGGGACGCGCAGACCGGAGCCGAATGCTCCGTGTATAGGGACTCGACCCGTACGTCGGCCTCAAACGCCCTGAGCGCCTCACGATACTGCCAGAGCGGGACGTCGATCGCGTAGTCGAGTTTCCCATCGTTCAGAGAGCGGATATGAACGTCGAGGTGTTCAACCTCAGGCGTGACTACATACGTCGTCGTGGTGCCGGGCCGGAGCCGAATCACAAAAGTGACGGGCATGTGGTCCCGTTGCACGATGACCCCCTGTCCCAGCCGCTTTTCGGTATAGGCCACCGATGTGACGCCGCATTGCGAACAAACGCTTCTCTCGCTCATTACTCCTCCACGACACGAACTTCGGTGTCGCGCGGCACCCCTGTGCGGACACTCGCGTCGCCTTTCCGGACAAGCTTAACGGACTCGCCGAAAATGCTCCAATGCCACCGGCAGGTGCCCTGGCCACTGCCCAGACGAACGACGCCTCGGTCGCCGTAATTTGAGAGGACCGTCGCCTCATCACCGCAAAATTTGACGAGATCGCCGGGTTGGAACTCGTAAACGTTCATCGATTCTCCTTAGCTGAGTCTACTCGTCGGCCTGCCGCCATGCACGTAGAGCATGAAATCCCAGTTGTTCAGCTTGACAATTCGCACGCGTTCCCAGCTATCGCGCAGCGTCTTTTTGGCCCGCTCGGCATCCTCGCGGCTGGATTCGCGCCCACATAGCAGGAACTCGCGGCCATCGATCCATCGCACGCCGCGCCTCATGCTCCCTCTTCCTCGTCTACATGGATTGGGTCGTTCTCGGGCAGTCCACAGCGAACCAATTCGCCAGTGACCAGCTTGATGCGTGCACATTTCCCGTCTTTCATGCTTTTCCAGAATGGGTGAGGCGGCAGCGGCGCGGGTGCCTTCTGCGGATTGGTGCTCGCTCTCGTTTGAGCCCTCATGGCTACCTTGCCCATCGCTCAATCCCCCTACACTACATTCTGGCGCGTCGGCGTGAAAGCGGTTAAGTCTCCGGGACTCTATCCCCGGAAGGAGCCGTCGTGGTATAGCTTTCGGGCGGATGCGACGATAGCGTTCCTTTTTACAACCGCCTCCGCCTCAAAACCACGCCTACTATTCCAGTTTGACTCGATGCTCTTTCGCCCAGAGGCGGGCATTCTCGTAAGCCTCGTCTTTGGTATCCCAACTGTTCTTTCCATCCCTGGTAACGGATACGGAACCGACGTAGGCGTACCAGTGGGTACCGCGCGGCCAATGCTTAACACGAATGTCGGCACCCGGAATGACCCAGCTTGCAACGGTCTGAGAACTTTTCTCCTCCATGCCGTCGCTGAGTGTAAAGTAACCGCCTTGCTCATTGACGTAGATGGCACCGAACTTGACCAGGACGTCTACCATCCCGAATAGGATTCCGTTAAAAGCATCGACGGTGACTTCAACGACGCTGCGTGGTGAGTCCTTCATGGATTCGCCCGTACAGGCGATGTCCAGGTACGCGGCGTCGGGGTGTGACAGGTGGTGCTGACATAGTGAATTCACCCCAGTTTGGCGCGCAAACTCCGCGCTATTGAGGTAGTTGTTCATGCCGTCGCGCAACCTCACTGCTCGGCCCTCATCCCAATAAGAATGAAGCTCAGACATAGAGGTAATTTTGAACATCTTTCCGTAATCGAGGCCCATCTTGGGCCATAAAACGTGCGTGACGGTCGGCATGGTTCAGTCTCCTATACAATGCTCTGGCCTGGCAAAATGGAATCGGCTAGATTAGGTGCGATTGAGTGCGATGTATGCCTTGCGGAGATCGGCAAATCTGTTCTCGTTGCCGGGCTGGTAAACTGCGGCACTTCGGAGCGCCGCCTGCCAGCCATCCGCCGCGCCGTAGGGTATCAGAACGCCGCCCCTATTGACGCCAACCGTGAATGATCGAGCCGACCTGCCAAAGCGGTTCTGCATTGCACGATCCCGCTCGGCATCTACGGTAGTGAGGATTGCGAAGGCGTCATCGCCTAGAAGCTCTTTTGCTTTGAGGAGCGCTTGCTTCTTTGTCACGGTTCCTCCCACCCCATATTCTGGCGCGTCGAACGAGAATCGGCGAAGATCCCCTCTACAGGTCCGCGCCCGCCGCCGCCTCCGATGCGTTCGACCCTTCGAGTTCGATCGTCCAGTGGATTAGTACCTTGGCTGCGGCGGCGATCTTGGGGTCGGCGTGGATGAGGTCCCATGCGGTTCGCAACTCAGCGATCTCCCGCCGGGCCTCATCGGTGTTCTTGGTGCGGGACCAGTGCACCAGTTGGTCGCTCGGGTGCGAGATCTCGCCCCACCAGTTCGTCTCTTGTGTTGTTTCGGCCATAATCAGAAATCCCAATCTTCCTCTTCCTGTTGAAGCCGCTTCGTCGATTTTTGCGTCTTCATACATCCGGGACACCTATAGTGGGAATCCCGCTTTGGAGGTGCCATGTTGACCGAGGGGAGATGTAGAAGACGCTCCACCTGGTCAATGGCCCGCTGATCTTTCAAGATGCAAGGGTCGGCAAAAATGAAAAACTTTCGCTCCTTAGTGTCGTATCCGACACGCCCTCTTGGGACCTCGTCGTATTCGACATCACGAGGAACAAGATCAACCTTCTTGAGATTGTCCCAATACCGGTCGTGGCCGACATTGTGGCCTTTGAAGTTGCCGTAGGACTCCGCCTGGCTCACAGGGGTTCCGTCTACAAGGACGCGACCATTGTAAACAAAGAAGATGCCCACCTCGGGCTCGGCAGCCTCCTTACGGGCAGCCTGGGTGCGCCGGTTGAGTGCGGCAAAGTGATCCAGCATGGGCCGGGCGGCGTCGGGCGGATTGAGAAGTTTCGAACGCATCTGGGTCCTTTACTTATGATTGCTGAAAATGGGATTTGGGTCCATCTTTAGACTAGCGCAGCATAAACGCAATCGCTTCATCCAGGGACTCGGAATACATCGGTCCCATGTACCAGCTAAACCGCTTACGCAGCCACCAGTCGGGAGCGTCTTTGTCGAAGACAGTCATGTTACAGCCGCGCCGGAAAGGGAAGAGGCGATCGTACTGGGCGTCTAGCTTCTCGGCGCACGCGACAATCTTGGTTAGCTCCTCGGTGGTGTATTTGTCGGCGGGTCCTACTACGGCCACAGTGCTGGTGAGATCCCGCTTCGTCTCGCCGGTTTCGAAAGTCTTCATAGTTACTGGACCGTAAACCCTTCTTCGATCATACCCTCGACCAGACCGTCCACGTAGCGTGGATCAACGGCGACGCCGCGCGGCCCCCATGTCCGCCAGCACTTGCACGAGACGTGCTCGTCGAACCAAGTCTGGGCATCGTCGTTCATTGACATCAGGATCACGACTGATCCATGATCCAACACCAGGAAATCAGGCACAGGCACTGCGGCTGCTGTTGCCATACTGCTCCTTAGAAGGGAATGTCCCAGGTTTCACCTTCGGCCACGTCTACGACCGACCGGGGTTCCGGCGTAACTTCCGCCTGCGGCATCCGGATGCCGGTCATATCGTCAAAGTCTCCATCGGGTCCGTGCGCGGCATCGGATGCCGCCACATAGGTGTCGTGAATTGAAGAGATGCGCTCCTCGACGCGAATCAACGCGTCGGTATGCGGGCAGCAAACCTCGACGATGCGATAGACCACGAACTTGCCAGCGGCGGCCAGCGCGTCGATCTTGGCGCTCTCATCCCTGTATGGAATCGTGTTGCTAGAGTGAGCGAACAACCGCTGGGATTCGTTGCGGTAACCGTCACCCATCGTCTCTTCGCGCTCGGCATCGACAGCTTCGTTGTAGGCTTGTTCACTAAAGTAATCAAGTGCGTTTACCATGGCTCACTCTCCTACGTACATTCTGTCCGGGCCGAGCAAAATCGGCGAACTTAGGGTTCTCCCTTGCGGCGATCTCGGGCCTACTGCGGCTCAACTATCAGCTTGCTTGGTGCCCATCTATATTTGATTGCACGGTAAGACCCGGCGTCTAGGGCGACCGAGCAGACGATGTCTCCCTGAAGATCGAGCAGGTCCGCAAAGTGGCGCTCCAAGGGTCCTTCGATCTCGACACGTCCGGAGATCGCTGCCCTACGCAACACGGTATCCACCGCTAATCCACCACGTTCGCAATAAACGGCTTCGCACGCCAAAAGACGGTCACCGCTGATGCGATGAAGCTGGATACCAAAAACTTTAGTCATTTGTTCGGTGTCCAACATTTTAGAAGGCCGTCGCCTCGATGTCGCTCCGGTATTTGTCGTGCATGCCGATTTCCTCACCTACCGCCCGTATCGCCTGCTCCGGGGTCTCAGCCGGTCCCATGGCCGAGATGATGTCGGCGTCGTCGTAGCTCTCGACGACAACATCCCAGCCGCTTTTTTCGTAGTGGGCTCGTGCGTACTCGCGTACCGCGCGTACTAGCTCCCGTCTGTTCTCCATAATCACCTCTCATACATTCTGCCTTGTCCGGCTCAAAATGGCGAACTTTCTGTGTTCTGACTTCCGGATTCCATTAAAGAGAGTCGCCTCCGGAGCCCAGCATGATTAAATCGAACGTTTTAGCTTCCTCCCTCATTGCCTTCGCCGGTATCGCCCCCAAACAGGCGAACGCCATGACGCCCCCCACGGATCAGCCGGTTCTGGACATCAAGCTACAGGCGATTGTCGGGGACTCCGGCGAGCAGAAGGGCATCTTCAGTCAAACGAGCCCCGAGATTGGAAATGAGTTGTTGGCCAATCCCCTTTCGCCGCTTCAAGGCGATGACTTATTTTTCACCTATATGGTTCCAGGATCAAGGTTTGCCGCACATGACGGGTCGTGGTGGGAAATTGAGGACTACGATTTCGAAGGCGCAGTAGGTATACGGAACGTGTGGTACCCAAGACAGCGTGGGGTAGTGAGCGTACAGGATGTAAGGCGCTCAATCGCTCAGTGGGTGCACCCTATCCAGCAAACCGTGCCCCCAATACCGAAGGGCGTTGATTACGGTGTCCTAGACGTGAGGGTTCAGGATTGATGTTCGCCGATTTTGTGCTCGGAAGCCAGAGTGCAGGATAGGCATGCTTATCTACTTGGTTCGAAATCGGGTCAACGGAAAGATCTACATCGGTAAGACCGTTAAGACGGTCGAAAGACGATGGAAGGAACATTGCTACACCGCGCGTAATAACGGACGAGCAAGGCTATCAACCGCCATTCGTAAATACGGGGAAGATTGCTTCGAGGTAACGACTCTAGTTTCCGGTATTGAGTCACTAGAGACCCTTAACGCCTTAGAAATTGAATACATAGCAAAGTACCGTTCAACAGAAGTAACCGTGGGTTATAACATTGCCCATGGCGGCGATGGCGGCGCACGTCCGTGCTCCGAAGAACGTAGGGCCGAGCTTCGAATAAAGATGACGGGTAGTGGTAACCCATTCTTCGGTAAGAAGCACAGCCCCGAAACTCGCCAAAAGTTTGTCGAGTCACGTGTAGGTATAAAGCAGACCGTCGCATCTAAGAGAAAACGTAGCGATGCCCTCAAAGGAAGGTCCCAAACACCGGAGATGGTGGCGCGGCGTCTAGCCGGTTTTACGAAAGAATCCCGTGCCAAAATCTCAGCGACTTTGAGAGCACGACCCGTAACACAACAAACAAGAGATAAGAGATCGGCTTCCTTACGCGGTAAGAAGCGTTCCCCGGAGAGCGTAGCCCGGATTCGCGCCGCTAGTGCCTTACGACGGAATCGAGTCACGGTGACATGCGCGGGCTGCTCAGCAGTCTTTGAACGTTCAGTCAGTCGCGGCGGTAAATTCTGCAATCGCACTTGCTGGAAAGAGAACCACCGAAGAGTTGCGAAATCCTCCAAGAGGATTACGGGCTCTCCCATTGAGGGGACTCCAACGTGTTCGATTTAACCGGAAATCATTTGGCCGGGTATATGCTCCGCGTCATCCGAGACATCGTGACGCGGAATCCCCGGTTTCGCGCCAGTCTGGGCGAGGTGTCCCTCACCTCGAACAACATGATCTCCTTCGGCGACGTGCAATGCATCATTAAGGACATCACCGGCTCCGGTGCCCGCCTCTCCCCCGACTACTTCATGTACACCCAGATGGGTCGCTCCTTGGTCGCCAAAATCGAGGACAAGGACGGGGACTTTTTTGAATGGGCCGATGAGATCGACCCCACCCTTCAGACGCCGGTCGCCGGGATCTACATGTTCAACGTGGATGCTGTGGATGAGAAGACCCGCGACGTAAAGTTTACCGTCCAGACCTACCACTGGTACGAAGGGTTGGTCAAGAATGCCCGAGGCTCCAAGGTCAACTTCGCCCGAGGCATTGACGCCTTAACGGTTCAGCCTTACGACATTGAGAACCCCAGTAACGCGATTGCCTTCCAAGGCGGTTCAAATTTCATTTACCTTCTGAGTTCGGTAGTCGCTCTTGGAGTAAAGGATTCCGGCGGCAATCCGCTTACACCGCTGACGGACTTTTGGGTTGAGCAGACTCAGAGCACGGTCATTATTCCGGCCACCGTATTTGGGACCCAGACGGCCACCGTTCCTTCCGATTATTCTTCAGTCGCGCTCCTGGATCAGGACGGTTTCACTCTACGCAATGGAATCGACTACATTTTCACTTCCGCGACTACCGTCCAACTTAGCGGATGGACTCCGGCGGGGAACACTATTACGGCGACGGGCGTCGTACGGGTTGATCCCTCTGTTCCCGGCAACTGCATGAATTCGGAGAACACGCTGAGTTTCACGCTCGCTTCGGGCGAGACATTGGTTGAGGATCAGGTGTGGGTGGAGACGAACGCCGCCGCCAACGTACCGGTCACGGTAAACCTGGAGACCGGAACGGTAACCCTGAACACGCCACTTGCCCCCGGAGGCTGGTGTCGGTATGATGTGCGCACCCTGATCGGCCAGAGCACCGTTGTGGGTAAGAAGATGTCCTCGAACATCAACTTAGTGCTTGGGATGCGTATTGCAATCGGCGACAAGGTGACCGAGGGAGACCAGTGCGCTCTCCTTGTATCTCCAAATGTTAGCGAAACTTACCATGTATACGGATCGAAAGACAACATTGGCTTTACAGTCGATGTGAAGGCAAACGATCCCGCCACGGCCTCCGATATTGTCGAGCTTCTAAAGCAAGAGCTTCTTATCAACCGCCGAGCCAGGATCGAAGCCGATGGGCTGACCATTCTTGAGGGCTCGCGCTCCGCACTTGTAAACCAACGTGACCGAAGCGCAACCGCACCCGGCTGGGTCGCCTCATTACAGTTCACGGCGCTCGCTGACTGGCGCGTCTATAAGCCGCTCGTCACCCGCGTCACCAATTTCAACATCGATTCAATTCTCTTTACTACCGACTACCCGGGCAAGCTGAAGGTAGGTCCTCGTCTTTTCTCCGTGGGAGCCATCGGATTTCTTCCGGATTATCGCTGACAAATAAAGGAACCACCCCCCTCCAAGCGGTATTACCCCTTGATAGGCGTTATCTCGAAGGAGTTTCATGGCAATCTACGAATACAAGTGTGAAGGCGAAGGCGGCTGCGGGGCGGTGACGGAGCTTGTACAGCCCATGTCGGCCTCCAAGCCGTCCACCATACCCTGCAAGTTCTGTCATACCCCCGCGTGGCCCAAACTTTCTGTTCCCGGAATCGGAACCAACGGCCTGTCCAACGCTCCGATCGACGCGGTTGTAGGCCGCGAGTCCGAAGCGCGCTGGTCCAGCATTAACGAGCGCCAGAACAAGCGCAACAAGGTCCGCCGCGAGGCCGGTAAGCAGGGCCTGGTCGCCACCGGTTACAACGAGTTCACCCCCATCTCGGCTGAGCAGCGCCTGGCCCGTACCCGCGCCTTAGGGTATGTCGAGCGGGACGGTCACAAGCCGGATGCCGACGCCCAGACCAAACTCGTCGAGCAGCCCCGCTAAGGCTCCAAAATCGAAGCGTAGAAATAAACGGACTTCCAATCTCTTCATAGAGATGGATTTCACTCCCAGCGCACCCAATCGCTAAGTAATTGGGCGAGGAGCCGACAAATGGCACTTTTCTCCACGTCTTACACGCCGCCCGGTGTCTACACCGAGACGATCCTGAACGACACCGTTGCATCCCTGCCGCCGAGCGCGCGGATTCCGGTGTTGATCGGAGAAGGCCAGCAGGTTTTCACCGAATCCAACGTTGAAATGCATCGTGGTTCGAGTGCAACCTCCGATGACCAGGTCGTGGCTGAGAACCTCACCGCGCAGGTCAACGGCACCACAGGTCCTTTTCAATTGTCGCACTTCCCCGTTGTTACCGGCAATGGAACCGGCACCGTAACCAACAATCCCTCCTATCTTTCGGTCACTGTGGTAGCGCCGGGACAGACTGCGGCGTTGCCGGTGACGGTCCTCTCCTTAAACGGAGCGACCGGCCAGTTCAGCACCCAGACGATTGTTCCCGAAGGCAGCAGTCTCTACGTCAACTACTACTTCAAGCGCACCGACACCCAGGTCCTTAACGAAAACGATTCGTTCCAGGTTCCGACTTTCGCTACCCTCGCGATCCAGGCGACACTGCACTTGTCGCTCACCATCCCCGGCGCGCTCGGCAACGACGTCACGCTCGCGCTGACTTTGGCCACGACCGGCTCGGGCGTTTCCGATCTTCAGGCTGTGTCCGGTGCGGGCACCAACGCGATCTCAATCGAGCTTCGCAACACCGACAACACGGTCCGCACGCTGGCCGAAGTCGCGGCACTGATCAACGCGGGCATCGAGACCACCGCCGGTTACATTACCGTCGTTTCCGGGGGCTCCTCCTCGACGGCTGGGGCAGCCCTCACGGCCACCGCTTTCACAGGCGGCGCGGGTCCGAACACCAACACCATCTTCAAGGTGCAGCAGACTCCGATTGTCGATGGCACAAACGGTGGTGTCGTAACGACCGATCCGACCAAGGTTTCCGTCACAGTAAATGGACAGCCAGCCACGGTTACCGCCGTGGACGGCTCGACCGGCCTTGTCACCCTAGCGAACGCCGTACCTGCGGGTGCAACCCTTCTGGCCACCTATTTCACCAACACTTGGCAGAACACCTCCGACCAGCTTCCGTCTTCGAATGTTGCTTCGATCGTCGAAATCGGCTTCGGTCCAAACACCTCCAATTTCGTCGAGGGCGTTGACTACACCCTGAACGGCAACTCGATTGCTTGGGGCGCTGCGGTTTCGACCGCCGCCGGTCAGAACACGGCTGGGTTTCCGGCTTTCAACGCGACTGACATCAATACAACCCTGGTTGATCAGAAGGTCTACCTGCGGCTCCTCTCCGGCGCGACGAGCGGGGTCAACTCCGTTTTCACTCTCCCCGATGTGCCGGTAGACGGCTCGGGCCTTGGCGTCCCAACCGATGACCCATCTTTGGTCAAGGTTTATGTCGGCCCCAACCCAATCGAGGCCGCGAGCAGCGGTGCAGTCACCGTGGCTCAGCTTTCCGGTGCCAGCGCTAAGGTCACCCTTTACAACCCGGCGGCACAAGGGCAGAACGTCTATGCCACCTACTACCGCAGCGTACTGAACGACCACGCGTTCACCGTGGCAGTCAAGACCGCAGGCACCTCGGGTCAGGGCACCTACACCGTGACGGACGAGAACAACCAGATCGTTCCAGTTGCGTCAAACGGCACCGACACCGTAGCCAACGCGAACTTTGCCGACACCGGGATCGTCTGGCCGAGCAACTTCTCGGATCTTCAGGCGGCCATCGGCGGCGCGGCGGAAACGGTCACCCTGACATTCCAGGACGACGGTCTCTCGACCATTACCACCCCAGCAGTGCAGGCATCAATCGAGATTGCCTCAACCCTGGTGTTCACGGCAACCACCCCGGGCACCGCTGGCAACTCGGTCACCATTGCTCTCCTCAGTGGCGGCACCGGTCAGGCGGATGCCACGGCGATCAGCGTCAGTGGGACCGCCGTCACCGTCGAACTGTTGATGGCCGATCAGGAGACGGTGCGCACCTGGGCGGAGGTCATCGCCCTGTTCTCCAGCTTCCCGCCAACCGTATCCGGTGCTGGCGTGATTCTTTGCTCGGCGGCGGAGGGTGCATCGACTTCCGGCCAGGCGACCGCACAGGCGGCCACCAACCTGGCAGGCGGCGCGGCGGCTGTTTCGACTCCGTTTGCCAACCGCTTTCTTGTCACCACCAGCCGCACGGCGCAGCAGGCACAGGCCGACGGCCTCGGTCTGACGGGCGGCGCAACCACGCCCGAAGGTGGCAATGCAGACTCCGGCTCGGGTGCGGTTGGCGCGTCCGGCTATCTCGGCCAGACCTACATCGACCAGACCACGGGTGTGCAGTTCACGATCGTCGATCCGGCGAGCGCGCTCAGCTACGGTTACACTCAGTTGCCGAGCCCGAGCTACAAATTCACTCCAGGTGACACACTGAGCTTCGTCATCAGCCGCACGGCGGGCTTTGTGACCGGAGAGACTATCGTTGCCGTCCCCGGCCTCAAGACCGACGTGGTCAGCACGCTGGGCAATAAGGTGGGCGACACGGCATTGATTTCAACCTTCAGCCGTTCGGGTAACTCCCCGGCTGTCGGCGAGTACTACTACGTGACGTTCACGGTCAACAAGCAGGCCTCCGACTTCGCTCTTCAGACTTTCGCCAGCCCTGACGATGCGTATGCGGAGTATGGCCAGCCGAACAGTGTCAACAACCGCCTCTCGATTGCGATTCAGTTGCTGACCGCTAACGGTGCGGGCCAGTTCGGGGTCATCCAGGTGCCGGTTGTAGCGGGCACGGCCTTTGCGTCGGATCAGAGCTTCATCGACGCGATCAATTCGCTCACCACGCCGATTCCTGGCGGCGGCAAGGCGGGTGTGATCGTACCGTTGTCCACCTCGGTCAATGTGCAGCAGGCGCTTAGCCAGTTCCTGACCAAGCAGGCGACTCCGCGTCAGAAGGGAGAGGCCATTGCTTTCGTTGGCTTCAACCAGTATTCGACGCCAACGGCTGCTTCCGCGACGGCTCAGGCGATCGCCAACCAGCGCGTGATCGCGGTCTGGCCGCCCGCCCTGGGAATCATGCTCCAACCTTCGGTTTCACAGCCAGCGGTTGAGAACCTGGTCTCCGGTGAATTCCTGGCGGCAGCGACTGCGGGTTTGAACCTGAACCCGTCGAACGACGTGGCCACCACCCTTACCGGCCAGAAGGTGATCGGCTTCAGCCGTGCACTTCAGGAATACAATTCGCCGACGAAGGACCAGTTGGCGCAGGCTGGTATCACGGTGTTTGACAGCGTACCGGGGGCTCTGGAGTGCCGTCACTACAAGACCACCAACCCGGCCAACCCATTGACTTCCGAACCGTATGTCACCACTATCAACGACTTTGTGGCGAAGGCGTTCCGGAAGAACTTCAAGCAGTTCGTGGGCCGCAAGGAACTGAGCACGCTGCCGTCCTCGATGGAAGCGGTGGGCAATTCCTTGATGAACGGCTGGGTCAACAATCTGATCAGCGCTGCCGGACCGGTGAGCGTGGTACAGGATTCTTCCGATCCAACCACCTTCGACGTGACCGTAAGTTACGCGCCGATGTGGTCCGTTCTGTGGATCAACGTGACTTTCTCGGTCAACATCAGCATGAACAACTAAGGACTGCCGGAGGAGCGAACCTGCTCCTCCGGGCTCTTTTCGGGAGAACAGAATGCAGATTCATCCACAGGTAACCGAGCAGAACGGAATCATCAGCGTTACGATGCAGGCGCTCTTTACCGGCGCGGACACCGACGCTACCGACCGTGCGCTCATCCTGGCCCTTGGAGATCCACAGGTCAATCTGGGTGGTTCGTATACGGACCCGAACAACACCAGCTTCACTTTCACGTTTCCGGCAGCCGAGCTTTTTGTCGGCATCACGACGCAGATGAGCGGCGTGACGGCGCGCTTTATGACAGTCTTACCCGCCGCGCAGGTCCCGCTTCCAGGTGAACCGCAGTACCCAGGATGGTCTCAGAGGGTCCCTCTGCCTCCCGAGCGCGGTCCGCTCGACTGCATCACTCAGAACCCTACCGAAGCCGCAACCGTATGGGCCGCCGCTATTCAGACGAAGGTACAGACGGCCATGACAACGCTGCGCGAACAGTCGGCGACGACATCCCTGCCGAACGCGACGATCTAAGGTCAGATTTCGACGAAAGACTTTCAGAACTCATAAGTGAGTTATACGGAGACAGATATGAGCAAGTCGAGAATGTTTGAACGGAGGCGGCAGGCGCAGAATCGGGCGGCGAGCGGCGGCGACAATTTTTCCACCGATCGCACTCCGGAGATCGAGCAACCGAGTACCGATGACGTTCGCCTCGCTTCCACAGAGAAGGACGAGAACACAAAGACTGCCGCCCAGACGGGCGTTGTGAAGATCGCCGAAGTGGTTTCACATGCCGGTACCGTCACTTTGGTTCAGACCGACGACAACAAACTCAATCTCATTCCGAACGCCGATGGCATGCACCGCTTTGTCGAGAGCAATTCGCACCACCTGCACACTCAGACACTTGAAAAACTTGGTGAATTTGTCAACCCCGAGCGCAAGGTCAACCAGGTCTGGAGTGACGGACAAGTCCTGCACAAACTTCTCGGTTCTGCTTTCGAAGGCGGTTGGCAGTGGCTGGATGCCGGTGACCTCGGTCAGTTTATCGAAGCGCCGGTTCTCGAAGCGCCGGATGGCCGCGTCTACTATCACGAGAAGCATGCACACGAGAGCGCGGGCGAAGAGCTTCTGCTCGGCCACACGGTTTCGTTCGAAGGCGCACCCGGCAACCAGATTGTGAACCACATGCCCCAGGCCGAGGAAGTTGAAGAAGCCCCTGAGAAGAAGGCTGCGAGCGCAAAGACCGCCGAAGAGACTCCGGTTCCGGCTCAGACGGAGCCCACGGCACCCGTGGCCGCTCCGGAGGCAGTCCCAAGTGTAAGCGCCGCCGGTGGCAAGTACAAGTACTGGACCGCCGAGGCTCTTACGGCTTGCATCGAGGCCCTTTCGAAAACCTCCGACTTCGCCAATGACAAGGCCGCGCAGGAAGCTGTCGCAGGAATGAGCGAAGAACTTCGCACGCGCCCCAAGCAGATCGAGGAGCAGAAGACCGCAGCCGCAATGGGCTCCGGGGCACCCGCCGTCAACGAGGAGACCTCGAAGGTGCTCGAAGGCGACAAGTCCATTCCGGATGGGCGCGACAAAGTTGAGGATCACACGGGCATCAAGCGTCCGAAGACCGATACTCCGAGCAAGTTTGCGACAACCAGCCAGCCCGCGTCGGCCAACAGCACCGGCAAAGTGATTGAGGGAGACAAGAGCGTCTCCCCCACCGTCACCGGTGTCGAGGATAAATCAGGCGTGAAGAAGCCCGCGACAACCGAACCCAGCAAGTTGGCGTCCACCGCGCCTCCGACGAATGAAGATACCGCCAAGGTTCTCGAAGGCGACAAGAGCGTGGTTCCCAGCGTAACCGGCGTTGAAGATCATACCGGCATCACGCTGCCTGCAACCACCCTTCCTGAGAAGTTGGCCGCCAAAACCATCGACCCCAAGTTCATCGAAGCCGCCCAGCGTGCAATCGAAGACGAAGACGATGTTGTGTTTGATGTGGCCGCAAACATCGGACAGATTTTCGGAAACGTCAAGCACATGAAGTGGTTTCTGCACGCGGTCGCCGAGGAGCTTGAGAGTATGGGCGCAACGGAAGAGGACGGCGAGTCCGGTCTGACCGGCGACGCGCACACGGACAGCTTCGCGAATACCGGCGAGAACACCCCCGACCCACAGGCATTGGCTGATCACCAGGCCTCCGCTAAAACGGCCACAATCGAGCATCGCCCCGGACACAAGAACTCCGAGGGTGATGAAGCCCCCTGGTGCAATGTGAAGGACGGCAAGGTCCTCGATTCTCACGCCACCAAGGGTGAGGCCGAGAAGGCGCTCCGTGCTCACGAGTATTTCAAGGGTGCGAATTTGAAGGTCGCCGCCGATGTCACGACCGACAAGGCCATCAAGCTGGCCGAGTCTGCCGCCGACAAGCTGAAGGCGCTCTACCTGGATTCGAAGCCGATCACCTCTGTCAACGAGTCGCGCCCCGTGCGCGAGGCCGTTGAATCAATCTTCTCCGCGATGGAGATGATGGGTGAGGCGCTCAAGGTGCTTGTCAAGCAGAAGCATCAGGAAGAGGAAGAAGCCGAGGCAGCTAAGGCCGTCGCCAACCGCAAGAAGTCCTCTCGCCTGGGCGGTCTGCACCTGGCTGCCGCTGACCGGGAAGAAGAAAAATAGAGAAATAAGCGATTTTTCATCCTTCCACCGCGCGGAAAGAGATACGAGGCCACCATAGCCGGTGGCCTCAAAATCCCCGATCTTAGCCAGATTTACCGGAGCCAACTAGAGAACGTGCGGGCTAGAATAATGAGACGGCAAAAATACTGCGGTGTGTATCTCATTACGAATACCAACGATGGGAAGGTGTACGTCGGTAGTTCGTTCGATATAGAAGCTAGATGGCGCAGACATCGGCGCGCCTTAAAAGCAAACGTACACGTAAATCGAAAGTTGCAGAACGCCTGGAACAAACACGGAGGATCTGTATTCTGCTTTTCAGTTCACTTTGAGTGTGAGCGCGAAGCCCTACTTTCGAATGAGCAGAGGTTGATCGATCAGTTTGACGCGTTCCGCTCCGGGTATAACATGTCCGCCGTAGCCGATGCTCCAATGCGTGGACGGCAGCACTCGATCAAGACTCGGCAACAAATGTCCAGGCAACGCATAGGAGTCGCTAAATCGCCCCAATGGCGACAAAACATCGCAGTTAGTAACAAAGGCATCAAGAAGACCATATCCCCGGAGGGGCTGGCATCTCTTAGAGCCTCCATGAAACGGTGTCGTAGTACGACCGATCAAGACAGTGTGACGGCGCGCCTCGTCGCCTTTAATAAATCCATTGAGGGGCGCAAGCAGGCAGCCCGAAGAAATCAAAAGCGATGGAAAGATGACCCACACTATAGAAAAGCCGTTGTAACCTCCAATCTTAAAGAAAATTGGACCGAGGAGCGTGTCCGGTCCGCTTCGGAACGAGCTACAAAGTACAACCGTCGCCGATCCCCGGAGTTTAACGGCTGGTGTGCCCGTAAACGAGCCGCCGCAGCCCTAGGCAAGCCCTTCAATGAGCCGAGACCTGAAAAAATGTATTTAAACGTAAACCAGCTATTGAACCCCTCTGATGAGACCCAGTAAGAGACCGGTCTCGATTCGGAGGATTTTTAGATGGCCACGTCCAGTTACATCTACCGTCAGGGTACGACGGCACAGACCTCGTCTGTCATCAGCACCCGCTTCAAAATATATGTACCCGTCGTTTCGGTGGGGAAGTTCACCCGCATGGGTGTAACCTCGTCCTTCGGGATCTCCGAGTCGAAGAACATCGACACGGTACGCGGCCTCGGGTACGGCGACCAGGTGGCCGAACTTGTACCGGGTGTTACCCAGCCGATGTCGCTGAGCGTGACCCGTACCGCTCTCTACCTCGGCAACCTGATGCAGCAGTTCGGCTATAAGGCCGGTGTTTCCGGATTGGTCCGTTCGCTGAAGCATCACAAGTGGCCCTTTGACATCAAGACCGAGATTGTCTTCTCGGAACTTGCCTCGACCGATCCGACTGTCGATGAGGCGACCCCGGCTTCCGTGAATCCCGAGGGCGGCCTCAATAACCTGGGCAATGTTCCACCGCTCTACTGCGTGGCCACAGTGTACGAAGGTTGTTGGATGGAGTCGTACAATTCCACCTACAACATCGACCAGACGGCTGTGACCGAGGATTGCACCATCCTGGTTACCGACGTGTTCGACATCTCCGGCTCCGTCTACGGCGAGTTCATCGACTCCGGCAACGATCCCTCCTCGGTGACCGGCGCGTCGTTGATCTTCGCTGAGAACAACGTCAACGCGTAAGTTTCGCCTCCTCATGGGAGGGCCGCACCGGCCCTCCCTTCTTTTTAGGTGACGCATGGCCCAGCATCCTCTACTTCGCAAGCGCGGCATGGACGCGGCCAACCAGGAGCTTCTTCAAGAGACCGACTATCCCGCTGCGGATAAGGATTGGAACAGCCCTTGGGCTGCGAAGGGCACCGAATTCGATCCCACCAAGATGGGTGGGGTAAAGAGCGACGAGCCTTCTCGCCGCACCATGGAATTCCGCAAACTCCTCGATCAGACCCTCCACACACTGGAACGAGCGTCAGGTTTCAGTCCGGACAATCTTGCTCGACAGATGATCTGGAATCTCATTGACCAAGTGAGCCGCTATCAGATGCGCCAGGCTCGGACGGCAGCCGCCGGAACAAACAAGGTCGATTATTTAAAGCTCGCCGAGGCGATCGCGGCCTCTCTTGACCTGTTGGCCCGTGTGGCTCCAAAAGGTAGCCATATCCAGTCATTCGCCGCCGATGGCACCGTCGATCTTCGAGATTGGATCTCGCAGGATCGCCGCTCGGTGCGGATGACGGCCTCGGCTCATCGGGGATTCCGCCGAATTGCCACCACGTACACCTGCTCCGACTGCGGCCATAACCAAGCCAGCAACGTGGTGTGTGAAAAGTGCGGCAACGCCTGTTCGTTCAAGAAGGAAGCCGAAATCAAGTTACACGAGACCCCCAAAATCCTGCCGCCCAGGAATGACATGCGCTCGCACCTGGACGAGGACGTTAAGAAGGAAATGGAAGAGGACCGCGAAGACTGACCCGGTTCGATCGTGTGGTGAGGTACCGGCAAGGGAAATGACTTCGGAACTCCTCTATATAGAGGAGTGCTACAGGTGGCGTTTAACAAGATAGCGAATGCGGAGGTTGTGGATCTCGTTTCCCTCCCGGCTTGGGAGAAGATGCACCATGATCGCGCGTTCGGCCAGAAGACGGCTGCGGCTGGGATCAAGCGCTTCGCCGCCGAGCAATCCAAGTTTCTCCTATCCCACTGCACCATTATGAGTTCGGTAATGGTCGAGCCCGACCCGGAAGACCACTTAATCAAGCCCGAGTGCTCGCACCTTGTAAATAACAACGACGACGCCTGGGAGAACACCGTGATGCGGCTCTCCTACAAGACATTCGTCGGCGCGTTCAATTTCCTCGAACATCTCCAGAAGCGGAAGGCGGCCAAGGGACACATTCTCGACGCGATCCTCCGCAAGGTGAAGATCGCACCGGACGTCTGGGTCTACTACGTGGACATTCTGGTAGCAACCGATCTAGCGCACGAATCCCTGGTCGCAGACATTCGTAATAACAAGGTTCGTTACATGTCGATGGGCTGTACCACCGATCTGGTTGTGTGCAGCTATTGCGGGGCTCGTTGTACCGATGCCAACTCTTTTTGCCAACACCTACTTGCGATGAAGGGGCAATTCCTGACGGATAACGACGGCATTCCCCGTCGTATCGCCGAGCTATGCGGTCACAAATCACTGCCGTTTGGCGGCGTGAAGTTCGTGGAGGCCTCCTGGGTTGGCACTCCGGCGTTTCCCGGCGCGGCTAACCGCGCAATCATTCTCGACGGCTGGGTCGGCCCAAAGACGCCATTCACACAGGTGGCCGCTGCAACAAAGACCGGCTCGGCTCATAACCGGCTTGTAATCACGCCGGACGAAGCAAAGCTCGATGCGCATCTGCGCAAGATTTTCTAAGTGAATTGAGGAAAGGAACTTTCAAATTCAGCTTTAGTGGGGGCATTACCCACCAAATGCATGGAAAGGTAACCATCTATGGCAAACTCAACGACTACGAATCCCAACCGGACCTCCCTTGCGGGACGGGTCGCGGCTGAAAAGAAGCAGGCGGCGGAGACGCGGCAGATCAAGACCCGCGTAGCCTCAGCCTACACGCTTGCCAAGACCATGCTCCCCTCCGCCCCCGCCGAGCAGCATGTGAAGCTGGCGAAGAACCTGCTTTTGAACTCGACACCCGTGCTGAAAGCGATGCTGCGCCAGGCAGCCGTCAATGCGCACTATACGCGCGTCGCCGAGGCTTTCAAGGACGTGCACAAGATGGACCTCAACGATCTGCTCGACGAGCCATCGAGCCTCTCGAAGGAGAAGGCGGCGGTCCTGTCCGAGTTGAAGGGCGATGCCAAGAACGCTTCAGCGAAGGTCGCCGACGATCGCAAAGAGTGCGGCGAGCAGCCAGCCACCTACGACGAGGGCAAGCGTACCGAGCCCCAGGGCATGGACGCCGACAACTCCACCGATCCGGCCAAGCAGAAAATCTGGACCGATGGCGGCGAAGGCAAGGTTGCCTCCATGAAGATGGACGAAGAAAAGAAAGAAGAAGGCGAGAAAAAGGAAGCCGCGTCCAAAACCGCCTGCGGCGAAGGCTGCAAGGGCTGTGAGAACTGCAAGAAGGAAGCTGCCGCGAAGGTAGCCGAAGAGGGTGTTGAAGGTGACGCCGTTGACCAGGAAGCCGCTGGCGAAGGCGAGACCGAACCGAACCCAGTCGAGGAATCGGCCATGGAGCACGAGGAAAATGCCGATGCCGACGCGGTTGAGGGCGAGTCCGACGCAGACGCCGGGGACGCCGAGGGCGCGGAAGCAGCCGAGGGTGAGGTCTTCGACGAAGAGAAGGAGACTCTCAAGGATGCGATCGAGGACGTGAAGGACGACATTTCCACTCTCGAAGAGGCCATCAACGACGAGCTTGGCGACGCAGACGACATCAACCTGACCGAGGAAGCTGCCGGTGAGGGCGCATTCGATGCAGCCCTTGAAGACGGTGGCTTGGACGAGGCGATGGACGGAAGCGCTGAAGGCGAAGCACCCGCCCCCGAGGAACTGAACATCGAGAACATCTTCTCCGACGACAATTTTTCGGACAAGGTCTCGGCGCTCAACGATGAGGATGGCGAGGAAATGGCCGAAGATGCGTGGTTCGCGCCGAGCGACGCCGCTGAACTTGAAGGTGTCCTGGATCAGGAAGAGGCCATCGGCTCCCCGGCGGACATGTTCGTCGTCGAGGAAATCGGTGATGATCCCATGGCGTCGATCTTCGCGTCCAAACAGGCCGCGAGCAACGACGGCATCGTGAAGCCGGGCGATCTCGTAAGCCATTTCGAGGCCGACAAAGGTTCGGAGGGCCGTGACGCCGACACCGATCACGATGGCGACCTGCTGACCGAAATCGCCAATCTCCACAAGCCTGCGGGCAACGAATGGAAGCGCGATAAGCAGGATACAACCAACGAACTGAAGGAGCCCAAGGACAAGCAGGCCGGTACCAAGGCTCGCCGTGTGGCTGGCAAGAAGGTCGATGGCGGCGGTGCCTTCCCCAAACTCGCAACCCACTTCGATCCTTTGGCGCAAGCCGTGAAGATCGCCGGTGGCAACCTGGCCGCTCTGGTCTTCTCCGACGAGGCCGACTACCAGTAAGCTGCACCACAGTCCGGTAACGGACTATCCCCTGGTCCCGGGGCAATGGGCATCGAAGGCCACCGCAGATGGTGGCCTTCTCTATTTGTCCACCGTAAATACTCCGTAGCCCTCCGAAAAACCGAAGTTAATTCGAAAAACGAACTACGGGGTGCCTCTTGTAGATGCACATCGGTGCTTCAACTGTGCCTGACCTATAGTGCGCTGCTTCCACTCCGGGAGGTCGCACTGGGAACGGTAAACCTCAACAACTTTCCTCGGAGAAAACATCATGTCTCTTCGCCAGAAGTACTACGGTCAGCAGGACGGTTCCACCGCTCCCGATGTTGCGCTGACCGGGAATCCGGGCACTGACCAGATCACGCTTACGAATGCGGGTTACTTGGGTGGCGCTGTTATGGCGCTCTTCACGTCCGCAACCGCAGGCCGTGGCCAGGTGATTGGCCCATGTGACGCCTCTGCGGGCCAGGTCCCGTTCGGCTTCCTCATCAACGGCCCCGGCGAATTTGCGGGCTCCATCGGACCTTCGGGTTCAGGTAAGGCCCCCATCCTTCGCGGTCTGCCCCAGTTCTACGTGGACAGCCAGGCCTACGACGCCACAGCGACCTTCACGGTCGGCCTTCCGGTTTATGCCGGAGGCGGCTCGAAGAAGGGTCTGATCACCGCGACCGCCGCCACCGGCACGGGCGCATACACCGCAGCAATCGGCGTCTGCACGCAGTCGCCCACAACCCAGAATCCCTGGTTGGGAGTTGCTTCGTACCTGTAATCCCTGACAGGAAAACGGACTACGACGAGAAACGAGAAATATTACCATGGCAAATCTCTCTCGCAATCAGCAGCAGACCAACATTCTTGGGACCCTGCTGAAATCCGCTGCCGGTCGGCAGAAGCTCGCGGCCTCTCTTGGCCCGTCTCTGCGTCGGCGTCGTGACTATCTGAGCATTGCTCGCAAGGCTCTGATGGTTGAAACTCTGCCCGATGGCGCACTGCCGATCTATGACCGAGAATTCGATTCCACCGGTCAGAGCTTCGTTCAGGCGTTCTACGTCGGCGAAGAGGGCTCGGACATCGTCAGCGTTGTGAAGCCGAACCGTATCACGGTTCCGACCTTCGAAATTGCTGAACTCCCGATGATTCCGATCACCCAGATCAAGGAGCGCCGCTTCGACATCGTTCAGCGTGCCCTGAACCTCGGTAAAGCCGAGATCGGTGCCGCTGAGGACGAGAAGATCTTCGGCCTTCTGGATGCGACGGCAGCCGCCGCCGCGACCGCGCTGCCCGACGACTACGTCCTGAATGTGGACCAGCCGATCACCGCACCGATCACCGTCGATGCGATGGCCGATGGCTTCGCCCAGGTCGAGCGTCACGATCTTTCGGTGGCCTACGTGTTCTTCAACCCGAAGGACTACGCCGACCTCCGCAAGTGGACGCAGGACAACATCGACCGTGAGACTCAGCGCAAGTTGATCAAGACCGGTGTGATGGGCTACCTGTGGGGTGCGACGCTGCTCCAGTCCCGTAAGGTGAACTACGGCATCGTCTACATCCTGACGGAAGCCGAGTTCCTCGGCGTGATCCCCGAGCGCGTGCCCCTCACGGTCATGAGCGCGGATCGTCCGGACCTCCGGCAGATCGGGTTCTCGATCTTCGAGATCCTTGGCTTCACGATCTTCAACCCCTCCGGCGTCCAGCGCCTGGTGGTTTCGCGTACGGTCAGCGTGCCGACCACGGTACCTGGCGAGAGCGGCGGAATGATCGCGGAAGGCAACGCCATCCCGTACCCGGGCAACACAACCGACTAATCCTCGGTGTCCGGGGAGGACAACAGATGAGGGCAGCTTCGGCTGCCCTTTTCTTTTTCGGCACATTTTCAGATCGGTACCTTAAACCGGTATTACCTCTTGAGGGAGTTCTGCATGGTAAAGACCTACGTCGTTGCAAAGCGCTTTAATATGACCTTCGCCCACGCCTATATCGAGAAGGGCGACATTGTTCTGTACGACTCGAACAACAGCAACAAAGTGTCCGTATACCGCAATCGGAAATTGGTGGCTACCACATTCGCTCCCAACGCCGCCTCTGTTCCGGCCCTCATTGCCAGCGGCTGGATCAAGGAAGTGAAGGATACGCCCGAGGCTCCTCCAGTTCAAAAGCCTTCGGTCAAGCTTTGCACCACCTGCGGTCTTGGTCCGGATAACAATGGCGACGGGGACTGCGCCGCGTGCTTTGCGCTGTTCGCACCGCTTACCGAGCAAATCGAAAAAGCCGAAACCAGCAACCAGAAACTTGCGTTGATCGACGGAGCTTTGGCCAAGATTGAGTACCTCTCCAATCAGACCTTCCAGGGCCAGGCATCTTCGTCTACGCTCGCTTTCCGCTCCGCCGAGCTTCGGGAGCAGCGGACGCAGTTGCTCTCCAAGCAAGCCGAGCCCATTGCTAAGGCCATTGTTGAGACCCCCGACACAGTAACCGGCGACGAGGCCTCCGGTGTCGCCAAGTTCGAAGACGCGAAGGCGGCGGGCTTCTCCGATGCCGAGGCGCAGGCGATCGGTTTCGAAGAGCAGAGCGAAGACGCCGGTGCTGGCGGGCAGAAGGTCGAGGGTGAAGAGGCCGTCACTGAAAACGACGGACCCGGCGCTGATGAAGGCGGAGTACCTGCGGATGCAGAGGGTACCGGTAACGCCGCCACAACCGACGAGATCGACTTCTCACTTCTCAAGTACAACGACATGCTCGTGTACGCGCGGACCAAGTACGGCCTGACCTACCAGAAGAACCCGGCCAAGCCGAAGCTGATCGAGGATATTCAGAAGGCCAAGGCAGCGGCAGAATCCGGAGCCTAACTCACCAGGGAGGGCGCGCCCTTGTTTCTCCATCTCTCCCCCGAAGAGGCCTTTGTCATGAAGGTCTTCCTCGTTGCGGCAGCCACCGCCGTCACAGCGGTGGCGCACCAGGTATTTCTTCGTAGGCAGCCCCTGTCCCGTAAGGAATGGCGCGCGTACCAGGCGAAGCATCGCTACTACAAATATCGGCGCACATCGCTGTACCCCACGATCATTCTTGTGCGGGATGAAGACAAGCGCTAGGAAATCGACTCTCAAACGCTTCTTGTGAGGGGGAGTTCCGCTTGTCTGAGGTCAGTGTAAAGTTCAAGCTCGGCGAGTACTTCCGCCCCGGCAGTCACAAAATCGCCATCTCGGTGCCGGAGCTTGTCCAGCAGACAAACGAATTCTCGACGAAGAACCGCCCAGGCTGCAATCCAAAGCTTACCGGCTCCAATCCCCGTTCGCTCTTCCTCAACTACAACGTCAAGTGCAACCTGAAAACCTCCGATCCTGCCGGACACGACGTGAAGGTGCGCTTTGACTTGTCGAGTGTAACCGATGAGACCTCGGCCAAAAACCTTGACGTGGAGGCTTCGTGCACGTGCGCTGCGTTCCTGTACTGGGGAGCACAATGGAATCTTAATCAACGGGATGCGCTTGAAGGAGAGCCACGCCCATTGCTTACCGCGCCGACTGAACGGCTGGATCTCCGCAATCACTTCCTCATCTGTAAGCACTGCAAGGCCGTGTTTGAGCGCATTCTTCCGTCCGTCCAGCACAATATCGTCAACATCATCCGCCAGCGCAACGTGCAGGAGCATAAGAAACGTCAGAAGGAGAAGGGGATTCCAGGCGCACCGGATAAGCTCCTGCGTCGCAAGAAGAAGGAAGAAACACCTCCCTCACCTGTTTCCGGCCCGCATCCGCCGTCTGATCACGTCGTAAAGCGTGACGAGCCCGCCACTCCTGAAGAACGTGCAAAGACACCGGTTCTCGATGAAGACAAGGTCGATGTGCCGACGCCCGTAGCCCCCGCGCCGCTCGCGCCGATGCCGATGATCAAAGACCTCGACGAGAAAAAGAAGCCCGAGACCGTATCGCGCACCGCGCCCGCCGCCGCGCCGCCACAGCCTACGCCTAATAACGTCCCCGCCACTGCAACTCCTGGCCAAGTGAGGGACAATAGCGCCCCCGCCGCTGCACTGCCGCCCCAACTGAAGCCTCAGAAGACGCTTCCGCGCCTCAATCCGCGCGATAACGAGCGTCTCAAGCAGCTTCAAAAGCAGGACCAAATACGTCGCCATCGTGAGACACAGCAGCGTCTGCGCAACAACCCCGGTCGGAGGTAAGGCATGAATGTTCAATGCAGTACGGCCTACCCCAATCGTATTGTTCTGGGTCTCGGAAATCTCAATGGTCCACTGACTTCCGTACTTCTCGGTGCCTTCAATCCAAGCCGCGATCTTCAGATTTACGTGGACGGCGTCAAGCAGTCGGTTCAGTCATTTGGATTCGATATTGCAAATAACCGCTACCTGATCTTTTTAGAGAACAACATCGACCTGACCGGAGTGATCCAGGTCGTGCATCACATGCCGCTTGCTCCGTTTCAAGCCGGGGTTAGCCAGTTGATGGGATTCGGAACCAGCTTTGGTACTTTCTTTGCGAGCTAACTGATGGCAGTCACACTAGGACCAAAACTCGGGCTTCTGATCAACGGAAACAGCGGTGACAACTACACCGACCAGTTCCGTCCTTTCCTTCGTTTTTTCGATGCGATGGTGCAGGGGAACGTCATCAATTCCACCGCGACGACGCCGCCTACGTCGCCCAACAACGGGGACGCCTACTTGCTTCTCGGCGCTCCTACCGGTGTCTGGGCCGCCTATCAGAACTCGATCGCCGTCTGGTCAACGGAGATAACGACTGCTGGCACCAACAATAAGGTCCCCGGCTGGGAATTCTGGACACCTAATCAAGGCTGGCTCATCTGGGATGTAGCCTCGGGTTTCTTCCGTGTTTACACCGGCTCGGGCTGGACCGAGCTTTCGACCGGAGGAGGGGGAGGAGGCGGGGCGGACATCCTTGAAGGCACAGACGCGTCAAAACCATCCGCAGGAACGGCAGGCCGTATTTTCCTTACGACCGACACCAACAAGATTTATTACGACACCGGGAGTGCATGGATAGCGGTCGGACCTTCGGGTGCGGGCACTGTCACAAGCGTAGCGATTACCGTTCCCTCGCGCCAGTCCGTCTCCGGTTCTCCGGTCACGACCAACGGCACCTTTGCCATCAGCGATAACGCTCAGAACGCCAATACATTCTTCCGTGGACCCGTCTCCGGATCGGCGGCGGCTCCTTCGTTTGGAGCGATTGTCCCAGCCGATCTGCCTTTAGCAAGCGCCTCCGCATTCGGCGCGGTCAAGGTGGACGGGACAACCATCACTGCAACTGGCGGAGTCATTTCGGCAGTGGGTGGAAGCGGAAACGCAACAGAAATCCAAAGTATCCCCGTCTCAGCGACTGCGCCTACCACCGGCCAGGTGCTGGAGTACAACGGTAGCGAGTATGTTCCGACGACCCCGTCAAGCGGGGGCGGCGGGGCGGGTTTTGGCGTTCCACAGACTCTTTCGCCGAGTAGTCCCAACGGCGGCACTACCTACACGCTCGGCACTACGCCGACGACTCCCGCTGCCTCGTTCTATTTCGTGAACGGCAGCAAGATGATCTACGGCTCCTACTACACGATCTCGGGCGACACTCTGACGATCATCGGCTCGCAGCCGCCTCCGCCAAACTCTGCCCTTGGAGACACCCATGAACTCTATGCGTACTAAGCTTTTTCTATTGTTCGCCCTTTTGATGGGCTTTGCATTTGTGAGTCGTCCGGCGCACGCGCAGACTGTGAGCCCGAATGGTGGCATCCGTTGTCCCAACAATAGCGCCGCGCCTTGCAGCTATCAGCCAGGCAGCATGGTGCAAGGCGGCGGCGGCGCATACTTCTTTGGCAATTCACCGACTTACGCAGGATTCGATTCGACCGGCTGCGGAACAACCGGATACGCGCCAGGCCAAGTGCCCGCCGCCGACTGCAATGCCGTGGGATCGCTCATCATCAAAGCTTACGGCGGCCTCGGCCAGGATTGGCCCCTCGCCGATCCGAGTTTCAGCATCCCGAAGTATGGCGAAAGCGCCATGCTCGATTGCCTCGACATGCAGGTGTTGCCCAACATCGATCCGGGAGACACTGGAGCGCCGGACATCTTCATCGATTGCGGCGGAAGCGATCCGTCCATTGCCGATCCCGGCCTTGGCCCGAGCCCCGGAACGATCACCAACGAGCCGCAGGCGCTTATCGCCGCTTTGACCACAGTCGTCGCCTGGGGCGGATCTCCCCACTATGCAAAGATATTGGCTTCGAATACGACCGAATGCGTCGCGACGTCGGGCACCTGGACGGCCAACAATCAATTTCACAGCGGCGTCGCTATGCAGACCACAGGCACAGGCGTGCTGACGTGTACGACGCCATATCCTGTCGCCAACGATGTGATCGCGGTCTGGGGCGTCTACAGCGGCGGCACAGCGACTGCAACATTTGCCATCGACGGCACGACCGCCGACACCTGGTCCTCGGGCGCTGCCGGAACTATCGGGACTGATCCGGGCAACACCGCTACATGGTGGGGCCAGCGGTATGCGCTTCCGAGCACAGCGGCAACGCACACCTACACGATCACGGTGACATCCGCCAGTTCCGGCGATCCGTTCATCGTCGCCTTCTTCGTCAGTCCTCCACAGGCGAATCAGACCTATCTCGGGCTCGTTTATCCGCGCGTGTTCGTCGGTGGTGAAGAGTATGGATCGTCGGGAGGCTGCACGATTGGAAGCTTTTGCGCGACGTTTGACACCGACATGCACAACTTGGTCAGCCAGCTTCAGGCGGATGGTTTTATAGTCAACTACGTGAGCACGCAGACAGCGTGGCCGGACTCCTCCATTCCTTACGCTGGAGGCACCTATCCGAACGGACGCGTTTGCCCGGCCTCCACTGTTGGCGCTCCACATCCCGGTGACTGTGGACACTTGTTCTGGTCCTGGGCCTATTTGAACGCGGCTGGCAAGACGCCGAATTCGAAAGGCGTTAACAGCTTCGGCCCAGTGGGCAATGTGCGCACAGGTGCGATTGTGCCCCAGACTGGAGACTACACCGCCACTCAAGTCACGAACGCCGCGTCTACGAACGCGCCGAACAACTTTCTTGGCCAGCAGAGTATTGTGACTGCGGACGCCAATCACAACGGGCTGATCGTCAAGGGAAACAGTTCCGGCGCTTCTCTGCCGGTGTTACAGACCAGTGTGTCGGGGGGTACTTCGAACTCAATCACCGTCAGTGCTGGTTGGGTTATTCTTTCGATATGCCAGGCGGATGAGGCATCCTCAATAAGCGATTCTCTGGGTAGTACGTGGACAACAGTAGACAATTTCAATGTAGGTGGCTTTTTCGGTAATACCACAGTTGAAATTGGCGTCGTCACGGCGAGCGGAAGCGATACGGTCAGTTGTAATCCTGGTTCGCAGGTGCTCGATGTTTCGGAATGGGCATTCTCGAACGTCAACACTTCTTCGCCGCTCGACGGCTCAGTGATATTTGCTGGGAACAGTTCCAGCCCGCAGAACATCTCAATTACAACGACGCAGACCGACATGCTGTTCACCGGTTATCTTCCGGGATCGAGCGGCAGCCTTAGCGGCGCTAGTGCAGCGTCGCCGTGGGTACTGCTCGGCAGTTTTGCGGGTATCGCGGCTTACGATCTGGGAGCTAGTAGCGCAGCCACATACACCGCTGACTGGACGCTAGCGTCACCCGGTGGCGGTATTACGATTTTGGCTTTGAAAGGAGTTTCGGATACCACTCAAGTGGTGCCTCTTGCTCAATTTCAGACACCGAGTGGCAGCGTCGTTTCTGGAGTGACCGGACCCGGCCTCCCCTACATCACAGCGGCCACGTTCTCGACGCTCCCATCTTGCGGCTCAACTGGTGCGCCCGAAGGTACAAGAGGATCGGTGACCGACAGCACGACAAACTCCATCGGGGCCACAATCACGGGCGGCGGTTCGTATCATATTGCCGCCTATTGCAACGGTACGAATTGGGTGGTTGCAAGTGGGTCAACTCCGGTCTCCCCAATTGAAGCCGGATTCAACATCAATAGCGGAGTGGCGGTCACACCCGCGTGGATTCAGACCGCTCCCACCGCCGGGTCTCTTACCACAGGCTGTACGTTTACGACACTCACCAGTGACTCCTCGACCAATCTCGTAATGAACGTCAAAATCGGAGGCAGCAGCATATTTAGTTCCGGAAGTATCACGATTGCGGCTGGGACGGCAGTAGGCACCCAGTCCAACTTTACCGGGCTAACGTCCCTTCCACTCTCGGTGAGTGCCGGTAGCCTTGAAGAGCTTGACATTACCACTGGAAGCTCCAGTTGGAGCGGGAGCCTCGTATGTCGCTAAGGAAGATTGTCGCATTCGCGTTATTTTTGATTTGTACTGCGTCGGTCTGGGCGACTCCGAACCAGACCGCTCACTGGAATGTTCGGTCAGACGGCTCCGATAGTAATGGGGGGCTTTTTGATCCTTCAGTCTCCGCGCCAGGCACTGACTACTCGAACCAGGCGGCAGCGCAGGTGAGTTTCACCGACATTGTGATTGGGGGAACCACATCCACGTTCACTAGCTCGGCTCATCCGGCCACCACCGCCTATCCAGGCAACGGAATCCAGATTACTGGCGGCAGTGGCTGCACGACCGGGTGGTACGAGATCCTTTCCCAATCAAGCGGCACATACACAGTCGATCGCGCCTTGGGTACCGCCGCATCGACCTGTACAGGCAGCCTGGGCGGCGGACTCCTTACCATTCCGACCGCGCTCGGTCAAGCTAACGGAAATTGGCAAACCGTGTTTCTCAAGAACGGTACTTACACATTGACCAGTCCGGTCACTTTGAGCAATGCGGTGCTTGAAGGCTACAACACCGCCTACGGCGACTACGGTACGAGGCCCGTCATTACTGTGAGTGGCACTTCCTCGCTCTTCAATGTGGGCTCCGCCGTCATGGTGCTCGTTGACGTCGAATTAGAAGGGAACACTACAGCCGGTCCGTGCATTTACCCCACAAATCACGGGGGATCTTTGTACATGTTCGATGTTTATGCCACCGGCTGCGGTAGTGGAGGGACCGATGGAGGAGGGGTCGTCGATGAGACTGACGATGCAGAAGACGACTGGGGAGCCATTCTGATCTACAACTCATGGTTTGTGAACAACGCCGGTGGGGTCATCGTGGGTGACAGCAGCAACAACGGAATAACCATGGTGCTTGCGAACAACTATTTCGAGGGGAATGCCTTCGACGTTAATCCCCACAACGGCGGGAGTGGCGCTTTCATCCATGCAACGGGTAACGTCTTTGCCAACGAAACCAGTACCACTGTCCCCGCCGTGCAGATAACCAATGGCGGGTACGAGTTCTTCATCAACAATACTTTCTACAATGCCGCTCACACGGCGCTCAGTCTTAACAGCAACACTATTTGCCTTCAAAACAACATTTTTTACGGGAATTTCAGAGCCATAGCCTCCGCCAGCCAGTTGTACATCCCCGGATGTAGCGAGACCAACGCTTACGGGAGCAACGCGAATGCGAACACCGGGTTGACGCCTTCGACCCTTGCCGACATCACATTGACCGCGAATCCGTTTTCAAACCCAAGCTCCGACAACTTCGCCCTGAATGCAACGGCGGGCGGAGGCACTCTTCTATTGAACGCCGGGTTTCCAAGTGCCTACGGACCATCGACGACAACGTACATCAGTGTCGGCGCGATTCAGGCTCAAATCAGCGGTGGCGGCGGTGGAGGGACCGGAGGCGGGACGACCCCATCCGTGAGCGGCTGGACACGGTGATTTAAGGGTTCCGGACTTTGAAGCGCCTCTTTTGAGGCCGATATGAACCCGAACGACCCAAATACCACCCAAGATGCGCCCGTACCGCCATCCGCGCCGGGCTCCACACCTGTCACCGCCGTGTCCCCTACGGCGCTTCCTTGGAAAAGTTTCCTCCAACAGGTGTTTTCCGACAAGGGAATGCCGTCTTCTTCCCGAATACTGACCTTCTTGCTGGCGATCGGGTGCTTCACTTTGCTGGCGGTCTTTGTACACCACATGATCCGCGTTACCGATAGCGCGACGCTCGGCGTGTGGTTGTCGTCGCTTCCGGCCATCGTCTTTGCCCTCATTGCTTTTGTCAATGCCCCTTACTTGATCAACAAGGGCGGCGGCACCCTCTCCGATGTGGCCTCCGTGTTCAAGCGCCCTGATCAGGGACGCTGAGGGACTACGAAAACCTCATAAGAGGGGATTTACATGGCACTTCTTTTCTGCGACAGCTTCGACCACTACGTGAACCTCGGCGATAAGTACGACACCGTGACCGTCGCCACGGATGGGGCCAGCCTCACCATTGAATCCGGTGCGGCGCGGGAGTCCGGCGGTCAAGGCCTGGCGGTTCGCGGTGGTTCCATTGGATCGATGTCCATCAACAAGGTTTTCCCGGCCACGAGTAAGGTAACTGTCGGTTTTGCATTTCAGGCGGTTCAAGCCAACGCCTCCCTGCCGCTCTTTTCTCTCAATGACGACACGAACCAGCAAATATACGCTTTGGTTTTGACCACGGGTCAGATTCAGATCGGCTATAACCCGTTTGTGCAGTCCAATGAGTTTATTCACGGTACCACGTGGGGGACTTCCTCTTCGGCGGTTCCATTTGGCGGTACATGGAACTTTCTTGAATTCCAGATCGTCATGGGAACTGCCGGGACCGGCAATAACGGTTCCATCATCGTCCGTATCAATGGCATTACCGTCCTCAGTCTTTCAGGACTTGACACGGCGTTCGACAACACCCCATCGGTCAACAACATCACAATCGGTTACCCCTACGGCTTCCCGTCGTCGGGCGACGGGTACAACATCGACGATCTATATGTTTGCGACGGTAATGGCACCGTCAATAACACGTTCCTGGGCGATGTGCACGTAGTGGCTTTGTACCCAACCGGCCCGGGAGAGAGCACACAGTGGACGCCGACCGGCGCTGCGGCCAACTGGGAGTGCGTCGATGACGTGCCGCCAAACGACGGCACCACCTTTATTTCAACCTCCACGGTTGGGGCCAAGGACATGTACACCCTGGGATCTCTCCCAAACCAGGGCACGATCCACGGCATCATGGTGTCTTCTTACTCCACGAAGGATCAGCCGGGTGGCCGAACCCTCACCCATAATGTCAAGGACACGATCAGCGGGAATGAAATCGCAAGCGGTCAGGTAGCCCCCGGCACCAGCTTTCACTTTCTTACGACCCCATTCGATCTCGACCCATCCGGCAATAACTGGAGCTTCTCGGAGGTCAACGCGATGCAGGCCGGAGTCGAGGTAGCAAGCTGACATGGCGACCAATGCCCTCGTAAACCAGTTGACGGCAGAGGGCGTAGTTTCTGGGAACGCCAAGGCCGAGATCAACCAACTCGTGGTGGAAGCCCTGCTTCTGGTTCCGACCGTCACCCAAGTCAATCAGGTGGTGATCGAAGCCGTTCAAGGCACCCAATCGGGTGTTGATGTTAATCAATTGACGGTTGAGGCCATAACCGTATTTGTGCCGCCAGTTACAGCGATTATGGGCGGTTTCGCCTTGATCGCCTCCGTTATAGACACTCCTGATCCGGCGAGTCCTGCCGTTACTCTGGCGGCCCCCCTGGGAAGCACGGTCGGCCAAACGACGGCATTCTATTGGAGCGCCGTGGGTGTCACGTTCTTCCGAATTACCGGAACCAACGGTTACGATTCGGGGCTCCTGTCCGCCTCGTCCAACTCCGGCATTCTCTATGCGCCCGCCTTCGACTCCTCCGGTACCTATCGGTTCACCATTTTCGGGCTGGATTCGAGCGAAACCGCGCAGGTCCAGGTCACGATCGTGGTTACCGTCCAGTCATAAACCCCACCAATTGCAAGAAATGAGCTATCGGCCTCCTTGTTAGGAGTCCATCTGGGCTCAGCCAAGGAGCAAACGATGAGCAAACTTGCCAAAGTTGACGCCGCTGCAATGAACCATCTCCTTCAGCACGAGGCTTCACGCCTGAATGTGAAGGTTGCCGCCGCCGGTGAAGACCCGCAGGCGTTCGAGGATCACGAAGAGTATCTGGCGACCGTCGATGCGGTTCTGAAGGAAGACAAGAGCCAGTCCTGGGACCCGAATAACCCGATTCTGGATTGATGACAGGAAACCGATGAACCTGACGGCCAGTCTTTTAGACAAGATCGCCGATCCTCGTCAGCTTGCAGCTACGTTCCGTACCGCGCGACTGATGAAGACGGTGACGCCCGGTGAGACGATCCACAGCGCAAGCGGCTCCATTCACCGCGTGCTGGGGAAGAGTGCCTCCGTCAACGGTATCCGTCTGCGTATCACGCATAACGGCGGCGAACGATGGATCACCGCCAGTCAGCTTGCGGCTCTTAGGCCGCTTTCGCCCGCGATCCGACGCGTTGCCGGGCTCGTTCATCGGATCTTGGCCTTCGACAACTCCCTTTCATCCTATGTGAACGCCGCGATCGAACAAGCCGGACTACCTCAGGACCCATCGATGAACTGGGGTCGCTGGTTGACAGCAAAGTATGGCCCCGTGTTGCGCAAATTCACCAAGGATGAGGATTTGATCGACGACGCGATCCGCGAGGTGGTCGTTCACCAGCTTTACGAGCTTCGTCTATTAGACAAGCATTCTCCCCACGCTCACTTCGACGAGAATCACCCCGCCATTCAAGGCAAGGACTTGGCCAAGAAGGTCTCCGCATTCCTGACCATGCTCTTCACTCGGAATGTCTCTGAAGCGGTCCATTACGTGAAGAAAGCCCTGGGCGTCGGAGCACTAGGGGAATTGGGCCTCGTGCCGACACAGAGTCTTTACAATACCCGCGACGGTGAGGATGAAGATGACACCTTCTACGACGGCGAGGTGTTATCTACCGAGTACGATCGCGGCGTCAGCACCGAGGATTCCAAGTTGGCGGACGACGAGGTCGATCAATTCCTCGACGCGTTCAACTTCTGGCTTGAAAAAAAGGGTCTACGCGAGAATACCATCAAGCTCATGCACTTCATCACCAAGCAGGTGGCCGAGGGTGCAAATCGCTCGGAGATCCGTGATGAACTGGTGGCCTCCAAAGAATTTCGCGGTCGCGACGGCCAGCCCTATACCAATGACACCTTCAAGTTCGCGATGCTGAACTGGGCGAAGCTGATCCAGGAGTTTGCTTCCTGGGAGGGCAATCCGCTTCGTGGCACCGACATCGCCGACGCAATTGTGAACTCGGCCCGGGCTTACGAGAACAAGCAGAAGGTCATTCAGCAGAAGCGTCAGGTCAACAAGGAACGCCGCTCGGTAGCAGCAGGCTTGGTGCTCGCGCAGGACGATACCGGCATCCTCCCCCATCAGCCGTATTCGAACAACACCCCAACTGTCACCGTCGTCGATCAAGCCCCGCAGAGTCCAAACGTCTCCCAGCAAGAAGAATCCCTTGCCGGTAAAGGAAACAGCGAAGGCAAGGCTCAGACTCAATCTCAGGACACTCCGCCTCAAATCTCTCAGCAAAATCAAGGCGAAGAGGACACGCAGCAGCCCAAGCGCACTATCACACCGGAGATTCCGGGAATGAACCACGTTTAAGGGGACTCTATGGCCAATCAGAATCAAACCCGCGAAACGGCCCGTAAGCGCATGCAGGCCCACATCAAAGCCAGCCGCGCCAAGCTGAACAACAAGACCGCAGGCCTCCGCAAAATTGCCGAGGCGGAGCCACATGAGGTCGGAAACGCGCTCGAAGAACTGGCTGGCTTGTTCGGTGACATCGCAGAAGTGTTCAAGGGCATCGCCGGTGACTTCGGGGCGATGAAAGAGAACCTCGATCTGAACGAGCCCGGCAAGACAGCTTCGATCCGGGAGCGCATTTCCGCCCGCCGCAATTATGCACGTACGCTACGCCGCCTGGCAAATGAAGAGCCGGAACAGCTTGGCGAAGCGTTGAGCATTGTTTACGGGCAGATCGATGAAGCGGTGCAGGGTATCGAAGCCATGGCAGAGCGTTTCGGGCTCCCTCTCGACGAACCCGCCGAGGACATGCCCAACCACGAAGACGCCGCCGAGGATGCGGAGATCGCAGAAGAAACACCGGCGCTTTAAATCGTTCTCAAAATACGCCGCTTCATATTTTCATCCGTCCGTTTTCGCCGATGAGGCCGCCCTTTGAGTATTACCTCTTAAGGGGAAGTCCGCCCGGAGGCCCATTTGCCAGAAAATTCCTTGTTCTTCGAAGCTGTCGTAGCGCAGCGCTCGGTGCTGCTTGATGACGAAACTGCATTAGAAGGGGGAGCGACAATCTCCCTCGAAACTCAGACCGACATGGCTGAGTCAGACGTTTTGACGTATATAGAGGAGCACTTCGGCGAGTTCCTCAAGAATCTCCGGTACCTGTCGAAGGAGGACCAGGAGCTTCTCTTGAGCTACTACGTCCTAGCCAAGACCCAGGCTACCCTGGCCATCCTGCACCGTTCAACTCAGACTCTATGCAGCGCACGGATTCGCAAGGCGATGCAGAAGATGGGCACGTTTATCATGCTCGGACCGCCAACCGCCGCCGCGCTCCGCGTGGTTCTGCTTGAACACGACTTGGAAAATCTTCTGGAAAAGCCCCTATCCGAAGTTGTGGAGCTTTACGCTCGCACGCGATCGTTTCAACGTGTGGCGGAGGTTCTGCGGCTGCACCGGCCCGAGATCCGCCGCGTCATGAGCCAGGCTTCGAAGGTGCTGAGCGAAAGCAAAGATACGCGGAGCCGGGCGCTCGGCGCATACATCTTTGACTTGATCGACAAGGCGTCTGCGTCGGGACAAGGGTTTTCGAAGCGCAAGATGGCCAAACAGGGCAATCTGTACTGTGTCGATTCGCCTTTGTTGGGGGAATTCCGGATCAACGTGGTCGATCCCGGATTTCAGAGTGTCTTCGTTTCGCGGGCTAACCGCTAAACGGCACGAGCCGCCCAAAGGCGGCTCGCTTGCCCTCCATTGTACCCGAGGGCTGCGGGGAAAGCCGGACGCGACCCTGGCAGAAATTCACTGCGAGCCTAGTTCGCTCCCAACTGGCCGAAAATGTAAACAAAAGTATTGAGAGGGGTTGCGCCGTTGGTCTTGACCACCTGCATCCAGTGCGCCGTGTTCGCGCCACCCTGGAAAAAGGTGTGTGCAATCTCCGAAGTGCTCTTGATTGGGTTGACATTCAGCTTCACTGCAATCGTGTCCTGGACGTTCTTGGCGGGCTGGAAGGGCTCGTTCGACACGTAGAGGTCAATTTCGCCATCGGACTCCAGATTCACAACGTGCAGAGACCAATTTGTGAAGCGCGCCATATCGATCCAGGCCCCGTAAAGTACCGCATCCGCCGCTCCGGCGTCCGTCTTGCTGACCCCCACAACACCCGCGCTCACAAAGACGTCAAAGTTGCTGAAATTCATAACCTAAGCCTTTCTGACTTTTCAATCCCTATAGAAGAGACTGTCTTCATTAATGGTTTCGACAGTCAGAAGTTACCCAGGAGGTTGGGTCGATGAAGCGGACACACCACATGACTGGACACACGATCGGGATGAATGAGGGTGACCGTGCCGTGGCTCCTTCATCGAACCATCTTCCCAAGACGGCCTCCCTTTCGGGCGACGTCCAGAAGAAAATTGCTTCAATGGGTCTGGTGCGCCGCGCCGGAAACATCTATGAGTGCCCCAGCACCAAGGATTTTTGGGCGGTGAAGAACGGCAAGATCATGCGCCTAACAGTGACCGAGGTGGACAACGGCGAGAGTCTTAAGGCCGCTCCGCGCGGTAACCCGAGCGGCTTTTTGAGCGCAGTACTGAACGATCTCACCTTCTAAGGACGGCTGCATGGCACACGCGAACATTTTGGACGCAATTCTTAACGAACCCCGCCGGGGCACCGGTAGCAAAACCGCCAACGCCCAGCTTGCCGACACCTTTCTTGACATGGGCGGTACCGTACAGACGGCGCGTACCGCTGCAATCCAGGCCGCTACCGGCGAAGACTCTTTGGCCGAAGCTGCGCTCAAAGTAGCAAGTCAGCGGCACAAAGGGGATTTGGGCGACATCGGCACCGCGATCAAGTGGGCCAGCACCACGATCGGAATCAGCGCCACAGGCGGTTTGAAGATCGCCAGCGAGAAGTTTCCCAGCACGGTACTTGCCGCCGTCAATCGTCTCCGCCGCGTGGCGGCCAAGACGCCCGCGCAGATGAAGCAAGACGGTGCAACCAAGCTGGCGGACTACTCCGATCCCGATCTGGTGCCCGGCTGGGCGAAACAGGTTCGCGCCGATCTGAAGACACTCCAGTCGTTCGCTGCTTCACACGAGTACGCCGCGCTTCTCGGTGGTAAAAAAGTGGCCGCAAAGACCGCCTCGACGGAGGAGATCCTGGCGGAGCGGAAAATGAGCGATGATGAAGTCGGTGACTACATTACCGGCTTGTTGAACGACGGCATAACCCCGAAAGATGTCGAGCAAAAGTTGAAGAAGCTGGCCGAGATTCAGAGTTTCAACAAGCAGTTCGCCTATGACAAGCTCAAGAACGATGCCGGTGTGGTCGGTTTCTCCTTCCTTGAACCCAACCATTACATGGAGAACTGCCCGGCAACCTACGAGCGTATGCAACAGAAGCTCGGCGGCGTGCGGGCGGCGAGTGTCAAGCAGGTTGTGGCCTGCACCGGCTGCCAGCACTTCTCGAAGAGCGCCGGTCAAAAGCGCTGTAACCTCTATCGCCTTCCGATCGTTGCCAACCAGTCGGAACTACTGCCGATTATCAACAACCTCACCTCCGGGGTGAAGGGCGCGGCGGCCAAGAAGGCTTCCCTGGTCTCACAGCATAATCGTGAAACTTCCCGGCCTGCGGTGGAAACAAAGCAGGCCAGTGTGGATGCGCCGTACGTCCGCAACACCGAGGCAACCTCGATACGCACTAACTCGACCCGTCAGGCGGCTCAAAAGGAAGGCAGTTTCACCGCAGCCGACGCCCTTAAACTGCACAACGCCGGGCAGTCGGTGCGGGCGATCTACAAGCAGGCGTCCGCCATCGTGGGTGCGGCCCAAGCGAAGGCGGCGGTCAAGAAATTTGTTGCTGGGCTCAAGGGATCGAACACCAAGGTAGCCCTCACCCAGATCGACTGCACTCAACTTCAAAACAAGCTCGCAACCTCAAACAGTATCGTGGGCTTGGCGAAGTGCGCATCCTGCACTTATCGTCGGGGCATGCACTGCGGCTTCACGGGAGGCACGCTGCTTGCATTTCCAGGCATGGATAAAGTCAAGACCAATCATCGCGTCGCCTCCGGCGCACCTACGGACGGCCACGGAATGCTGGCCGAGTTTGAGATGAGCGCTTCGGCAAAACAGGAGGACATCAAGTACGCCAGCGGTCAGTTCGACGTGGAACTGAACTCGGCAAGTAAGGTGGACCTGTGAGCGATATTGCGGAACTCTCAATTGGAGAGGAAGGCGTCGTCACGATTACGCCGGTCACCGAGGCCATGCCGGTGAGGGACATCGACAAGATCGAGCCTCCGGATTTGAACCGGGGAAACGACTCGCTCGAACACATGGCCGCGATCATGAATTTGATCGAAAAGCCGAATCGCGATTCGGCTGAAATTGGCCGCCTGATCGCTTTGGAAATCGCCGGTGTCATCTCGAAAATGGCCGACAACGATCCGGGTGCACGGGGCCGGTTCAGGGAACTGAACGATCACGTCAAAGCGCTCCGCGAGTTGCAGAAGACCCTGACCGAAGCCGACGAAAGTTCCAGGCAGGATTCTTTGAACGTCAAGGGACCGAAGTTTCAATTTGCTTTCAAGCGAATTGTGGAATGGATACGGTTGTCGTTAAAGGACGCAGGTGTCGGAGAAAGCCTCACCCACAACGTGTTAATGAACTTTGGGGATCGTATGAGGGAGAACGAGGAAGGTCTTCAGCGCGAACTTAACAAGATCGAGATTGGAAGGTAACTATGGCGGTGCACGCAAACAGTGTGGTGAAGTCGTACTCCTCATTTTCCGTGAGCGAGGGTCTGCTGGCTAAGGTTGTCGAGGCCGTCAAGCAGGGCGAAAACCTCGCGCGACGCTCCGGCCAGGTCCGCAGTTTTGAAGTCTTCTACCACGGTCACCGCGCTAACCTGGTGTTGGGCCGCATCATGGTGATTCCCGCCGCTGTTGCCGATTCGATCGAGGACTTTCCCTCGGCCTTGCTATACGGCGCGATGGTGAAGGAACTGAACGGAGAGATGATCTCCGACACCTACACCTTCAAATTGGGCGAAGGTGAGTTCGACACCTACAGTAAGAAGGACCTTGCTGAAATCAAGGACAAGCTTTTCAAGGACATCGACGGCAAATATCGCTCCCTCGTGATGTTCATACCCACCTGGGCCGCGCCGCGCGACTACGTCACGTTCAAGTACGTGAAGGACGAAGAGCGTCTATCGATGCTTCTTCGCCACCTGGTGTTTGCAGCTTACTTCGATCCAAGATTCTCCTCGTCGTTCGAAAAGCTTACGGAGGAGACCACTTCACAGAATCTGGATTTGGTGGACATCACGCCGAAGTTGAATTTTCCATTCCTGGCTGAGGGACTGATCAAATCCTATCCCGAACTTCACCCCGGCGACAAGCGCGCCTCGGCGGTACAGAAGCCCAAGATCATTCTTGCGAAGGGCACTCTCAAGGAGATCAACGAAGAGCTTCTTGAACCAGGCGAACATGCCGTCATGAACCAGCTTGGCCAGGATCTGGAGGCGCGTCTCAGTGGTGACGACTATATCCCGAAGGAAGCCGCCGTGCCCAAGAGTGAGCATGACGCGCACCGGGATCACGCACACGCTCAAGGCAAGGGCCGCACCTGCACCTGGAAGCACATGTCCCAGGACGGAAAGTGCTCAAACTGCGGTTTTGATCGCGCGAAGAAGGCCTCCACCAAGGTGGCCCTCGGTTTCCACGATGAGCAGAGCCCTCTGAAATCCGGAGAGAGCGTGGTCTGGAAAGACAAGGATCACCAGATCAACAAGACGCAAGGGACCGTTGAAGGCGACCATATCCGTTGGGACGACGGCAAAACCACACGCCTTAGCGACGCGGTAGCGATGTCGAATGTCCAGCGGGCCGAGAAGACGGCCTCGACCGATGACACCGGCGCGGAGACCGGGCTGCGTAATCGGCCAGACTACGGGGAAAGCGACTCGCACACCGTCGAAGCCAACGAATTGGCCGCCAAGGACGCGGGGGCGAAGATAGCTGCGGACCTGGTAAGGAAACACGGCAACCTCGCCAGCCTCCCGGCAATTAAGCTGAACGCCACCGCCGACTTCAAGCTGCCTGCGCGCTTCGCCTCCCTGAAGACCGTGGGCGAGCAGTTGACGGCCCTCCACACCGCAGCTACAGCCGAGGGTATCGACCCGAAGCGGGCGGCAGGCCTGATGCGCGTGGGCGAGAAGCTTGCCGCCTACGCCAACAATCGCCAGGTGCGCGCCGCGCTCGCCGGTTTCTGTCAGTGTGGTAAGAGCGGCAAGACTGCGGCGAAGAGTCAATGCCCCTGCTGCGGCGCACCGGTGAGCCCGATGAAAGAGCTTCTTGCCGAGTACGTCGAGAAGCACGGCGGCGTGATCCCCGGCGCGCTCTACGTGAACGTCGATCAGGATTACGTTTCGACTGAGCGGCCTGACCACTACAACTACACCTACGTCTCGCAGGCCGAAGCCGAGCGCATCCTGGGCCGCTCCAAGAGCACATCTACACCGGGATCGCAGGAAGAGCGGGAGCGTCAACGTCGCACCGACGAAATTTTGAACGGCCAGGCACCTACGAAGGCCGCTTCGAAAAGCGAACCAATTGCGGTTCTCGCCACGGCGGGAGCCAAGCTTATGGTTGTCGGCAGCGCTCTTGTGGCGCAGGCCGAGTCCGGCTACAAGGAGACGCTGCGTGTCAATGCCAGCCGTCTCAAGTGGACGCAGCCGAACAAATTTACCCAGTCCTTCCGCCAGGCCACCGAGCGCGCTGCGCGGCTACCGCGCGTAGCCAACCTCATGAAGCAGGCCGATGTGCCCCAGTCAATCGAGGAAATCTGGAGCGACAAGATGGAGGATATGGGTCCGGCCCCGGAGGTCGAGGTCAAGGAAGCGCCTAGCGCCCCGGCACCGAAAGGCGAAAGCCGCGTTGAGAAAACGCATGAGCGCCGTGGCGAGGAATCCGAAGCCAAGAAGCCTCAGGAGAAGCGCGCATCGTCCGAGCACGAAGCCGGTCTGGGCCGCTGCGCCAACTGCACGTTCAAGGTGACGGCCAAGAACGGCAGTGAAGTGGCACCGGAAGTGTTCCTCCATGCCGCCTGTCAGCGGGCACTGACCCTGGCCAGCGCCGACAAGCTGGTGGCGCACCAGGTCCTGGCCTCCTTCTACCCCGAGATCCTTCGTTCGCGCTCGGTGGCGATCCGCGCCTCGGTTGAACAGGCGATGAAGGACCTGCGCGAGAAGCAGCAGATTCCGGACAACACCGAGTTTCACGATCTGTCACCGAATGAGCAGCATACGGTGCTAAACGAAGGCCGCAAGATTTACAAGAATGAAGAATACGCCAAGGCCGCTTCGTTCGACCTGTTCATTCCCGGTCAGGTAGCGCAGGAGTTCGCGCCGGAGACGCTCCACGAGATCGTGGACTTCCCCGAGGAGAGCTACAACCCGCTGATCACCGATGTAGGTCCGGCTCCCGAGCCCGGCCCATACGTTTCAACCGACCCGGCTGGTGCACTGGGCATCGGCGCAGACGGTAAGCCGCAGGTACTCGACGGCGCTCCGTTGCGCAAGACGGACGAGATTCGCGGGCCTATGTTCGACCAGGAATTCTACCAGCAATTCCAGGGCATATCGCCGGACGGATTGCGCGCCGCTTCGATCGCAGGACGCGTTCGCAAGAATGCCGACGCCAGTGAATACAAGCGTCAATTCTCCGACTTCCTGAAGAAGGTCGTTGGCGAAGTCGCCGCCACGTTCATCGCCGCCTTCAAGGTCACGTTGCGTCCGATGATGAGCCAGGTGCCCGGCTCCGGCGAGATCCAGCTTCAGAACGTCGAGCAGCCGCAGAACGGCTCCGCGTTCAATGTACCGAACGTTTCGAGCCGCGTGACGTTCCTGGTGGAGAAGCTTAACGACTCCGACATCCAGGACGCCATTAATGGTAGTTGGGCACAGGCTTCTGTCTGGAACGACGACGAAAACGGCGGGTACGTTTATGAGGTGTTTGTCCGGCCAGAGTCGCTTGACCAGGACACGCTGGTTCTTCGCTACAGCTTCGTCGTGGGAACGAAGGGGCTGTAGCGACGCCTATACGCAAAAGGACACGGCAAATTCAGGAAAAGACGAACTATAAGGGCTTGATCGCCGGACAGAACGACCTCTTCGGGGGTCGTTTTCCTTTCGCGCAATAAAAACCAAATCGCGCAATAAAACATTAGATCGCGCAATATCCGGGGCTTTTGCGCAACTTTCGCGTTCCTCAGGAACGCGAAAGTGCTGCCTACAGACCTCTTTTGTAGGGGTCTTCTATGGCAAAGCTCGTTCGACTTGACGGCGGCCAGGCGGCGTTCACCTGTCCAGGCTGCGGACGCGCTCACTTCATCCGCGTCAACGATCGCGGAGATCAGACCGATGGTGCTTGGGGCTGGAATTTGAGTCTCGACGCGCCCACTCTCACACCTTCGATCCTCACCTGGCGCGAGCCGGGCTCCCGCTGTCACAGCTTCGTGCGCGATGGAAAGATTCAGTTCCTCAGCGACTGTGAACATCCACTGAAAAATCAGACGGTTGATTTGCCGGAATGGCGAGGTCTTTGGAGTTCCGGTGAAGACCTCTGATGGCACCCCTAGCGGGTCACACGGTCGAGCTTCCGAACTGCGAGTAGGTCCCGACTTTTTCGCTCCTTTGTAAGGGGTGACCCATGGTCAAGCTCGCACGGCTCGACGACTCTCATCTTCTCTTCATGTGCCCCGGCTGCAAGTGCCCGCACCACGTCCGCATTGGCGGCCCCGGTCCCGTCTGGGAGTGGAATGGCAGCACCATTCTACCCACATTCGAGCCCGACATCACCTTCAGCGCGCACAATCCCGAGGCGCGGTGTCACTTCTCGATCCGCGACGGCGCGATCGAGTTCTTTGCCGACAGCCACCACGATTTTCGTGGCCGCCTCTTAGTACTACCCGATTGGCCGGAACAACCGTCCCAGCCCGAAGAAGGGTACACAACGAAATGATCCGGTGCTTTCTGGTCGAGCAAACCGGATTGCATAAGGTCACCTCCTCAACGGTATGGGGAGTGTGTGCAAAGGACCCATGGGCGTCCTACGGTAAGCCTCTGCATCGCGCTACGGTGGTCGTCTTTGAAGGCCCCGAGGCAGAAGCCCGGAGGTTCTACGACGTAGCGGGACGACGTTGGGAGCCATTCCATGCCATCTGTAAGCACTGTGGGGAAGACGGCGGCCTGCGCATGCCGGAGAGCACGGGTATGCACGTCGTGTGGATGCGAAAAGACACCGGCGAGACACACGACACCATACGCGAATTTGGCGCAGGTGCAATGTACTATGCCGACTGGATGTACACCGAAGGACGTATGGATGCCCAGGGCAGGAAGCTATGGGGCTTCGAATGGGACAATCAATATGAGCCGTCGCTGCATGTCGTCACTCCTGGCGGTGAATGGAACATCGACGACCGGGCTTCAAACTGCACCCTGAAGACCGACAGGTTGCACCGGTGCTGGGTACGACACGGCTTGCCCCCCAATGTTCATGTCGATAAAATGGGTTTAACCTGCGGGGCGGGTGCGGGCTCAATTATTTGCGGGAGCTACCATGGATTTCTGCGCCACGGCGGTCTGACTATTACTATTTGATCAAAAATCGAGACCATGGTAACCCCCGACGCGGAGAGGTTGGACAATATTGCTCACTTCTCCACCGGTCCAGTTGGTAATCTCTGGACATCAGCCGCCTACCGGATTTGACTTAACAACAACTCCTTATAGGGTTAGAGCATCTTAGAGTACAAGTCCGCGAGAGCGGCAGAGATTACGGTTTCACCCGAAACCGTAATAACGTACGAGAGTACGTTCTCTTATGCAGCCCCAGCGGGGAACCGCTGGGGTTCTTTTTGCGTCAATTTCGACCTCGTGACTATGCCCCTCTTTGGCGAAGGACAACCTCCTTCACCGAGGGTGCATGGCGGTCAGGGCCGGAAAGTTTTCAAAGCGGGCGCAAGAAAGCACTCTAGGACAAATCGTTGACGAAGTTCTGCGAGCGGGTACCGAGAATGTAGGCGCGGACACTGGCTCAGAACTGGATTTCATCGAGTCCCCTCAGGGTCTCGGCTTGTCGCTTTACCCCCTGCAACGGATCATCGTCAAAGCCACCTTTGGCATCCCCCTGGATTATAAACCGGTGACTGTTCCCATCTGGGACACGATGAAGGAGAACCTTCTCTACGAATTCACCGAAGAAGAGGCCGTGCGCTGGCTCTACGATCAGGGCCGCTGTAACGTCTGCGACTGGAACAGCGAGGTCCCGGAGGGCGGCTTCGGAACGGTCGTAGCTTACGCGGGCCGACGCGGCGGCAAATCCGAAATCGTGGCCGCGATCAGTGGCGCAATGCTGCGTAACCTGCTGGGGATCGATAGCCCACAACGTCACTATGCGCTGGCCGATGGTTCGGTCATTGACTTCTCTTTCATGGGAACAGATGACACCGGCGCTCAGCGTATCTACACGAAGCTGCGGCAGCGCATCAACGCCGCGCCGTTCTTCAATCCGTTCATCCGCGTGAACAACGTGGACGAGATGCAGTTTGTGACTCGGGCCGACCGTGGCAACCGCGATGTTTTGCCCTCAATCAACGTGAAGGCGTACCCCTGTACCACGCAGGCGGCTCGCGGTCCTTCGAACTATTTTCTTGCCCTCGACGAGTTCCAGTTTTTCCGCTCATCGAAGGAGACCAACTCGGAGGACGTGTTCAAGGCGGCAACGCCGTCTACCGCGCAATTCGCGCCGCCCGACGATCCTGAGACCCCGGATTCGAAGGTGCTGGTAATCTCATCGCCCGCCAACAAGGTCGGCAAGATGTACGAGCTTCATGCGACGGCGCTCTCGGAAGGTGCAGCATCCGGGATCTTCACCATGCGGCTTTCGACCGTCGAACTCAATCCCCGCATCCCGCGCAATTGGCTGATAAAGGAACTGAAGCAGAACGCGGCAACCTTCAAGGCAGAGATCGGCGGCGACTTCCTCGATGGCTCCGGCTCCTATGTTCCGGAGGCCAAGTTCAACCTTTGTATCGACCGGGAACGTCCGAACCAGGTGCATTTCGATCCAAGTGCGATCGGACGGAAATTCTTTTGGGGTCTCGATCTGGCCATGAAGAACGATGGCACCGGTCTCGCCATTGGGCACCTTGAATTGACGGAAGGGAAGGGAATCGAGTTGATCTTCGATTACGTGGATCGCATGATCTGCGGCGAATCTTTCACCGGCCCGGGAGTGATCGACGGCGCGCACGTTAAGGACCTGACGGAACTCAATCTGACCGACATCATCGCCTGGCTTTTCCACATGCACCAGATCCTGCCCTGCTTCAAAGGGCTGACCGATCAGCATGCGGGCGCGCACTTCAAACAGTTGCTCCAGTTGAATGGCATCACGGCGATGGAACTGGTGCATCTGAACGATCAGATCAATTCGAAGATGTACTTCGCACTCCAGGGCTTTATCAATCATGTCGCCGCGCGCTTTCCGCATAACCCTCGCTTCGAGATCGAGTTCAAGATGCTTGAAGCCAGCTTTCGCAACAAGTACGTTCTGAAAGTCGAAGCCCCGCAGGAAAAGGGAGCCCATGACGACATGTCGGACGCCTGCGCGATTGTGGCCATGCTGGCTCAGCAGTGGCTCGAAGAGGAAGGCAATCTCGACCTCGATCCCACGGCGAAAATTCTCCAGATCAACCCCTTTATTACCCCCAATCAGCCGGTCGTCGATCCAAGCGGGGTCAGCATTCGGGATCTCCAAGTTCTCGATCGCATGCGCCGGATTCAGCAAACCTCAACGCTTGGGGCGGATATGATCGGTCTGCACCGGATGGGACGGCATGGACGCCGTTTTTGAAGTGCGGGGTATGTTCCGACTACAGGAACCCTTTATGAGGATGAGCACAAAAACCGTCAAGATACGCGGACTTCAAAACGGCTCGTCACATTTTTTAGGTTGAGGTTCGTACATGGTGGCTTCAGGTAACAACCTGACGGTGTTTGGCTGCTCGATTACGTTGTTCGGTCTTCTCTTGTCGTCCGGGGCGCTCACGTATTTTTTCCGCCTTGGAACGTCGGCCAAGACCACCGAGAAGACCACGAATGAGAACAAGCGAGCGATCAGCGAACTCAGCACCGGTCAACTGGCCGTCGTTCAGAAGCTCCAGGATGTCTCCTCTATCGCCTCCGACGCGCAGAATCGCCTCGCGCGCCTGGAGCCGGACATGAAAGTTCTTCAGATGGACATGGCCCGACAGCAGACGATCCTCGATGAGATGCGCAGGCAGTTTGCCAAGCTCGACCGAATAGACGAGATCGTAACCAACGTCGCACAGTTGAAAGAGACAGTCCACGACGTTATGAAAAACGCCCTGGTACCGCGCCCCGAACTCAATCGTCAATTTGAGAACGATGACCGGCGCTTTAAACGTCTGGAAGACGATGTACGCTCTTTGATGCGGCCTTCCGCGCAGTCTGACACGTAAGTACCCTCGAACCAAGTACGTTACCTAAAAACCGAAGTAATACCACCGAGGTCGATCCTTAGTCAATCCTTCGGTGCAAACCAGTGATTACACAACGCTTCACCGAAGGTTCACCTGTGTTTTCCAGGTGTTTTGCACACTCATACAACTTTTGCCAATCAATCAATAAATGCGCTATTGTCACGTCATAGCAATAAAACACACCTACGGTCCGAGGACGTGAGCCCCCGTACACGTAGATGATAAATGGAAACCCTTATTATGCATAAGAGAACTAGAACGCTCGTACGTCTTCCCTATGGTGGTGAGCGGACATGTCGGTCGTATGCGACCGTCCGGCGCTCAGTTACCTCGTCCAGTTTCCTTGGTTCCCCCTGCATATCCGGCGATTCGTTGATCTCGGTATTGCCCGCCGCCGCGATCGATGGTCGCTGTTCCGCACCGAACGCCTTCGGCCCGTCTCCGGGCCGAAGGCGTTTCTCATCTTAGGGCACACGAAAAATTTCTGAGCCGAATTACCAGGTTCAGCCGTGCAAAGAGTATTCCCTTTTAAGCCTATTTTCGCCCTCGCGGCGGTGATCGGCTCATAGGGCCGCCTCAACCCCGGCTTCGAACCCTTACGCTCTTCGTGTGTCCGCGTTCGGTTGAACGCCATGTGTCGTGAAAACACGTGGTTTCAATCATACGCTCGAAGTGTGTCTGTGGGGTTCTGAAGCCTAAGCCCAGCATTTCTGGAGACTTAGATGCTTTCGACGCAGACTGAATCCATCCTTGCAGATGAGATCGTTGCCTCCACGCAAGTCAAACCCACCGAAACTGCCTCCGAACACCCATCCGAAGCAAACACACTGCCCTCCGTAAGCTCCGACACCGCAGCCGCGCTGCTGTCCGAACTCCCCTACAAAGAAGGCTACACCATCGACGCAGAAGGCCGCTTCGTCGGCGTCGATGGTTTCGAGGTTCCTCGGAATTTTGCCGAGTTCTACGAGGAGTTTCCCAATCACGTCCGCAACTTCGTCGATCGCCACATGATGCAGTACTCCTGGGCGGATCGCGAGGATCGCACCAGCGACCTGCTCCTGTTCCTTATGACCCTGCCGGAGCGGTCGAAGTTCCGGGAGCCCGGCTTCAATGGCTTCACAAACGGATGCGAAGACCGCATACAGACCTTCCATCCGGACCGCTCGTACGGAGCATCGAAGCCGCGCTTTTTGGCGTTCGTCAATCTCATGCTCCTGAACCAGTTCATCTCGTTGATGAAGAAGCGGAACTCCAATCCGATCGAGCGCAACAACAACCTGTGCTATTTCGACGCCGATGTCGAGCGCGAGACTCCGGCGGTGATCGATGATGAGTACCTCCATCAGTTGCTTTCGAACTCGGACATCCTTACGACGCAGGCCGTCCGGTTGATCGAGGATGGGGTCGTTATGTCCGAGATCGAAGACTTCATCCGAAGCTACAACCCCGAACTGATCTGTGTTTTCAACGCTATCGCGATTGCCGAATCTTTTATCGAAGCGCAGAAGATGCTGGGCATGAACGAGCAGCTATTTACACGCGCCAGGCACCGCCTGGAGCGCTTAATGAAGGCCTATACAACGCGTACAGCGCCGCCCCGGCAAAGAAAGCTCTACCGGCCCCGCGCCAAAAAGGCCGGAAAAATCGGCTTGGAAGCTGTTCAGTAAGTTCGGATTTGTCGGAGGGCTCGGTATTAACCTTTGTGGGAGAAAATACCGAGCCCAAACCGATTCTCGACGCCGAGACTGATCCGGTCTTTGTTGCGGACGATCTTGCTTTCGACCGAGCCACCGCACACGCCCTTTATAAGGCCGGGTTCATGGAGACGCATCCGCACCGATGGCTGCGGATCAGCGAGGAAGTGCGCTTTGAAGACGTCGTCCTCTTGTTGACCGGGCTCACCGGCCTCAAAATCTCCTGTCCCTTTCACGGTCGCGATTCCAATCCCTCTTTTCAAATTTACCGGCGCGGCAACGATGCTTTTTGCTTTGGTTGCCTTGATGAGAACGAACTGATTTGGACGGATACCGGTTTGAAGCCTATTCGTGAAGTTGAAATCAACGCCCAAGTGCTCGGCCAGACCGGGAAGTGGGAGACTGTTTGGCACAAGGAAGTTAAGCAGGGCGCGCTACTGGCAGTTGGCACAGATAATTTCCGCCGCGACCCTTTACTACTGACGCCCGATCACACCTGCATCTATGTTCGACGCGATGACGCATTACGGTTTTTACCGTATTTGCAGCCGAAGCCATCCGCGAAAACCGGAATGGTGTTCTGGGGCAGCTATAAGAAAAATCGAAAAATGAGAGAACGCTCACGCCAGACCCCAATTACGGAAGGCCCGGCAGAAGACTTGAAATCTGGGGATTACTTGCTGTTTCCGGTTATTAGTCCCGCCGATAGAAATGTCTTACCTCTTGACAATCAGACATTTTTGCCTCGGTACAAAAAGGGGATGCGTCCTGCGCCTGTCCCGGTTCTTCCTGTCGAGCATGAGCTTTGCCGTCTTTACGGTCTTTACCTTGCCGAGGGCTCTGTGGGTCCAACCAGACACCCGCGCACTGTGCGTTGGACATTCCATCTAAATGAAGCTAAATCTCTCGGAGTATTCGTGCAACGGGTTCTTTCGGAGAGGTTCGGCCTTGCGGCATCGTTGTTTGAATATCAAGAACATACAACCTGCGAAGTAATATGCAGCAGCGTCGATTTGGCCCGCAGTCTTGCCTTCTGGTTTGGTCAGGGGTCCAACTCTAAAAGGCTGCCTGCGCAAGCTCTGAGTTGGCCTGTCGCATATCAGAAATCGTTAATCGAAGGTTATTTAGACGGAGATGGAGACGATAGAAATCGCGGTACCACCGTCTCGCGTCAACTTGCCTACTCCCTATTTGCACTAGGTATTCAAGCGGGCGTTTTTCCTTCTCTCGGCTACACATCTCCTCACGTAGATAAAAAAGGATTGAGTCACGCCGAAAAGTGGTCGGTTGCTTTCCTTCAACGTGAGTCGGTTAAAGGATTTTTTCAGGAGATCGACGGAAACCATTACTACTGGTCACGCGTTTCCGATGTGTCTCAGGCCACGACGAACGGGCGCGTAGTCGATCTCACGGTCACTGGGACGGAGTCCTTCACAACGAAGCTGGGTGTGGTTCACAACTGCCCCCCTGGGGAGCAGTATTACGACGCCGTCACCTTTACTGCCAAGCGGCTAGGGGTCTCAAAGCTTGCTGCGCTTCAGTATCTGGAGAAGCAATTCGGCTTGCCGCCGATCGACGACATCGAGATCGCCGATCTTGAAGAGGAGCGGGACGGGGGCTACGTAGAGTTGAAGTTCCCCGATCTGAAGCGCGCCTATATCGAGCACGCCGCCAAGGATGTGCAGACCGCGAAGGATGTTGAACTGGCGATCGAATACATAGAAATTTTATTCGACTGCTGGCCGAGCCGCGCCGAGGAAAAAGCCGATCCCCAGGCCGGTGACCCACTGCCTCTGGCGCGCGTGCTGGGAAAAACCACTCTTGACTTCATCCTTGCCCGAAAAAAGAGAGGGAAGTAGGAATGGCCTGCGGACCTGAAGATAGCTGCATCGAGGAGCAGATCGCTCACGGCCTCTGTGAGGCCGAACGTCTCGACATGCGCTCAAATCTGGACGAGGCCGGTTCTCAGCAGAACCTCTTTGATGACGAGGATAGCAACGGTCTTACCCTTCAGGTTAAGGTCGAAACCGCAACCACGACTACCACTATCACCGAGGTCACCAAGCCCAAACGTAAGCGGAAGGTCAAGCAGGAAAACATCGGCGAGGAGATGCTCAAGACTCCGAAAGCGCCGAAGGCTCGGAAGCGTAAGGACAAGAGTCTACGCACTCTCTTTCGCGAGAAGCTGGCGACCCTCGATCTCGCTACGCTTAAGCGCCCATGGATGGCGACCAAGAGCTTTCGCAACGTCGATACCGACGAAGCCTTAAAGGCTTGGGTCGATGAGGTTCTCACCGACAAATCCCGCTGGATTGCACCGTACAAGGGTGCCGAGCCTTGCCCCTGCGTCGCGGTTGACACTGAGACGATCGGCCTTGATACCCGCATACTGATCGACATTCAAGAGGCGCGGAATCCGGATGGATCGAAGCGTCTTGACGACCATGGCAACGTCATCTGGGAAGCAACCTACGAAGTCATGATCGAGATCGCCGGTGTCTGCCTTTCCGTAGACGGCGTCTCCGGCATTTATATTCCGATCAACCATGAGAACTCGAACAACGTCAGCCGCCAGGCCGCCTACGAGCAGTTGCAGCGTCTGTTCAATGTCTCGCACCTGATCTTCTACAACGCCAAGTTCGACCGCGAAGTCATGCGCCATACCTTGGGTATAGACTTCCGCGAGTATCCGCACTTTGAAGATGTGCAGGTGCTCCACTTCTCAAACGACCCCAAGGCGGATCTTGATGACGACACTTTCACGGGCGACGCCGGTGGCTTGAAGGCGCTGTCGAGATCGGAACTGGGTCTCGACCAGATCGATCTCGGCCACATCGGTAAGGTGCAGGCTGAATGGTGCCCAGTCAATTCATCGTCAAGCTGCACGTGTTCGGAAGATCAGCGCCGAGAGGTGAAACACGGCACGCGCGTGCAGTACGTGCCTTTCACCTGGGTTCCGACGTCTATCGCTCTCTGGTATGCGGCTGCCGACGCAATATGCACATGGCTGTTGTGGTTCAAGATGAAGGACGAGGCGCAAGGCCGCGTCCGCGTTCATAAGATCGATGGCGAAATGGTGGACACGCTGACCTGGATCGAGCGCCAGCGGTTCAAGATCGCCGAGGACCCACACAGGCGCATGGTGAACTGGCATATTCGCCAGATGGCCGAACGCCGTGAGAATCTGCGCCAGATAGCCGTGCGCATGGGCTGGCCGGAGTTGAGCGATGACGACGGCAACGTCATTGAGGACACCAAGTTTAACGTTGACAAGAAGCATCTCCCGAAGTTCCTCTTCGAGATCCTCCGGCTAGAGGTCGTGAAAAAGACGGAGAAGGGCGCTCCCTCGACCGACAAGGAGGCAATGATTGACCTCCTCAAAAAGTATCCGGACAACGAGTTCCTACTGGCGCTCGATGCCTACAAGAAATACGTCGCGCTCCATCCGGAGAACCTGAAATTCGACCCGCGTGATAAGTCGGCACGCATTTATCTCAAGCAAAGCGTTGTCGCCGGTGGCCGCCTGGCCGCTTCAGGCGGCAAGTTCGTCCGCGACGGCGGCTTCGGTCTAAACGTACAGGCCATCAAAAAGGTCGGCGGCAATTGGTTCGTTCGTGGCCGCGTTCTCGATCCGGACGTTGTCAAGCCGGAGGATGTCGAGCCTCATCACGAGAGCGAACTCCATGCCTCCTGCTTCAAGGAAGTGGAAGAGTCGGTCCTAGTGGGTTGGAAGGAGATCACGGGCCAACAGCCTGACGGTCGCGGCGGCTCAGAGGCCACATTTACCGTCTACCTTGATCAGTTCCCCGAAGACATCGACGCCACAGTTGAGGTCACGGACGAGAGCGGCGATGGGACGCGCGTTCCCAAATACAACGCAGAACATCCGGCGCGTCGCCGTGAAGCCGTTTACGAAAAGCGGAAGATCAAAAAGCAAGCGCCGGGCATTATCAACAACCACATCGCTAATTTCCTTGGATACTCGATTTGCCTGGTTCCGTCCTGCACCACCTGCGCGGACAAGTTCGGTATTTTGATCGAAAAAGGCAAGCTTGACGCGAATCAGGTGCTCAACCTGCGGGCGCTCTTCGTTGCCGAAGACGGCTGGACATTTTTTTCAAGCGATTATTCGAACATCGAAATGCGCGTGGCCGCCAACGAGAGTGGTGAGCCGAAATTCATCGATGAATTTCTATACGGTGCCGGTGATTTTCACTCTCTCACGGCGTCCGCCTGCTTCCCCGAATTCAACGATCCGGCGACGTCGGCGGCGGTGCGCAAGACATGCCGAGATCTCGCCAAAATCATCAATTTTGCATTGTTATATGGGGGAACTAAGTACGCAATTTTCGATTCTATGCGCAAAAAGAAGCCGAGTATCACCATGAAGGACACCGAAAAAATGGTGGCTGATTACTGGGTGAGTGTACCGGTTTTCAAGGCGTACTGCGAAGAAAAGCAACGGGTGGCGCGAGAGGAAATGCGGTGCTATACCGGCACAGGCCGCGTGATTAAATTTGACTCCGCCATGCGTGCCGAGGGCATCCGCATCCCCACTCCGGAAGAGTGGGAGCAGTATTGGGCTTACGTTCGTGTCCGCAAAAGGCAGCGCGAGGCCGAGGCCGCAGGTCTTTTAGAGGAAGCCGCACACCTCAAAGAGGTGATGGATCGTTATTGGAAAGACCCCGCAACCGGAGTCCGCAATTGTTCCGACTACAACCGTTTCATCGGCAAGATTCAGCGTGTCGCCGTTAACGCGCCATTGCAAGGCCTGGCCGGTGACTTCATGCGCATGGCACTCAATCGCATCCGCAAATGGGCGACCAAAGAAGAGCATTTCGTTCAGTCCGTCTTCCGGCTCCACGGCTCCGTGCACGACGAAGTGGATTACACGGTCAAAAATTCCTACGTACCGTTTGTGGTGCCGCGCGTCACGCGTCTCATGAAGCTGCGTACGCTTCACAAGATCCGTAACTGGCCGGTGGGCATAGAGTGCGATACCGAAGGCGGCCATTCGTGGGACGTTAACTTCCATCTCACCGGTGATGCCGATCACGTTCCTGCTGGTTGGACCGACATCAAGGGGCTCGAAGAGTACTTGCCCGTCGAGTTTGACTTGGACACAGTCGCCCACCTGGTCCGGGCCATTGTCTCCGGCAAGGAGTCGGCTCGCGCGAAGGTCGAGACCTGGGCCAAGGGAGCACTACATGAACGTGCCTTTGTGGCCTTTTGGCACGCCCTCTGGACGCGGGATAAGGAGAAGAAGCCAATCTCGCAGACTGAGGAGACAACGATCCGAAAGCAGGTTATCGCGGCGCTCCAACTCCATGAGTATTGGAGCATCGACGAAACGGCGGATAACGCTGGAGAAACGCTGGAGACACTTGCTCAGTATGAACAGCGTCGTGGTCTAACCCCGGCTGATCGTGGCTTTATGCCACAAGGCGGCTTTCTGGGTACGATGCCGATCGAAGGCACCCGTCGCCCCCCGCTTGAGCCCCTTGTCATTCCGGGAACTGAGGGGACGGAAGACCATCTCCGCCTGGAGATGCAGCCGCTGTTTAGCGGGATAAACACGCCGGTTGAGCCGTCGCTCAGCACCTCACATACCTCCGAACAATCCGCCGGACCCGTCGTCGATTTCCGTGAGCCGGAGTCAGTCAAGCCGATAGCAAAAGACATCGATGCGTCAGAGATGGCCTCCGACGATCTCTTTGACGAATTGCTCGGAAAGGACCTTTCAAAACCCTCAGTGAGGGCTCAAGAAGCCCCTTCCGTCACCTCCGCTCCACAGGTCGCTATGACGCGGCGTGTAGTAACAGCACCGCAGCCCAAAGGTCCAGTCGAAGAAAAACTGCCGGTGCTCAAGGAGTGGCAAAACATGGGCGAATACAAAGCGTTTGAATTAGCCATCGGCAAAGGCTTCGGAACCCACACGCTCACCTGTCTTTATCAGGGTAAAGTCTTCCGGTTTGAGGGATGCATGGTAAGCGCGGTTCCCTCTGAGTTCCTGGTGTTCGACGCAGAGGAAGCTCTTAAATCTGAGGGCGTATATGCCGCGTAAAAAGACAGTTCTTCTCGGCCAAATGGCCAACAAGGCCAGGCGGCAGCCGGGAGTGGCCCAAAAGTTTGTCTACGAAGCCGACAAAAAAGTTTCGGCAGGGAACAAGCATATTCTGCGTCGTATGAACGCGTCGCGCATGCTTGACCAGGTGCACAACCTTACCCGCGTTGTCGAACACCTGAATAAGGCCATTCGTTTCCTCGATCACACACGAGAGACGGATGAGGCGCTCATCGACAGCGGGTTGCTCATAAATTCAGAAGACGTACGACGCACTATCTACGAAGAAGAGAAATCAATCCGGACACTCGTCATTGTACGCGATGCATTGCAACGAGATCGAAAAGCCAGGCTTCGGGAAGTGGTCAGCCTGGAGCAAAAGCTTGAGCGCGAAGGTAGGCGGCAGCAGCGCGAAGCTCATAAGAAAAAGAAAGAAGAGAAAACGAGCAAAAAGGCAGCCGAGCGTCGCCTGGAGCCCAACGAGGAGAACGGGGCTCCGACCCTCCTTCTCGATCCAACGTTGCTCGGCGAAGCAACCAAGGCTCTCACCCTCGATCCCGGTAGCGCCTTCAATAGCGGCAAACAGGCCAAAACTTCAGGCAAGTCCAAGAAAAAGCATACGACTCCCTGATTAGGGAAGGTTTTTGATGGCGAAATCAGGGAACAAGTCGAACCGCGCCGCCAGGCGCGCCGCTGCAAGGGCGCAGGCCGCAGCGGCACCGCCCCCCCAGCAGTTCTTCTCGGCGGGAAAGCATACCGGTCTATTTGAAGACGGAAGCGTAAATAAGGACTTTATTATACGCGAGCGTCTGATGGCAATCCGCGCGAAGAGCCTTAAGCGGAGTTCTGAAGGGCCGCAAAAAATAAAGACAGCAGGTCTATGGGGTGATGGAGCCCTCGGTCCCGCCAACATTGCCGATTCGGACAACATTGGCTACTACAGCTACGAGTTCCCGGTTGACTCACTCGAAATGCCTCAGTCGCGAGCGGAGGAGCTTCGTTTCTATCGCCTCGCTTACGATCGCGATCCGATTGTCGGTCGGGCTATCGACCTCCATACGGAGCTTCCGTGTTCGAAGATGCAGCTTGAGAAGCCGAAATCATCTGTCGAGCCCTTCTCCGACTACGTCTTTGACTACTTCCAGCGTCTGATGAATGACACGCAGTTTTTTGCGACGGTGATCGAGGCGACGCGTGAGTACAACACCATCGGCGAAACATTCCTTTATGTAGTTCAGCCCGACAACTTCACGGAGCTTGAAGTTTCCGAAGTGGTTAAAAAGGCGATGGCTCGTGGCCGTGGTTACGCTTCCGGCATTACGCCGATGAACGAGGCCGAGAATGGCCCTGTCGTCGGGCAGGAGAGGCAGATCACCGAGGATTGGCTCAAGGCTCGCAAGCGCTCCTCCCTGGTCTTTCGAAGTGCAGTTGCCGACAGGCTGTTCGAGCAGTTCGCAAAGGAAGGTATTGACTACTCGGACAACGACGATGCGGATGAAAACAAGCGGCTCATTGTCAAGGCAAAGCGAAAGATTGCCAAACTCAAAAAGTTAGTGAAGACCGCTTCACTGAAGAAAATCGCCCTCCCCGGAGATCCCCCGGCGAGCACCGGAGGCGATACGGGGACTCAGTCCGGTGATACCGGTACGGAAGCTCCGCTCGACGGGGCACCGACTGACGCGGGGGAAGATATTGGTGCGGACTCTCTAGGCGATCCAGGGCTTGAAATGGAATCCCCCTCAACGGGTGGAGGCGGTAGTTTTGGCGGAGGAAACGGCGGCCCAATCGGCGATGACCACATCGACGGGGAGGAACATGCCTTGGCCGAAGCGGCGGATGCGGAGCGGGCCGAGGAACTCAACAGCCTGAAGCGCTACCTCCATCTTTTGGAGAGGAAGAAGGAACTGCTTGAAGAGTTGCAGGACCTCGCCGAGAAACGGGGAGCACAGGAGGAGATTTTCGGCCACGTAACCAACAAGGAGTACGAGGGATTCGATCGTATTCAAATGTTGGCACCGGAAAAGATCGAGTTAGAGCCGGACCCTCTCGGAGGATCAGAGCCCCTGATCATGTATAAGCCGACTGCGGACGAGAAGCTCAGTCTCATTAACAATGAGAAGCT